TAATATAAATGCCACCGCACAAAAGCGAAGACTATAAAATTTCCGCAGTTCAGTATTATTTATCTAAAAATAAGAATCAAGTGCAAACTTGTGAAATATTTCAGTGCCATCCAAGAAGTCTAATGCGTTGGGTAGATAAATATAACAAAAATAAAAATATAACACGGAAAAAGAAAACATCAAAAGCATATAAAATTAAAAAAGAACAGGTAGATTATATTCTAAAAATTTTAAACGATGATAAGACAATCACAATGAATGATATGCTTCAAAAGGTTAAAGAAAAGTATTCAGACTTTGATATTACAAGCAGACATATTAGTAATATTGTTAGGGATAATAATATTACATTAAAATTAACGAGATTTAGACATGAACCTACAAAACGATTTGGAAAAGATATTAACATAAATAAAAATATTAAATTGTTCTACGAAAAAGTAAAACAATATAAAATAGATGATATAATTTGTATTGATGAAACAAGCATAAAATCATTACAAAAACGAAAATTCTGTTATAGTAGAAAGGGTAAGAGATGTGTTGTTAAAACACATTCACAAGAAGTATTTAAGAAATATACTGGCATTTTTGCTATATCTACAAAAGGTGTATTAGGTTGGAAATTATATGATAAAGGAGGAATTAATAGTGAAAGGTTGTATGATTTTTTACAGGAACATATAACTAATAAATACAAAAACAAACTTATCATTATGGATAATGCGAGTAGTCATAGAAATCAAAAAATAAAAGATTTAGTAAATAAAGATAATGAAATACTTTATTCCGTTCCTTATCAACATTTCACAAATGCGATAGAAAATTGGTTTAGTGTCCTAAAATCAAAATTACAAAAGAAAAAGGGATTAACTTATAATCATTTACAAAGCAATATAGAAAATGTTTTGCGTGATATACCATTAATAACATTTAAGAATATATTTAAGGGAGTTTATGAGCGTCCAGAAAAATATAAACCAAAAAATAAAACAAGAAAAATAAAGAAAAACTATCTATAAAGTCGGCGTTTTAAATTTCCAAAGGTGTAATACTCGCATACCTTTTGTAGTTTTTACTCTACGTTTTTTACTATTTTTTTTTGTTTCTATTTTATGACACGACTTACATAAGTTCATTATATTTGCCTTGTGGTTTTTATGGAATGTTCCAATGAAACCATTATCATCGGACATTTTTTGAGGTACTAAATGGTGCACATCTACTCCCTTATCTCCGCATTGTTCACATATACCTTTTAATTTCTTTTTATTATAGCGCGTTTGCTTTCTAGACAATATGCACTTATCGTCACTCCTTTCTTTCCTTATTGTATTTGCTAATTCTAAAAAATCGTTTGGTAAATGCAAAGATTTGCATACTTCCAAACCATACATGCTTATTCCTGGACCATCCTGTAATTTTCTATTATAGACCAAACAATCCTCCTCTGCATCATAGTAGACTGTCATATGCTTAAACGATAAAGTATCCAGTGTTTTCAATCTCGTTTCATTAGTAATCTCGTGAAAATGCGTGGCAAAAATAAAAGATGATTCTCTAGCATGCAACTGCACCACTCCTGCCATAAATATGCTAGTAGCGGATGTGGTTTCTGTTCCGCTACATAATTCATCCCCTAATACTAAACTGTTTTTTGTAGAATTATTAAGAATTGTGCGAAGCTCGGACATTTCAACGGCAAATGTACTAAGTCCTTTAAAAAGATTATCATTTCCCAAAATTCTTGTAAAGATGGATTTGTATGGCTTATAAATAAATTCTGAACAAGGTACAAATAATCCAGCTTGAGCCATTATGACGCATATTCCTACAGAACGAATAAGGCTAGATTTACCAACAGCATTAGTCCCGTACAACAACATGCCATTCTGTTCGGTCCCTTTGCCTAACTCAATATCATTTGCCACATATATTTCTTCTTCTTGTAAATTTTCAATTAATATATGTCTCATTTCTTTCGCATTAATAAAGGATTGACTAGCATTGGTATCAATTACTGGCATACAATAGTTAAATTTATTAGCTAAATATGCTTTTGTTATAATCATATCCAATTCGGTAACATATCTTACTATTGTTTCAATCTGGTCGCTATACTCCTGCAATGAAATGATAAAATTTTTATATACAATGGATAATTCAGCCTTTAAACTTTCTTTCTTATTAAAAATAGAATAATATAATTTATTTAACTGAATGCTGTCCAATCTTAAATTACTTTTCGTATGTTTTACATACGAAACATTGTAGGGGTTAAATGTCATTATTCTTTGTTCATTGTTATAACTAGAAATATATCTTATTGGGTTTCCTTGGTATGTTCCCTTTTTAAGCTCCTCTTTAAGAATCATTGAACGATTGCTTGTAATAGATAAAAATAGTCCGTTTTTATCGGTTTCGTGATATTTAATCATCTGGTTAGTTTTTTTCCCCTTGTATTTAACAATAAATTTCTCCATATACAGTCGCAAACACTCCAATTCATCTTTACTTTCCTCATAAGATTTTTCTATAACATCAAGTGTTGGAAAGAGTCCTCTCTTGAAAATATTTACATTGAATTTAACAGCATCAATCTTTGAAGCTTCTTTCAAAATGAGATTATCATTTAATTTTTTCATAAGTTCATTACATTTTTTGGAGAGATTTGGACATTTAATATGTTCGTTAATGCGTTTATCAGAACCCAATGTTGTGTAAATGTTTAATATTGCATTTAAACTATTATAAAACTGACTGAGTTCGGCAGGTGCAGCGCGTTGTAAAATTAATTTTCGATACAATCTTTCGAAATCACCAATGCCTTGCAATTCCTTTCTGGTTTTCTGAAACACATGATAATTATCTTTAACATACTGAGTAATTTCATATTGTTTTTGTAATTCTTCGATGTTACTGGTTGGATTAATTAATGTATTGTGAAGTTTCCTTTTCCCCATAGGTGTATTGCATTTATTAATAAATTTACTAACAGAAGACAAAACACCTTTGTGTTGTTGATTACCAATGATATTTAACTGTTTCAACGAATGATTTCCTAATATAAGACGGTCACCTTTATTGTCGAATAAAGGTTTTTTAATTTTTCGAACTAGATTTGGATCGCATCCGTAAATAAAATTTAAATGAAAACAAAATGCTTGCGTTGCCAGTTGATGAGAATCCAAACGGTGGGTTTGACAAAACACATGATATTCTTGAATATCGTAGAATTGGTTTAATTGTTCCTTAATATAAGTTTGGTTTTCGCATCTCTTTGCCGCAGACTCGTGACTATTGTTTTTATCATCTAGTCTAATCATGTGTATTTTTTCACAATCTATTTGAGAAAATTGCAATATATCCTTCATTTCTTCATCTGATGTTTCATAAATTACCAATATTTCGTTTGGGTTATAAGATGAATAAAATCTCTCTATTTCATCAAATGTAGTTGGGTTATGAAAATATTTCTCTCGATATTCGAATATATGTGTATCCCCAGTTAATATATCTATAGCAGACATTCCACAAATAAGCTCAGGGATTTTGTTCAAAAATGTGGATGTAGTTTTTTTAATCCACATACACATACTATAATTAGTAATATTTTTGGTATTATTATCAAAATCTGTACCAGGCGAACAAACGCATTTTTCATATCGAATTTTAGTAGGGTCGTCTGATTGTACCCATATTACAACAGTGAATCCTTCTCTTGTCATTTTTGGAACATATTTCTCAAGACAATAATCGGGAAACCCTATCATCCAAACATCATGGTCGTTATATTTTAAATTTTTTTCTTTTATGCAAAAATCACATATTTTACCATATTCCGAATAATATTTATTTCGAAATTGTCCATTTTTTTTATAACCGTATGTTTCAAAAAATGAACCACATTGCATGAAAACCAAAGTTTTCTCTCCATATTTCTTACAAGCATTTGTCTCAATATCATAAAATTGTTCATGTATTCCCATATAATATAGTTTTAAGAGAAGACTTTAAATATATTTTACATGCATTTAGAGATAATAGTTTTACTTTTCCATATAGTTATGAAGTAAAATATCTGAATTCTTATTATAAATATCACCGGCCAAAAAACTGTCTTCGTATAATTTTCTTAATACATTTTCTGGTGCAGATGTGCCTGCCTTTATCAGATTGTGCTTGCGAAGATAAATTTTAACTTCCAACATGCATTTTGAATGTAGAATCTTGTATTCCTCTTTAATCCTTTTTCTGGTTTTACCACATTTAACTAATACAGAAACCTTACCATTTTTCTTACCAAGGTTAAATATTTTAATGGTTCGTTTTCTATTAATAGTTTTTATTATTTTTTCCTTTTTTGGCACGGCTAGTGCCTTTTTTAATTTATTTAATTTTTCCTTTCTCTCCATTATATCTTTCGTTGGTATTTGTGATGGTGGTAGTATTAGTGTCGTCGGCCTTGCGACAACAGGTTTCTTCATAGTTTTCATATATTGCGAATAAGTTGGTTTTGTTCCGTTTTTCAAACACCCATATGGTAATGTTTTTGGTGATGGGTTAGTAGAAATTTGCACTAATTGCGGTTTCAACTGATTATCATTTTCATAAGACTGTGTATTGATAACAGTAGAAGCAGTGTTGTTAGGCTCATCACCCATAGTATGTACAGCACCCAGTACAGAATCCATAGTATGTACCGCGCCAGTATTATGTACCGTATTATTAATAATTGATTGCGTGTCATGTTCTCTTTTTTTCCGAGTTTTTTTCTGTTTTTTATTTTTTTTTTCCTTTATCATGTTTTGTAAGTAATTTAGCGATGAATTAAAGTCATCTTTGAATTCATCTATTTTCGATTCGTCTGATTTTGCATTTTTACTAACCTGTTCCTGTTGGTGATTTTTAATTCTTGCTAAAAGTTGTTTTTTAAGATTATTTGGTTTAACTGTTTGTCTTAAATCCATTTTTTTTTTTTTTTTCTTTTTTTTTTTTTTATCCTTTTTCTTTTTGGTTTTTCCCATTTTGAAGAAATCTGGATTTATTTGAATCATTTTTCGTTGTTTTTCCATACTAATAATTATAAATAGAAAAACGATGGATTAATAACACAATTAAAGATACATATGTTTAATAATCTCAGTTTTGTTTTTTCTACCCTTAACTTCATTATTATCGACAAACATACTATATCCTTTATCAATGTCCTTCATGGTTAATTTTGTTTTTTCTTCTTTTGGTTTGCAAAATACGCGTCTCCCGTGTGCTATTTTTGTTTTTGCCAATAAAGTTTCCATATCCCTCCCGTAAAATGTGAAGGTCTCCATTTTTGGCTCAAACCATTCATCCGGAATATTTTCCTTTAATGACCATCCTGCATCCATAACTTTTTTCTGAAAGATTTCATTTAACTCCCCGGCTTTATAATCATCCGTTTTGAATCTCCAAGGAAATCTTGAATTTAATCCTTGATTATAAGCAAAGAAACAATTTTTAAGGTCTGTTTCATAACCAGCTATAATTACCATTAGTTCGCCTTTATTGTCGCTCAATCCTTCACACAAAGTATCGATACATTCTTTCGCAAAACTATCCTTTTTTTCCCTATTTCCTAAAGCATAAGCTTCGTCGATGAATAATACGCCACCTAAAGCTTCTTTGATAACATCTCTGGTTTTGATTGCAGTTTGTCCCAAAAAACCGGCTATCAAATCAGACCTAGTAACCTTTTTAAAATATTTTTTTTTTAATATTCCCAATGAAGAAAATATCTTTCCCATGATCTTTGCAATTTCAGTTTTTCCTGTACCAGGTGGTCCATAAATACAAGTGTGCATGAAATCAGGATTTACGGCGTCTTCATTGATGTGTAAATTTTGCACAAAATATATAATTTGATCTACAATAGAATCCTTGAGACTAGTCATTCCAATCATATTGTTTAACTCAATCAAAGGTTCTTTTATATTATGAATCGCTTTCATATTAATATTGTATTCGATATACGGAGATATTGGATTTTCTTTTATAAGTTCTAGTAAATCAGAAATACAGTTTATTTCTTTATCTATTATTTTCATCTCCTTTTTAATTTCTGCAGGAAATTGTGGAAAAGGAGTATTCCACGAATTTACAAGAGGTGTATATATAGACGACCTTCGATTATTAAATAATTCAGGATTCGACAATGGTTTTATATAAGATAAAATAGAGTTATCCACATGATAGTTCGCTAAATTATATTTTTTAGTAATTTGTAATAATAAATCATCTACAGAATCCTTCGCGTTTAATGTACTGTCATGCGTTATTATTTTGTTTGATTTTTCCTTGTTATTCAAGGTATTCGCAAGTTTTAATAAATTATTCGTTTTAGTATTATTTATTATCGATTCTAATCTCATATTAAAACTAGTACTTGTGTTTTTAATATTATTACTTGTATTATCTTTTAAAAACGATATATTCATATTTCCATTACAAGATTGTAGAGGGTGCAAAAACGGATTTATATATATATTCCCACTAGTATCTAAAAAATGGTTGCTGTTTGAGATGTCATTAATAAATAGACGCGTGTTTTTCTTTGGGTTTATTGGAGGATGGTTGTTCATATATATATATATTGATATATAAATACGACTTTATCTCGATTTACTTTATTTAATCGGTTTAAAGATAAATTGAAATATAATTTAACCTGATGATAAATGACAATATACAAATGACAACCAAAGATACAATGAAAGATGATATAATGAATAATATGCCTTGGGATATTATTGAATCTTATTTTGATGGACAACATTTAACAAGATGTGTCCGACATCAATTGGAATCGTATAACCATTTTGTAAATCACGAGATCCAAAAAACTATTGATATGTTCAACCCGGTTACAATTCATTCTGAACACGATTACAACAAGGAATTTGATAAATACACCCTGGAAATGATTGTTTCATTCAGCAATTTCCATATTTACAGACCGGAAATTCATGAAAATAATGGCGCGACAAAAATAATGTTCCCACACGAAGCCAGATTGCGCAATTTTACATATGCTTCGTCTATGACGGTTGATTTAAATGTCAAAATTGTTCGATGTTTCGGAGATACATTATCTCAATCCGAAACATTCTATAAAACTCTCCCGAAAATTCATATTGGAAAAATGCCTATTATGGTAAAATCAGATATATGCGTATTGAAACAATATAAGCATTTGGATCACAAAATTACCGGAGAATGTTATGTTGACGCTGGTGGTTATTTTATTATCAATGGTAGTGAAAAAATTGTAATTCCTCAAGAGAGGGCTGCCGAAAACAGAGTTTATTGTTTCAATATTAAAAAAAATAATAACAAATGGGAATGGTTATCCGAAATCAAATCCGTTCCAGATTACAAATGCATATCTCCGAAACAAATTAACATAATGATCGCTTATAGAAATAACGGATTCGGTCATCCCATCTATATTCAAATTCCGCGCATTAAACAACCCATTCCAATATTTATATTATTTCGCGCACTAGGTATTGTTTCAGATAAAGAAATATGTGAACTGATTATTTTAGATATTGATGACGAAAAGATGAAACAAATGCTGTTCGGACTTAAAGCCTCGATTGTTCAAGCCGATAAATATATGACCCAAGAAGAAGCTCTATCATACGTGGTTAGTTTTGCAATGTATACTCCGATTAATATGGAAAAAGAAGCCGGTGAGAAAAAGAAACGGGAATTCACATTATCGGTTCTGCAAAATGATTTATTTCCTCATTGCAAAACCGATATTCAAAAAAAATATTTCTTGGGATTCATGACAAATAAATTATTAGCGACTAGCTTTGGATGGATTTCCCCCTCTGACAGAGATTCGTATATTAATAAGCGAATTGACCTAGCAGGTACTTTATTAAATAATTTGTTTCGTAATTATTTCAACAAACTTGTTAAAGATATGCAAAAACAAATTGTCAGAGAAATAAATAATGGTTCATGGAAATCTACGGAAAATTATATGAATATTATTAACCAAACAAATGTCTACAAAATTGTAAAATCAACTACTATTGAGAACGGTATTAAAAGAGCACTGGCTACTGGCGATTTTGGAATTAAAAATACTAGTTCATCAAAGGTTGGTGTAGCACAAGTTTTGAATAGACTTACCTATATATCAAGTCTTTCACATGCAAGAAGAATCAATACTCCAATCGATAAAAGTGGCAAATTAATTCCACCAAGAAAATTGCATAATACTCAATGGGGGTATATTTGTCCAGCAGAAACCCCAGAAGGACAACCAGTAGGTGTTGTTAAAAATTTGAGTTATATGGCTCATATCACCATTAGGTCAAATAGTGACCCATTATATGAAGTTACTGAGGCATATATTACGAAACTAGAAGATTTGAATATTAAGGATTTATTTAATAAAGTTAAAGTCATGATCAATGGAAATTGGGTAGGTATTGCAAACGAGCCTTATGAACTATATTTATCAATGCAAGAAAAAAAATATAAAGGTATTATTAATATTTACACCTCTATTGTGTTCGACTATACCAAGAAAGAAATTAGAATTTGCAATGATGCTGGTCGTCCTACTCGACCGCTTTTAAAAGTGAAAAATAATAAACTTATTATTACATCAGATATTGTAAAACAAGTGAGAAATAAGAAAATTAAGTGGGCAGATTTGCTTGTTGATCATGAGATTCCTGAATCAATTCTTGAATATATTGATCCTGAAGAGCAGAACTTTGCCATGATTGCAATGACAAAAGAAAATCTATCAAAAATGGATAAATTTAATTATATGTATACCCACTGTGAAATCCATCCTAGTACAATATTTGGCATTTTAGCCTCTTGCATCCCATTCCCCGAGCATAACCAGTCTCCTAGAAACACCTATCAGTGTGCTATGGGTAAACAAGCAATGGGGATGTATGTCACCAATTTTAAAAATAGAATGGATAAAACTGCGTATATTCTGAGCTATCCGATGAGACCATTGGTGGATACACGAGTTATGAACTATATCAAATTAGATAGAATTCCATCTGGAGAAGTGTTAATGGTTGCCATTATGAGCTACTCTGGTTATAATCAGGAGGATAGTATTATATTTAACCAAGGGTCCATTGACAGAGGTATGATGGCGGCGACTATTTATCATACAGAAAAGGATGAAGATAAAAAAATTCATGGCGACGAAGAAATTCGTTGCAAACCAGACAGAACCAAAACTAAGGGTATGAAATTTGGTAATTACGGAAAATTGAACAATAAAGGAGTTGTTCCAGAAAATACTTTACTGAATAACAAAGATATTATTTTAGGAAAAGTCGTACCTATTAAGGAAAATAGAAATGACCATACCAAAGTCATTAAATATCAAGACCAGAGTAAATCTTACAGAACAAACGAAGAGTGTTATGTTGATAAAAACTATATAAACTGTAACGGAGACGGTTATACTTTTGCAAAAGTTAAAATTCGAGCTTATCGTAAACCCGTGATAGGAGACAAATTTAGTAGTCGTCATGGACAAAAAGGAACAATTGGTATTATTTTACCAGAAAAAGACATGCCTTTTGATGAGAACGGGTTAAAACCAGATATAATTATTAATCCTCATGCAATTCCTTCTCGCATGACAATTGGGCAACTAAAAGAAACATTACTTGGTTCTGTGCTATTGGAACTTGGGTTATTTGGCGATGGTACAAGTTTTAATAATTTCCCTGTAAAAGATATTTGTAAGTTAATGACAAAACACGGATACGAATCTCACGGGAATAAGATTTTAAATAACGGAATCACGGGTGAGCAAATTGAAACCAGTGTGTTTTATGGACCTGCATTTTACCAAAGATTGAAACACATGGTTAAGGATAAACAACATAGTAGAGGTCATGGACCAATGGTGGTACTTACCCGTCAACCGGCCGAAGGTAGGGCTAGAGAAGGTGGGTTAAGATTTGGCGAGATGGAAAGAGATTGTATGGTTTCGCATGGTGCGAGTAGATTTACTAAAGGAAGAATGTACGATTGTTCTGATAAATTTACTACTCACTGTTGTAAAAAATGTGGCATGCTCTCTATTTATAACGATGAAAAAGGAATTCATTTATGCAAGACTTGTGACAACAGAACTGATTTTGCAAAAATTAACATTCCGTACGCATGTAAATTATTATTTCAGGAACTTATTACAATGAATATTGCTCCCAGAATTATCACTGAATAATTTATCATACTTTATTTAGAAAGAGTTACAAAATTTTTTTATATTCTATAATTAGTATATAAATGTCATATCCTAATTATAGTAGTTATATTAATAAAAGAGTTAATAATATTAATTGCTGTCGCGCAAAAGGTGCCCAAGGGGTGACAGGTCCTCAAGGTGATACTGGACCGCAAGGAGATACCGGTGCTCAGGGTGCAACAGGTGCTCAGGGTGCAACAGGTCCTCAAGGTGATACTGGACCGCAAGGAGATACCGGTGCTCAGGGTGCAACAGGTGCCACAGGTACAACAGGTGCTCAGGGTGCAGTAGGTGCTCAGGGTGCAGCAGGTGCTCAGGGTGCAACAGGTGCTCAGGGTGCAGCAGGTGCCACAGGTGCTCAGGGTGCAACAGGTGCTCAAGGTTCAATAGGTGCTCAAGGTTCAATAGGTGCCACAGGTGCCACAGGTGCTCAGGGTACAACAGGTGCTCAAGGTTCAATAGGTGCTCAAGGTTCAATAGGTGCTCAAGGTTCAATAGGTGCTCAAGGTTCAATAGGTGCTCAGGGTTCAACAGGTGCTCAGGGTGCAACAGGTGCTCAGGGAGCCATCGGTACAACAGGGGCTCAGGGTGCAACAGGGGCCTTATCGACCTATACCATTGGGTCGACAAGTTCAGCCGGGGCAACGGGTGCTCCTACTTCTATAGATAACCGCTTCATAGGCAGCACTGGTTCGTTTGGTATTAGCTTTGGAAGTTATTTGCCAGGTGGTGATTTTTCAGGAAATGGTATCCCACAGCAATGCGATAGTTTCAATTGGTTGAAAGTTGTTGGTGTTTCAGGACCCTCTGGGAATATTGTATATGTTCCTTGTTATTTCAAATCTTAATAATAAAGATTTAATAACATTATTTCATAAAAAAATAATGTTATAATATCACATGACCGACGCAGCATATAAAGCACTGGATTTTTTTGAGCATGGTAAGGTTTATTTTACAAAAAAAATCCTTTTTAAAGACCGACACTCTTTTGAAAAAAGATCGTCGGAAGCAAACAAAATCATGGAAAAATATTCTAATAGAATACCTGTTATTTGTGAATGTATTGGAGAAGGTCTTCCAAAAATTGACAGAAATAAATATTTAGCGCCATCTGATTTATCCATGGCGCAATTTCTATATGTAATTCGAAAGCGCATTAAAATTAAACCAGAGCAAAGTATTTATATTTTCGTCGGAAACTCTGTCGTGGTTGCTGGTTGTCAGACAATTGGAACCGTATACGAACATCACAAAGATTTAGACGGTTTTTTATATACCTACTACAGCGGAGAAAATACCTTTGGATAAAATAATATTGTTTGTATATATAAAATGCCTTGTGGACAATATAATTACGGACTTTGTAGAACAGGAAGAACAAAGGGAATTGCGAGCAGACCAACTATTGGACGTCTAAGTTATTTACAAAGACAAACTAAACCAATGCCAACGCGCAATTACGGCAGTGAAGATGCTCGTTCTCGCGCTATTAGACGCCGAGTGACAAAAATAAAAACACCATCCACTGATCAATATGGCAACACTGTGAAATATGGATACGGACCACTCTTTGGTTTAAGAAAAGGAGTTGGGAATACTTGGTCACCATCAGGACAGTGCAAATATGTATTTAGCGCAAACGGTGGGTCTGGGTCAGATGTTGCGTACTGGAAACGCGTCATGGGTGGTTCTATGAATATTGTAACATCTGGTAGTGGTGATGCGAATGGTAATTGTAGTTTTGTTGCTTGTGTAAATGGGAACAAAACCATCTGAAAGAACTAAATATATTATATCCTATTATTATAATGAATAAGTTGTTAGCTGAATTTTTAGGAACTTTACTTTTCTTATATGTTATTTTAGCAACAGGCTCCCCAATTCCAATCGGTATTGCGTTGATGGTGTCAATCATGATTTTAGGACCATTTTCAGGTGGAAACTTTAATCCTGCAGTAACGGTTATGATGGTTGCCAAGGGTGCCATGCCTGCGTCCGATTTACTACCATACATTGTCGCACAAGTGGCTGGAGGTTTAGCAGCTTTGGAATTATACAAACGCGTCAAAATATAATTTTTATATATTTTCTAATGAAATATATATAATGGTAAATAAAGAAAAAAAAGATAAATCAAATGTATTTTTAGATTTTTTTAAACAAGCAAGAGAGTTTACATCTCAAATTACAACAGGGACAAAAGAAGGACCAACCACAAGCATGTCCACAGGGACAAAAGAAGGACCACCCACAAGCATGTCCATAGGGACAAAAGAAGGACCACCCACAAGCATGTCCATAGGGACAAAAGAAGGACCAACGACACGACCAACGACACTGCCAGCGGCGCGACAATTGGCAATAACAGGTATGAGAGGTGGTCGTAAACGCAAAAGCCGACGCAAAAAAAGAAACTCGAAACATCGTCGTCGAAAAAAACATACTAAAAAAGTTCCGAGATCTCGTAGAAAAAGACTGTCTCGTAGAAAAAGACTGTCTCGTCGCAAATAAGGTTATTAACTTCTAATAATTACTATACATGTTTAGAGTAATTATTAGCTCAATGATAATGGTTATATCATTATTTATAGGTTTTTTCCCTCATACGGAAAATTGTGGTATATTAAAACTGATTGGGTATCACCAATGTCCAGGATGGGCATTTCATATTATTTTAGGCAGTATTTTCTATATTTTAGCAGTTTTTATATCTCAAAAAGATAGTTTTGATTTTATTATTTCTTATGCATCATCTTGTACATCAAATACATCAAAAGAACTCCCAATCCGGTAAAATATACATTTGCAAACTCTGGTGTCGTTGTGCTAGATTCATTTTTCTTCTTATTCTCTCCACGGAGTATTTTATTTCCTGATAAAAATCCTTCTGTTCTTTTTTGGTTAGCTTGATATTCATTGAATTCAGCAATCGCTATATGTCCACTGGTAGGGTGGTTAACACGGTCGTCTCCTTGTACTGGAAAATTTACTTCTTTACAATCTGGAACAGCACCTTGTTGAAAAGCAGAAAACATACTCATCGGGTTTAAAGAACCGGTATCTTCTAAAATACCTGGTAAAAGCCCTCTGAATTCTTTAAAATTTACACCCAAACCGGAAGATATTAGTGGTATATTGCCATCAGGAACATTATCTATATAAATATATCGAGGAACAATTTTTTTAGTCGCTACATCTTTGCATTTGCCCGCGGTTTTAACATAAAACCTAGCCCCTAAAGGTTCACCAGTGTCTGATGCTGGACCGCCTCCAGATACTAGCAGCTCAACATAATTAATAATACCCGCAACATCCTTTGCCATGGCATCCATATTACCATCACTACTAGCCCCCATTTGTCCAGGAGTTCGAATATGTTTATAATATTTATAATCAGGACCAAGCATATTTTGTTCAATTCCAACTGCCCCATCTGCTATTTTATCAAAGAAATTACTCATCTTATATAATAGTTATATAAAAATGTCTGTTATTATATAACTATGGAACTCGTAAGTGAATGTCGAATATGTATGTTAGAATATGACGGTGGGGAAGGGCAAGAAATATTAATACAACCATGTAAATGCACATCCGCATATGTTCATGAAACATGTCTTCAGAAATGGAGGAATGAAAATAGAGATAATGACAAATATAATTCCTGTGAAATTTGCAAGGGTAATTATGTGATACTGCGCGATTACCCAATTGAAAACTTTGAAATAACAGCCACTACCAGGCTAAAATCATGTCCGTTATTTTGCGTATACACTCTATATTTACTATCAGGAACAGTATTAATTACAGCGGTTGATTTATTGTGTAATCAGTTATCCGTTATTATATTAACTAGGAATAATAATATCATCAATATCGATGATGATAATAGTTTATTTTGGTTTATGTATTATATTAGTTACACATCCTATATTTTTTCCATGATGTTTTTTATACACATATTTCGAGGGATTAAAAATCATGTTCATCGAAAACAAAGTTATATAAAAAAAACACGATTTAAATTCGGGTTTTGTTTCATGATGTGTTGGACATATTTTTATAACTTTTACATATTTTACGAAGCGATGTGTAGACCGGATTTATATATAGGAGCTTCTGCTATAACGGTTCCGATGAATTTTTGTATTATTAAATATGTTGCGCGAATACATGACGATACTATAAACGAATTAAATGATAATAATGTAGAGACAATTAGGTCTGTTAGCTATAATCCTTTAAATGACGTAGTATAAAATTAACCGAGTCCTGCTGCAGCATCCAACTCCTTTGCCTTTTGATTTTTGGCATCATTAATATCACTCACCGTTGATTTTATTGTTGTCGCGTTCTTCGCTACATTTATTTTATTTTTAACAATAGCTGTATTAAAACCAGTTACTTTGGATTGCAATGTTTTCAACCGCGATTCCATAGTTTTTTTGAAATCATTAATCTCATTTTGTTGTTGTTCAATTGTCGCTGTATTTTTATAAGTTAAATCATGTTGGTCAGAACTACAATTATCAAGACCTTCTATTATGGATAATCCCATAAAATACTGAATGATTAAATACATCATGAAAAAAATTAAAATTAATATTAGAGTTGTCATTATATATATAAATTATTTTTTCTTTAGTTATCCGGTTTAAGTGCCGCGTTCATCTGTTTTACATGTTTTGCATTTTGCTCAATTCCATCGGTATTTTTATTCATTTGCACCTCTTCAGAGGATATAAGTTTAGAAACCTTATTCATTAAATCCGTTATCTCTTTTTTTGTATTTTCCACAACTTTTTTTGTATATGATGCTGCAAGAATATTTTTTTCCACTGCTATTGTTTTGCATCCACCTTTTGCATCTGATGGCGTTTTACAATTATTTTCTAAACCTTCTTTAGTTGATAAAATAAAATGTTTGAATATAAAATTAAAAAATATAAAAATTAAAATGTATATTATTATCTTGTTCATAGTAATATATATTTGCTCGATTTTTATTTTCTCAACTGGATATATATATAATGAATAATGTCAAAAAAAATAGAACAAGTGTAAGAATGTTAGGAAACGGGGATAAATGGACGCGTTTTACAATGAATAAAACACAACGTGACCAACCCGTGTATTCCAATGTACAACCCAGATGTTCTGAATCTAAAACAGATACAGGTTGTAAAACTTGTCATGGTTGCACATATACAATTGATGTATCTAAAAACGCATTCAATGGGGCTTATCCTACAAACGGTAGTTTTGTCAGTGTAAATCTTATTGTAGATAGTTCAGCAAACGAGCCTTATCAGTGGCAGTATAATGCTACAGTTGAATCTTTTTCATTAACGGTAGACCCCGTCAAAGGTGCTAAAGTTACATTAAATATCGAAAATGAAAAATGCATTGGTAGTATTATCGGTGTATATTTTTATGCCCCGGTGTCCGGTAATGGGATTTATATGGGACAGTATAAAAGATGCGACGGTACAGATGAATCTTCTCAATACGCAATTGATGTCACTCAAAATGGACCATACCCAACCAATGCCAAAAGAATGGGAGCACCTTACAGGAATCCTATTGCAGGATGGAGAAATAGTCTTGACTGTTGTGAAAATGGACTGGCTACCACTGGAGAATCTCGACAACCGACAAATACCATTTATAAAGATAATTATTCTGGTGAAAAAGGCCCGGATGGTTCCTGTCCCACTGATTGCCTTTCCAATAAAGTGGTACAGAGGCCTGGAATTCAAGGTCGCACTCATCGCCCAATTATTCGTTCTGGTATGCAGGAGAAAAATAATTGCTGCAAATCTTCAAATGGGGGGTGTCAGAAAAAGAATAATTATAGTTTTAGCTATCAACAGTATTTAAATAACAGCAGATGTTTGTCTTATGAAAGAAGTCTAGAGAAATATGTAATACCTTCTTCGGAAAATTGCGGTTCCGGTAAAAATTCTTACAGAAAATCGTCGTGTTGCAATTGTTCTTGTAATAACGATACCGAAGGTAGGAAATGTGGTAAAAAAGATGCTACTCATACTGTGTATAATCCGAGCAACAAAAAATTTAGCAAGCAAGGGGCCGTTTCTGCTGGGAGCAGATTAGACCGATTAAAATTAGATACGATTAAAGCTTCGAATTCAAAATGTGTGAAAAGATATAAAGAAATTAAAAGTAAATTTGTCAATGGTACTACTTACAAAGTTCCAAATGGGAATTATGGAGGAGGCAAACCTCGATTTACCGGATGGATGTTTAATGGTCATCACTCTGAAGTTAAAGGGAGAGTGTATAATATGGTTCGCTATAACCAACAACCATTGGGAATTCCTCAATTAACAGCTACCCCCTTATCATGTGTCAAACAATGTTTTCCTCGTACATTAAATTCTAGTTCAAACGGTTCGACTGCTGCCGGTAATAGATCTAGAATTCCTGGTTCTAAATGTCATGATAAAAGTCAGTGCAGTAAATGCGGTGACAATTCTATAAATCCTTGTAAAAATATACCAAACCAAACAGGACAAGGGTTATCCTGTTGTTAAAACTACTTAAATATTTCAATAGGTTTAATATAAATGGGTGGTTCTATATCGACAATGAAGTCTTCAAAACTTACAAAACCAGACGATTGTTCTCAAGATAACTGGCATCAAATACTTATATTATTTGATAAACTAGATAGCGATGGAACACGTTCTATAGAGGTTGAAGAATTGATGGGTCATATTGCTGTTCTTCATGTTAATAATAATATTAAACAACTTAACGAGAAGAAAATTTCATTTCTTTGCGATACAGAATTTCAAAAAAATCAAATACAGTCTGATTTAGAAATAAATATTGAAAAAATGCGAAAGGAAGCAGAGTACAATATAAAATGTTTGGAACAAACAAATGCAGAGTATATTACAACTATTAAAGAATCAATACAAACTTTAAATGATATGACAATTGATGAGAAAGGTCAAAAAATCAGACAGGTTATATGTGGGGAAAAAACATCTATTGAATTTTGGGATTTTTATAAATATATGAAAACTAGAACTAATGATATTCCAAATATTATTTGGTAGTTTATCATTTGAATTTTCTGTGTCTTATATAAATGTGGCGCATAAAACGAAGAAGAACAAAACCAATAGAAAATAAAGAAAATTCAGGCGTACTATATCCAAAGTTCAACGCGACGGCCAAATCAACTCGTTATGTAAACCGAAATAATTATTTAGATGTTAACGATTGTACTGTTGTATGCCACTGTTCGGAAGATGCTTTTGGACAGTCGTATCGCAATCCTGTTTTGGGATATAGGAAATGTTTGGTAGATTGTTCTGGTTTATCAGGATGTGGCTATACTAAATATGAATCTGGAAATGTTTATAAAGATAATTACGCGAAAACTTGTAGCGACCTTTCCAATTCATTGGTATGTTATAATCCATCAATCAAAAAAAAGCAAAATATGAATGGTTGTGTTAACGAATCTTACAATTATAGTACAAAACAATACTTAGACCGTCGTTGTCTTACTTTTTCACAACAAGAATTTAATTTTCAATCTCAAGTCCCTGTGGACACCGGTGGTACAAAATTCGCATCTTGTGCTAATTGTCAATATAATTCACCTTGTTCTTCTCATGAATTTGATAATTTACTTTACAAAGTTAAAAATAATAAATGTTATGTCGTTTATAAAAGAAGCAATTCTAAATTTAACAAACAAGGTGCTGTATCAGGTGGTTCACGCATTAATAGATTGAAATATCAAACCAAAATAGTTGCCCAAAGCAGAAAGGTTAATGGTCAGAATAATGTAATTAATGGCAAAGCTCCCGCTTCCAATTATGTGACGAGCAAACCGTTAACTCTTACAAATACCGGATGCGTTAATCCTCCACCAGGACCCATTGATTTGTTTGGTATATCGCTTTCTATATATACACTTACTGTTAATTGGAGCACTGATAATATTGATGAATCATGTAACATTGGTCCGTTAACAGGATTTACTATACAAAGAACCGGTTCACCATTTGGTCATACGGTAACGATTTCTCCGGAATCTCGAAATTATACTTATACTGGAATAGTAACTGGAAGATATGATATAAGAATTAAATCCAACAGTTATCGCGGAAGTAGTGATTGGACTTATTTAAAAAATTTAATTGTCTCTCCACCATTCCAAATTACAGATTTGTCAGGAGTACCCGCACCCAACCAGGTTACACTGAACTGGACAGCTCCTGGTAGTGGAGTTTCACCTATTACTGATTACCAGTATAAACAACCGTGTGGGGAGTGGATTTCAGTAGGAAATACACTATCAATAACAATTACCCAATTGGTAAATGGAACAAAGTATACTTTTATGGTCAGAGCCGTGAATATATGGGGCAATGGTGTCAGTTCTGATAGAACATCGTATACACCTAGTACAATCCCGTATAAAATTAACGATTTGTCAGGGGTTGCAAGAGACAAGCATGTTTCTCTTAGCTGGACAGCTCCTGATAATGGAGGTTCTGATATTACAGATTATCAGTATAATATAAATGGTGGGACATGGGTTCATACAGGAAGTACCAATCCAACATTTAATATCGAAGGGTTGTCGAATAGAACTCTATATACATTTAGTGTTAGAGCCATAAATGTTATAGGAGGTGGTCCAGACTCTAATAAATTAGAATTGATGCCTACTACAATTCCTGGTACCATTGATAATTTATCCGGAATAGCAGCGGACAATCAAGTTACCCTTAACTGGACATCCCCTGAAAACGGAGGCTCTACGATTATAGATTATGAGTATAAACAACCGTGTGGTAACTGGGTCAAAACCCAAAGTACAAACACCACATTTATTGTCAATGGGTTAACAAATGGTATTAAATATACTTTTATGGTTAGAGCCGTTAATATAAATGGAAGTGGTCCAATATCTAATAGGATATCATTTATATATATCGCAAAACCCAAGACTATAACCCACTTATCTGGAAACGGAGAAGATGCTCAAGTGGTACTCAGCTGGTTGGCTCCAGAAAATGGAGGTTCTGCTATTACAGATTACCAGTATAACATCAACGGGGGTTCTTGGATTTCAACAGGCAGTAATTCTACAAGTCATACTGTAACGGGATTAACAAATGGTGAATCATATATTTTCAAGGTGTTTGCTGTGAATATTATCGGTAATGGTACAGAATCAGGACCAGTAACAGTCAAGCCCAACACGATACCCAGTGCCATAACTAACTTATCTGGAGTTCAGACATATAATACAGTAACTCTTACATGGGATAAGTCTAATGACGGTGGAGCTAGCATTACAAAATATGAGTATAATATAAACGGTAATTGGGTTACAACAGTGCCAATTTCTCCTGATATTACAACTTATTTGGTTACTGGGTTAACAAGTGCGACAAAATATACTTTTATGGTAAGGGATGTTAATGCAAATGGTCCTGGGATAAACAATCATCAAATAAATGTTACAACTTTAACAGTACCGAGTCCGGTCAATGTTAATGGTACAAATAACGAAGATGGTAAGTCAACTGTATCGTGGACAGCAAATCCATCTGTATCAGGGTATAAACTTGAATATGCAACTGTTACAAATTCATCAGATGAAAAGAAGGACTATGGATGGATAATTGTAGCCGACGACATTGTGTCTAACATGTATACAGTGACCGGTTTAACAAATTTTACAAAGGCATATTCATTCCGCGTTTCATCAAAAATAAGTGACAACCTAAGTATTCAAACATATTCTCCTCATTCATATACACCGCGTGATTTGCAATTACCACAATCATTGGAACACATGCAGAGTTATTTACAATCTGGCGGTAAATCAATATATGATTTAGATGAAAGTCATGGTTGGTATACAATGCGGATGGCTTGTTTTAGTGAATCCAATGAAACGCAGTGGAATGGTCAGGGATTAAATTCTGGAATGGAATGGTATCATTGCGTAGGAAAGCATCTATATAGCGAACCATCAAATATTACAGAACCAGGAATAGTGAGGAATCCTTTTATTTTAGTAACCAATTCAACACAGGTTATTTATAAAATAAATCCCCGTGGGTCAAGGTCTATAAATGATGTCACACATATACCAACATTTTATGGTCCTGGGTTTTCTACTGCTGGCGTTACATCGGTATCATATTTTGATAGAAAAATAAATCCTCCTTATACCAACCCGCCTTCTGGATGTGTGGGAGGTGGTGAATGGTACAACGAGATAACTTCTGAACCATATAATGGTAATAGAAGAATCATAGATGATTGTCGATTAAATTTTGGACACGATTGGCATTGGATTACCGGTCCAAAAAATGACTATTCTTTTGGTAACAGAAATAGTGGCCCCGACCATAGTTTATACACCCAAATTAAAAATTGATTTTTTTTAATAACTTTTATAAAAGTTATTAAAAACGAACACAACAAGGATGTCTTACAAACATCTTGAACATTATTTATCTCGCGGAAAAAAAGGAACTATTGGACAAATCATTCGTAGACTAGAATGCGTCGGTGCTAATTCTTTCTCACATGATTCGTACTCTCACAAAGCAGCAGTTCTTATGCAGAAAACCGAATTTACTAAAAAAATGAGACAAGATATGTCTTTGTTATACTTTACAGCAGATTTGGAAGATTTCATGCATTGTATGGAGAGAAAGAAAGGATTAAACGATTATTTTGAAGCACTATCAACTAGTCGCTATACTTATAAAAAAAATATATTCGAATATCACCAAGAGATGATGATAGAAAACATACTTTACATGATGAATGAGAGAAAAATTATATTCTTTCAAATGGGAGTCCCTGATTATATAACCTTCGAAACTCCTCAAAGACACGCCTATAATGCTCATGCTCTTTGTATCATTATGATACCTAGAAAAGATAACTATGATTGTTATTACATCAACTCACATGGACACACCATCGACACGCAACACTACTATGAATTCATCATGTCAAGGAAACGAAAACGAAAAATGAAACTTTCAGAATCTGCGGATGTAGTGTTTATGAAGGCATTGGTATCTCATATTAATAAAAAAAGTGATATCAAAGTTAATTATGATGGTACATCAAAGTACACATACAGGGGTACAAATCTACAAGCAGGGGATTCACATGGAGTTTGTTTTATATATCCGCTGATTATTTGGTATAGCATTGGAAAATACTACACAAGGAAACAGGTACTAGATACCGATTTCGGTAAAATAAGCGTTGCAACAGGAAAAAGTCTTATGAAGTCAGGGAGGTTCAACCATTTCATCGAGTCAATGTTTTGGAAGTTCTGTCCAAAGTACTCTAAACTTCTGTGTCGTCAGTGTAAAATGAAAGCTTTTCAACAAGAATTCTCGGAATCAATGGAAACACAACTTGAAAAGGATAATTATCGTTTTATTAAAATGTTAATTGGACCATATATATCATATATCCAACAGTCAATGTTTATGCGCAAAATTAAATATCGAGGGGTCGTGTAGTGAATTTACAAATTCGTTTATAAATTACCCGACATACAAGTTTAATATAAAAATGATAAAGTTCATGTTTTTCGGTAGTTATGTTTCTTGTTGTCTAAAAAAATATTACCAGAGTTAGTTGTTTTGTAATGTGGAATATTATACTTAATACACCAGTTTATACATTTTTCTATGTTTTTTGTAGTTAAATAATTTAATCTTTCTCCTTTTCTTTCTTTATTTTCAATAAATCTCATCGTTGTAAGAATGTTTTCCATTTGTTGTTGTCCTAGAATAGCATTTACATCTTCTAAACCGGAAATAAATAGTTGATTTATTGGCATATCTAGAATACTTGATATATTATTTATTTCCGTATTATTTAATACAGTTAGAATATTTTTAAATTTTTTTGATATTTGTTTTGTATTAGAATACCTGAAACCCATACACACAATATATTTTTCCGAATTAGCATACCTGCTTGTGTTAGGTTTTATAATATGGACTGTTTTATAAAAAGAAGATAACATATAAATAATGTCAACTGAAGATTTCATAACTGTTTCGAATATTTTTAATATAAATGTACCATTTAGTTTTTGCATACCAATAGCGTAAGCAACCTGTGAAAAAATTAATTTAAAAGCTAGTTCTTCTTGCTTATTAAAATCAATTGAGAAATCAAAACCCCCATCTCCTGTAATTATGTCTATCGAATTTCCATAATTTTGTAGACAATAATTAAAATTATCTGGATTATATAAATTACCAGTACCATCTTCACCTTCTTCGATAATAATATTAGAATGTCTGGATAAAAATTCATCACTTTTCCCCCAACCAGGAACATTATTGTTGGATTTATCAATCAATGTCATCCCATAATAAGTATCTTCGCTATTTTTACGCATTGACTGAATGGCTTCTATAAATCCACCAGGTCCTTCGGCTAAATGAAATGATCGTATTGGACTATTATACTGGGTAAAAATATCAAATACATTAGCAATCTCAATAAATTTAAAAAATGCACGGGATAAAGGTTTTACTTTACTAATAGGATGTTTACTATTAGGATAACAAGTATGTATATATTCGTATGGGTTTGTATATTTTTTAATATTATCCCATTCTTCGCTATGTTTATCTATTTGTTCTTTTACTTGATTTAAATATTTTGATAAAGTTTTATTAATATATTGATTACTGTTGTTATTAAATTTTATTTTTATGTCTGATGGATTTATTGTACTTGAAACCATTGGTAATGTGTAATAGGTCATGATACTGATATAAATCTATATGTATTTATATCAATTTTGTATTAGAGATATTTATTTTTTATCAGATTTTGCAGCAAATTTAATCTTAATTTTAGGTCGTTTTATTTTAATTTTCGGTTTTGTATTAATATTTTTAAGTTTGATTTTTTTTCCTAATTTTTTAACAGTTGGTTTGTTATTATTCTCTCTTTCGACAACTTCAATTAATGATTTATTTATATCTGTCACAGATTGTTCACCGATTTTACTTAAATTTAATTGAATTTGTTCAACTTGTTCCGCATTAACATCTCTGATTTTTTTAAATATGAAGAACTTATTTAGAAATGATACCTTTTTCTCATCCGAAGTCATCTCTAATGAGTTTCCTATATCTGATTTGCGAAGTTGTTTGTTTCTAATTCTATCTTGCATTTCTTTAAATAACATGTTGAAGTTGCCAATTGATGCAGGTAGTCCTAATTTCTGATATTCTGGTACTGTTAATAAAGCAAATCCATACTGCTCCAGTATTTGAGTCAAATAATCATAATTTACTAAATACTCTGGAAATATTTTATTAATTGATTCCTGGTATACATCTATTTGATAACCTAAACATGATTCATTGTCATCAAATGTATCACTATCGTATTGTTTAATAATTTCCCACATTTTCCTTTCCTTGACCATGATTTTAATACTTTCACCAGGTTCTTTGCTTTCCAATGACCTAAATACTTTGTTACCATCATAACCTGTTCCTATAAAATAACCTCCAACTTTACAACACTCGCTGACATTTCTTAAAAACCCATTCAAAACTGTTTTATTTTTAAAGAAGTAGTGAATGGAAAACTGATTTGACACTATGTTAAATCCGTCTTTTCCCTTACCATATTGTCTGTAAACACCACTGCCTAATAATTTTTCATCCTTCGGTCCTTCGCCAAAGACAGCCTTTGTTATTTGCTTACCCTTGTCTGTGAAACAAGCAGGACAATCTTTGCCACCACCTCTTATATTCAAACCGCTGTTTCCAGAAACAAACAACGCCATTGGCATATTTTTCCATTGTTTTCTGTAATTTAAGAATCGGGCACAAACACCATTCATTCTATTTTGAATATTATCTCTAGAAACATCTAATCCAAATACAAACGACAATTTAGCAGCGATCCATTTTGGAAAATCACCACCTTTCCCAACTGTCATATCGATTAATGTATCTCCACGATTAGCAACTCCTAATATCAAAATACGCTTTGCAAATAAATTATGAAAATCTCTAAGTGCGCGGGTTATGGTACTATCACTTTTTCTATTATAATAAACATCCTCTTCGACCAATTGTGATGGTATATTTGTACCATATCGAACCATATCCACTGTAACTGGATTATGAATTGACCTCCATACGCTGTTAGCAACATGATAAGCATTTCCAAAGTTATTTCTACCAGCTCTATATTCAGCAGTTTTCTTTTTTCTTACTCGAATGGGAATCCATTGATAACCTTTTTCGTTATCCTTTTTATATTTAAATTCTACAATAGTACCATCTTCAAAAGATTCTGTTCCATCCTCAATTAGCATATAGTTAATATCATTTGTTTCCTGTAAAACAATATTGCATAGATATCCTGGATAATTAGGTGTGGGGTCAGTGGGATAAAATGGAACTGGTTTATATTTGTCTCTGTCTCCGCTGGAAAATTTGCTAGGTAGATTTCCCTGAATAATATCCTCACAAGGATTTAAATATCCGTGATTGCGTTCGCTAAAACCAACTCTTAATATTAATGTTTTGTATTGTGTTAGTTGCACATTGTCAATCATATTTGTACCATCTTCAAATATATTGCCAATAAAATCATCACCTCCCTCTGTTTTTTTCGTAGTAACTAGGAAATCGATAGTATTGAATTCTGGAGGTTTCCATTTAAAAGAACTTGTCCAAGTGATTTTAGTAGGGGGTAATTTTTCCCCTATAGTATCGCTAGCTACACCAGTATTCGCAGGAGTAAATATTAACCCATCTGTTTCATATTCAAATAAGTCATCGTCTGCTTTACCAAGAATTATATTACAATTTTTAAATATATCATTTGCGGTTGAAACATAAAAAGTTTTTTCTTTAATGGTCAGTGGTTGATTTTTACCAATAAAAGGCTGGAAATTGGCTTTGGTGACTATGTCGTGTAAATCCACCACACGGGTTTTCTTAAAAATTTCATCTGAAGCACCGTTTGCCAACGGTTGGTTTCTAATATCACCTCTTCCCAGATAATATGCATCAAATGCTAAATAGTAATTAATAAATGCTCCGTATTTGTCGTGGAGAACATGTTCCCCGTCGATCAAACTTTCATGATAATCTTGATTTGAGGCAATCACTCCTGTAAATTGGACATTCATATTAACATCAATAAAATATACTTTTCCATCTTTATTTATATATAATAATTTCCGGATACCATCTGCTTTCTCGGTAACTGTATATGGGTTTCTAATATTGGGGGTATCTGATTCTTCGTTTAAAGGGACTATATTGGGAACTTCCAACGATATGGATGAAAACCCCACGAAATCTCTACTATTTATCCGTCTATCCGGAGGTTTTCCATCATATAACATATTCATGTAGTTATTTAACACAGTTTGCTCTTCAGAAAATGAAATAGGAAAATTGGAATTTTGCAACCCAGACAATATGGATTTTATAGTTTTCTTAAATAATTTCAATACATTTAATGAGTCTTTAAATTCTGGGTCCGACCGACTTGTTCCCATGGAAACAGGAAATGTTTTTTCATTCATTTCTATTTCTATTTCATATGACTCCGGGTTGTTAAATACATTAGAAGTTTCAATTCTATATTCAGGAATTAACCTGCGCCTATTCTGTCTAGAAGAACGCACTATACTACAATCTATTTTAAAAGGGTGGTCGTCCTGAATAAAGGTGAACCGTTTTATTAATCGGAATATTTTTTTAGACTCGTTCCATTCTTGAACCATATTTTGAATTACTTTTGACCGTGGGTCGCGTTTGCTTTCTGTTTTATAGTTAACGCGAAATCCGAAATCTTTAAAATCAATAGCATCTAGGACATCATCCTCCATTATTTTTCTGTTTTTCTGCACAAACGCAATGTTTTTGGTAGCACGATTTGACTCATCTAAATTAATTGTATTTTTTTTACAATATTCTTGAATATTAGACATCCCGGAAATTTCAGTGCGTATATTGGATGTTTTAGTATATCCAGTATTTGGATCAGTATATTCTGGTTGAATAGTCAGACGATATGAACCCGTCATATTTTCCATTCGAAATCCCAATGACTTTAACTTTGCTATAACATCGTCAAATTGAATCTTTGTTATTGGTTTTTGCGTTCCAAATCGAGCTTCCAGCTCGTCGACTGTATTTTTTCTATTTCCACCATGGACTAGATATATATCTAAATATTTTTTTAATTTTTCATTTGGAGAAAATTCCTTGCCAGACATTAATATATACTAAACAATAGATAATTTTATATGTTTTTTTCAATTTTATAAATGTTCCTGGATATTTTTATACAAAATGCTTTTTTTTAGTGGATTTTTTTTATCATTATGCGTTTCAATGCATAATGACTTGCAAATTGTTTGTAAGTCTTTGAGTTTATAATTAGAAATACTTTTTAACGGTTTATTTAATTTATCTATTTGCCAAAATGTATCTCTACATTCTGAAAAATATTTATATTTTTCATCATTGTTACCAATAAATAGAGTATATCCTCTCTCTGTTTTTTCAATTATATTTAAATTAGTATTAATGTCTTCGCTACATAACAAAGTGTACATCTTTTTACCATCGATATAACATACATTATGGTTGTTCATGACACAAATGCACATAAATGATGTTATGGATATTTTCGTATGATTTGCCAATTCGTCTTCTATTACATTTTTTTTCCATTTATATTTTTTCAACAATTCTTTATTTTCTCTAACACTATATACTAATTGGATTTTCATTTCAACGGAGTCTTTGAATCCATCACCGCGAATAATTTCATAAGAACTAATTCCATTGGAAATAATATAATAACACCAAAATAAAGTGTCGTTAAATTTGGGCAATAAAAATTGCATATTTACTGACAGTGACTTCTTTTGGATTGCATTATTTTTTTTCGCAATAATTGTATTCTTGCATTCTTTTGTATGTTGCAATATTCTTTCAATATTTCGTTCGTTTAAAACGAAATCTTGCAAGTTTGATATATTAAAAGATGATTTTAGTCTTGTCATATAATTTATCCAAAGGAATTCTCTTTATTATCTTTATAAAATTCCTTTTGATATTTGGCTTTAATATCTTCTACCGTTTCCAATTGCTCTTTTTGCAAATCAACATATTTAATAAAGTTATTTATATTGCGTAATGTTTGATTATTTAATAATGTCATATTAATAAAAACCCCGTTTGTATTCTCGGTATATTCTATATCATTATCTTTTAATATTTTAAAAATATGGATTTGATGAATTGAGTCCATTTTTTCAATATAATCGCGGAGTAATTTTAATTCATTAATGTTGTTCATATATTTTAACCTTCGAGTAATATATTTAAACCTCGGTTGCGCCAATTATAATTTTCGGTGGTTGTATTTTTGGTTTTTTCAATCTTTTATTTTCCACTAACTCTCCAATAATAGAGATATATTCATCATTCAATTCGTATCTGATACCAATTACCCTGACATTAATATCATCACCTTCTTTCAAATCTGCAAAGTCCTTGCTTTTATAATGATGATCTCTTGCAATAAACACCACTACCGGTGATTTCGATTCGTTGATTTCGGCACGAATTCCCGCCTTTGTTACATTTTTTACCATTGCTCTAAAACGCATACCTTCAACTGGTCTACAAACAAGACACTCTAATAAAACATCAAATACCACATCATTTCCCAATATGACTCCAGCTGAATAACTTACAATTTTAATTGAGTTTGGTTTAATATATCCCTCATCAATGCATTTACCCTCAATCTTTGTACCGAGATATTGTTCAATATTTTCTTTTAGATTTTCCCCTATAGAAGTAAAAGGCAAGTGGATTTTTCTTGTAATTATATTTTTCATATAAATACCAATACCACCCTTGCTTCTTTTTGATTTTTGCGCTTTATTTAATGGTAATTTAGACAACGAAGACATTATTTATATATATAAAATAGATTATATCTTTTTAATATTTCAATTTATTTATCTTTTTTTACCAATTGTCTCAATATTATTAATAATAGTACCCACAGATGAGAAAAACCATCTCTTGTTATCCTTCTTAATACTGTCAAAATATCTAAATATCAATTCTTGTTCAATGCATAATTGAAAAGCATTTAATCTAACAGGTTTATCTTTATTTAATTTATATTTCCCATTCTTATTTTTAATAAACTCGTCTTTCTCATTTTTTGCAAAAGGAAATTGTTTAATATCAACACCTTCTTTATTGTATATTTTTGAAATAGTTCTCGCTCCCTTACCAGTTTTAGAACCCATGATATATTTAATATCGCTACTATCAGGGCTCAACAAACTATTAATGTTTTCAATCAATACTTTTTTATCAGCACCTCTCTCACAACTAGAACCTTTTGTTGGTCTATTAGATGAACTCAAATAAATACTCTTAACTTTGAAAATAATATCAAATCTTTTTAATTGAGACATAAATCCAAATTTATCGTGAATATCATTAATATCGACCGAAAATTTATCCAATGTAGCTTTTCCCAAACCATCTGAAATAGATAGTGTATCTGTTACCCATTCGTCCTTTTTATTTGTTAATATTGCATATTTGCTTTTCTTATTAAAATCTGTAATAACAATACCATTATATTTACTGGTACTAACCTTAAACTTATCAAAATATGATTTTGTAAATGGTAATAATATTTTCTCGATACTACTTTGGTTTCTTAATAATAATATTTTTTCGTCATAAGTTAACATATCCATGACATGATGCATTGCTAATGTTTTTAAAATATTTAAAAAATCTACCATCGGCAGATTAAATTTACTAGAATTGTATGTTATTAAATTATTAATAGCCCATGCACATCCCATAACCCAATTGCTTCTATCAGCACTAGTAATTTCTTGTGGTCTTATTAACAATTTATACGATTCCTTTAATTTGTTGGTTATTTCATCTATATTTGAAGCACCTTGTTCGTTTAAATCAGATAATATAAATGTCAAATTCTCTCTTTTATATTGTATAGGTGTCACTCTATCATATCTAGATAGATGTTTGTTCATTAATTCAACTGGTTGGAACATGTAATAACTTCCAACATTAACTAAATTTCCCATTCTTCCCAACGGGTCTGTGATAAATTCATTATTATCATCAATTAGATAGCTTAAAGCAGTGTATATTTGGTCTAGAGGATATTTTTTAAGTGCCGTTATTTCTTTCAACATTTCTGTTTTTTGATAAATATATTTTTCCTTGAATAAATTTCTAATTTTTTGCAAAATTTTATCTAAATTCATAATTATAAATGTCTCATTGTAAGTATTTTTATCAATGTTATTTTCGTCGCCATTTGATGGTGAACACGCATATTCACAATTTGTAAAATCGCAAATTAAACTACCATCTTTATCTCCAAGTGTATATTCTATTGTAGGACCAGTTGATAATTCTTGTTGAACTTTATTATATTTTGGTGCAATAGTTGCTATTGATTTTTCAGAAAAATTTAATCCGCGCATATTAAGCAAACAATCAGTAGCCGTTTCTTTTAACACCCTTGATACATTAGCAATCAATCGCGCCTTTCGTTCAGCTACCCTATAAATATACAGGTCGATCGCTTCTTCAGTCTGATTTTTTAATTGTGTGCCATATAAGTATATTTCTACATTTCTTTTTATATAAGGTAATTTACAATGACTTTTACTTCTTACGGCGCGACCAATAATTTGTTCTGACCTATTCATATTATACCAAGGATCAAGAATATGCATCTGTCTTATATTTTGGAAATCCAGACCTTCTGAACCAGCTCGAGACACGATTATCACTTTAACTTTTTCACCGTTTGCATTTCCTGCGTCAGTAACCGCTTTTAATTCCTTTTTAACATCTGGTGTCAGTGATTTTTGACCTGTTATCATAATATATTTTGCCGGTTTGAAAGGTTTATCATCTTCTCTGGGTTTCATTGTTAAAACATTTAAAGGATTTGTTGGTGCGTTTTTAAAAAGAGAAGTTGTCGTACCATATCTGGTGATACCCATCGATTCCAATGCTAGTGCTATTGGAACTGCACCACCATCTATATATTGCGAATATACAAATACGATCCCCTCTGATTTTCTAATTTTATCACATATGTACGATATTTTCCCTGAGTATTTTCCGATCTCTGATGGAGAAAATATCTCTCCAAAATTCTTCATAGTTTCATCCTTGTAACTGAAATTTCGTTTTGTTTTGGGATTAAATTTCATCACTCTTGCAAGCCCCTTGCTTCCATATGTGAATGGGATTATATCTTCTTTATCTTGATTGTCATCAGTTAATCCTTTATGTGGATATATCATATTAAGTGCTTGCAATGGTGCTTCCAATACTGTAAATGATATTGAACTGGAAGATTTATTAAAGCGAGGATTTGTTTTTAAATATTCAACTAATTTTCCGTATCCCATATTTTGGTACTCACCCACATTATTTATTACCAAATCTATCAATTCTATTGGTTGTACTATCTGCGCTCCATTAATTTGAGACTGGGGATATTTCCAAATACCATCTTTCATCAAAGAAAAAAGCGATTGTGAGTTTAATGCTTCCTTTGGCCAAATTCTATATGGAAAGGTAAATGGGTTTTCTCCACGCACATAAGATATATATCCAGCTGCTTTTCTTATCAATAAATCCTTCCCGACTTCTTCACCATTTTTTGTTTGAAAGGTTCCTTTAGTTGTAAAAATATCTTTTTCTGAAATTGGATATTTTTTATCATTCAATAAAAGTAGATTTATTATCCAAATTATTTCACTATATGAATCAAACATTGGTGTTGCCGATAATAACAATAACTTCAGGTTACTGGAAGCTTCCACTAATAATCCTAAATTATCAGAACTAGTCTTTACTTTACCTTCTTTGCTCAATCTGATATTATGAACTTCATCAATTACCAACATCCTGTTAGAAAACTCTTTTCGCAAATTTTTCTTGCGAATTTTATCTCGAATTTCTTGAGAAGAACCGTCTGGTATATGCTTATTCATTATTTTTTCTATATAATTGGCAAATTCCCCATATCCTTTGAATAAATAAGATTGTCGTATCAATCTTTTAATTTGCTGAATCACCTTATTTCGACTCAATCCTTTCATATTCATCGGGTTTATTTCCTTAATAAATTTATTACCAATACATGCCTTGATATTCCACAAACCACTCACCTTTCGCAACCTTCTTTCATCGAATAATTGTAGTTTAAAATTTTCTTGTACTGCAGGAGAAGCAACAATAATCAATCGCTTTGAAATACCCATTTGTTGTAAGTATGTTCGCATTTCTTCGCATACGGAAATCGCCGAACAAGTTTTACCCGTTCCCAAACCGTGGTATAATAATAAACCATTGTAAGGGGTTTGGAAAGACATAAAATTTCTAACAAACATTTGGTGCGGGTCTAATTCAAATTCAGTATTGTCGCATATTTTTTTGGTGTACTCTTCTATATTCTTATAATCTTCTTCATCGTGTGCTTCGTACCTGGTATCAAAAAACTCTTTTTTTTGTGCAATCTTAACATTGAAATCCGGGTCATCTTGGTTAGGATACAAATAAGAAAATTCAGATTTGTTTTTGGTAAGTTCTTCTCTATCCTTATCACTGATGCATTTTAACAAATGTTGATAATCCTGATCGCCTATATTTTTAGATATGTTTCCATCATCGTAACCCTTATATAACTCATCACAAGATTTACCTTTAGCAATACGTATTTTCCTCTTAATTTTAATAACTTTTGATTTTTTAACTGACATTCTATTAATATATTAGGTTATTAATTTATATTTTTCTAGCAATTTATTAATTTTACAAATCATATCTATTTTTTCTATATTATAATCTCTAATATAACACTTGCATTCATCTAAAGAAAACCATTTCATTTGACTTACTTCACTCTTTTGGTAGGTTTCCATTATATCTTTATTAAATTTCATGTGTCCCAAATAATAAATATGTTTGTATGATTTCATATTGGACCCAACAAATGTTTCTTCAAAAGGTAATAAATTTTTGATAATATTCACCGATTGTTTATCATAACCGGTTTCCTCTTCAAATTCTCTTAACCCACATGTTATATCATTCTCCTGATAATTACGACGACCTTTTGGAAATCCCCATTCAGGAGTATCCCATTCAGTAAAACTGTCCTTTACAAGACTTTCTAAATTATAACCTTCGGTGTCGCAAAATTTAATACCTCTTTTTATTTGAATAAATTTATCCTTGGCACTTTTTTCTTCTCCTCTGTATTGCAAACCAACGAAATCTCCCCATAAGGAAGACCACAACTCTGTGAAATCACGACTTACTATATTTTGTTTCTCATTGATTGTCATTTCATTTATTAAAGTAAGTATGTACTCTTTACTGTATAAAGGATATTTTCCTCTTAAAAAATCAACATACCCTAAACTGTCTTTTCTGCAAATCATTAAATATTCGAATTTATGCTCATTGTTTTTTCTGAAGGCAACAATACCACTGCTTATAATGGGATTTTTGCATTGATTATATAAGTGACCTTGTTTTCCACAATTATTACAAAATTGATATGTTTCACGAGACATCTATATGTTAAATTCATCTTCTTTTTATATCATTTCCTATATAATGGGATTAGACCCAAAAGTATGGATTCCACATTTTCAATTCATTATGCAAACAATTGCTATTTCATATCCAATACACCCCAATGATGTATCGAAAAAGAAATATTATGATTTTGTTCAAAATTTACCGGTATTATTGCCGGATAAACCAATGGGCGATTATTTTATCACGCTATTAAATGAATTTCCTGTTACACCATATTTAAGTTCGAATATGTCCTTCATGAAATGGGTTCATTTTATGAATAATAAATTAAATAAAGCCATGAATATTCCCGAAATTAATTTTTATGAAAGTTTAGAAAAATATTATGATGAATATAAACCAAAGGAAATTAAAGAGCAAAAAATTTATAAGGAACGCAAAAAATACATTCAGTTTGCAGTAGTTTTCGCGATTTGTGGATTAGTTATTTATTCTTACGGGAAATAAAATTAATTTTATAGCAAGACTATAGTCCCATGAAATTAACAATACCTTTAAAAACTTTTCACGAGATGAATTTGAAGGAATTAAAATCATATTTCATACATGTTTATCCTTCACTGGAGAGAAATAATAATACTCGGCGAAAATATCATACCAGAAACAGGAAAACTATTAGAAAACAATATATTTAATAATTATATATGAAAGCAGGACTAATGATTTTAGGGATAACCACCTTTCTAGTTGCAAACACATACTATGATGGAAAATATACAAAGATGCTATCTGTCAATCAAAAATATTTTAAAATGGCCATGTTTGCCTTTGTTGGATTTTCAATGTATCTTCTTATTAAAAAAAATCCAAGTGGGTCAAAATCAATGCTTCAACATGCAAACGCGCTAATAAAATACATGCCTATTGATAGGGAAACTGCCGATTTAATCTCTCCAATTTTTGATTTTACAAACGCAAAAAATAACATGGACTCTATGACTCAAAGCTATGTCGCCTATAACGACAATACTCCACAACACAAAAGGATGCTTAACTCGGGTGGCGACAATACTAAACGGAGTGTTAGCGAAACAAAAAAGAAATATGTTGCCGCTCAGCAAAGTTGGAAATGTAATAATTGCGCAGAACAGTTAAATCATACATTTGAAGTAGACCATAAAATAGATTTAAGATACGGGGGAACCAATCATGTTAGTAATTTAGTAGCTTTGTGTAGAAATTGCCATGGGGAGAAAACTCTGCAAAATAAACTCGAATAATTAAATGTCAATTAATTATAAGATAATGGGTTTAATAACTGGAATTGTATCATTGGTTATTTTGTTAGGATCATTAAGTAGAATACTAATACCTATAATTAGAAAAAAACCATCATTGTATGGATTTGGCACAACTCTGACATTGTTTCTTGGAATACTCGGTGGTATAATGTCACTGACAGGCAACTGGAAATGGTGGTGGGTGGTACCATCCAGTTCAGTTAGCATATATGCTATATTACAGTTAATCGCGCAAATTACATCATGGAGCAATGGTTCAGAAGTGTTGAAAAAATTCTTACCTCTCACCACTATTCTATCTACCATGTTATTGCTAATTAGTGTAATACCAGGACTAAAAGATATTGTTGCTCAAAATATGTCGTCTGGGATAAGATGGCCTATTATTATTATTTCGACTTTAATCATAATTTTTGCGTTATTTATTGGGGTTGGTGCAGGCAACATAATGTTGGGATTTTTAACAGCTGGGAATATCATGTCTAAAAACTGGGTGAGGATAGTAGTTTCATTAATTAGTACTATTTGGCTGGGGATTTATTTCGGTATGTCCACCGACCAGATGTATAAATGGTTTACTGGGGAAACTCTAACAAATACTTTAGCACTACGGGTATTACAATTATTAACATTTGGACTGGGTATTATTTCAGCATCTGCATTTTTCGCAGCAACACTAACTAATTTGCCAAATGAAATGGGATTTAGAGAGAGATTTAAAAGCATATTTCAAGGAGGGATATGGGCTCTAAGTTTGAAAATAATACTTGTATTGGTATTTATAATCGGTTTGATTATAGGGTTGGTTAAATTAGGTATAATGAACATGTCCACATCTATTGCAAATATTATTACACTTACAATACAAATACTATGTATCATAGCTATACTATTCGGTGCATTCAGATATGTTATTAATAACCCTAGATTGTTATCATCCATCAAGAATAATTTTTTGATTAAGCTATTATTTAATATTATCATGACGATACCTTGTTTGTTAACATATTTAACACAGGCTATATTTGGAACAATATCAGCAACAGGGGCAGCTGCTGGAAAAGGAGCATCTTTTGCCACCAAATTACAAATCGCTTCTCCTCCAAAAATGGTATTAATAATATTAGCCGTTGAAATATTGACAGTATCATCGTATGTGTTACTACCAATGTTTCGAAAATGGATATATACCTTTACTCCTGGAAATAACGGAGATATTGTCTTACGACAGCGAATAGCTGGTGTTCAAAATGTCATTTTGGCTGCCAGAAATAAATTCACAGATGATATATCTGTGAATGGTACTAAATTAAATGATATAAATTGGGAAAAGATATATTCGGAAAATCTTTATTTGTTAGATGACATTCATACCAAAGCATTAAAAGGATATTTAACAAATTTAGGCTATAAAGATTATTATGATACTATGAGAGACAACGAATTAGTCAATAATATTTTAGGCAAACCTATTACTTTGAATGCTGCTATTTCCTTTATTCAAACAAAAAACAAAGTTGATACTATCATCAGCGATTCTTTAAATATAAAACATCTAGCGAATAAGTTGGAGGCTTTAGAGAAACAACCAGAAGCAGGGGGATCATTTGATTCTAAAATTTTGAATAACAAACCAACATATATTAATAAAAAAACGCACATAGGATTGTATGAAAACCTGAAAGGACAAACTACTTCTACATTTAGTGATAATAAAGTGGTATTGAGATCGGCGGACGCTGCAGACGATTATAACTATAATTATGGATTGAGCGCATGGATTTTCCTAATGGCCCAACCTCCTAGTTATGGTGTTGGGTATTCCAAATTTACAAAAGTGTTAGATTACGCGGGTAAACCAACAATATTGTATAATCCAGATCTCAAGACATTAAAAATTACCATGAACACTTACAAAAAAGAGAACGGAGCTATTTACGCAAAAACAATTTACAAAACAACAGACTTCCCATTGCAAAGATGGAATAATATAGTTATTAATACTGTTGGCGGAACTTTAGATATTTTTATAAATAAAAACTTGGTTGCATCCATCTCTAATATAATTCCTTATATGACAAATGATGCAATTGTTATTGGGGATAAACCGGGTATCAGCGGAGCAGTTGCAAATGTTACTTATTTTTCAAAACCTATAAGTCAGCAAAAAATCACATTTTTTTATAATAATTTAGTCAATAAAGACCCACCGGTTATTTAATATAAATTTTAAGATAAATTTCTTAGTTTATATTATATCATGGACGCGCATAAAATAATAATTGGTGTTGTAATCGTAGTTTTAATATACTTACTTTATTTGTACTTCTTCGGTAGTAACAGCACTGTTTTAGTTGGGGTACATGAAACATCTCAGGAAATAAGAATTGACCAAGGTAGCCTTGCACCCGGTTCTACTCAGAATTTCACATATTCGATATGGGTTTATGTCAGCAACTGGAATGCTGGAAATGAAAAAATTATTTTCCAAAGACCATGTGGTTCTGGATTCTGTCCGAAAATGGCATTTGACCCAAACATGAATAATGTCACTGTTACTTTAGCAACTTATCCATCTGGGTCAGGAGCACCAACGACTGCTCAATGTTCTATCGAAAATGTACCTTTGCAAACTTGGACCAATCTCATCATGACATTGAATGGTAATGCACTGGATTGTTATTTGGATGGAAAATTGGTCCGCACTTGTTTGATGCCTGGAGTTCCTAATGTTTCGAATGCGGGGACACTCGTATTGACTCCAAATAATCAATCATTTCAAGGATATACCGGAAACTTCCAATACTTTAAAAGAGCAGTAAACCCGCGCGAGGCTTATTCTATCTACAAAGAAGGGTATGGTGGAAGCAATTGGTTATCCAATATGTTTAACAAATACAGAATTAAACTGGCTTTTATGAAAGACAACCAAGAAGTGAATAGTTTAGAAATCTAAAAATATTTATAATAATATATAGCAATGAGTACAGGATTTTTAACAGGTTTAAATAACAGAGTAAGAAATACATCAGCCACTACTTTAGGACAATTTAACAATTCTAATTTTGTCCTCGGTTCAAAATCATTTTTATCTTCCAATTCTTTAGTTGCAAAAATAGCATTTCTTATCTTAGTTGTGATCGGATTTATATTATTTGTTAGATGGGGTGCGCAAATATTAACATATTTCATGGCACCAACAAGAAGTCCAAAGCTAATATCAGGAATGAAACAGGGATATATAGCAAAAGTTGTATCACAAAACCCAGGTGTACCTGGGTCTATACCGGTAATGAGGTCTTCTAATCAAAGTGATGGATTAGAATTCACATACACAGTATGGTTGTTTATTAATAATCTTCAAAGTGGAAGTTCAAGAAAACATATTTTTCATAAAGGTAGCGAAAAAGCAGGTAGTGTCGAAGGTAGTTTCGGACCAAACAATGCCCCTGGTTTATACATTCACCCAACCAGAAATACTTTAATCGTTGTCATGAATACATTCGATAATATCACAGAAGAAGTGGAAATAAACGATATTCCAATGAATAAATGGATTAATTTAGCAATTAGAGTAGAAAATAACAAAATGGATATTTATGTCAATGGTACAATTGTATTGCGCCATATTTTCAAAAGCATACCCAAACAAAATTACGGAGATGTATATGTAAACATGAATCACGGTTTCAATGGGTTATTATCTGACTTATGGTATCATGATTACGCGTTAAGTGGGACGCAGATTGAGCAAATTGTCGATGCTGGTCCTGATATGACCATGGATGATAATACCTCAGTATTTCCAAATTATTTTTCTCTCAACTGGTTTTTTGAAAACAATCAAGCCCCGGCGGCAGGACAACCAAACGCCACGACTTGGCCAACAAAGATTACTCAATAAATAATTTCATTAATAAAATGATATTATTATAATTACTGGCGTAACGAAGGGTTAATACATATGTCCTTTGTCGGAAAAATTTTACCGGACATACAATTATCACTCTCATTTACTTTAATACAAGAACGAAAAGTTCGATCTGTACCTACATAACACCATCCCTTTTTACCCTTTTGTTGAACAGTGCTGTCTGATTGGTCCGGTTCATGTTGAGGGAAATTATTCAACCCCTTGAAATTACCAGCATCGATGGACTGTTCCAGCTTTTTATCCCGCGCGCTCCACATTTTGGATTGGACACCTGTTTCCTTAGTGATTATTTTTTTAACATCGGTAATAGTTCCTGCTGCAATATCTAAACCCAGTGCTGAACCCTTTTCGGTTAAATTCAGCGTTTTCTTAATACCTTCTGGAATATATTTTCCGTATGAAACTAAAAAGTTTTTAAATATATCGGTACCTTTTGCTAAATATGCGAAAATATTAAATCCCAACAATGCCACGATTACAACAATTAAAAATATTTTTACAATAAACATCATATCCCACTTTCCTACATTCGGTAGTTTTTTCGGAGTATTAAAGGACGGGATATTCGATGTTACAGGAGATGATTGTTCGATAGAAGGCATTGTGACTGGTGTTTTTCCATAATTTATGTTTTTTACAGTATTCGTGATCTTGGTAACAACATCGTCCATATACAGATTATAAATATTAAATTATATCATTGATGTTATGATTTACATCTTAAAGTATAATATTTGAAAAAAACGGCAAATTTACTTTTGTAGAGCAGTTATGAAGAGGGATTAGACATAAAAATAAATAAAACCAGTTTAAAAATATGGTTGTTTACTTGATTAATATGTGTAAATATTTCGATAATAAAAATTGTATGACTAGATGCCGAGAAATCCCAATAAAGAGATATTTTCTACCTCTAATTGGTATATTTTCTCTATCTGCTCTTCCTGAATTGCAAAATTTTGTGTATCTTCCATTAATTATTACATTTGGATTTTTAATTTTATTCTGGAATTTTCCTTGGATTGTATATTGTACTGCTTCAAAACCTTTGTATTACCAGGATTTATTCATTGATGAAAAAAAATTACCTAATTATGATGTTGATGATGGTATTAAACACAAATTCCAGATGATTTTAGAAACAGTTCTAATTATATCAAATGCTTTATTAACAGGCGCTCTAGCCGATTACTATTTATACAAAACAACAGGAGACGAGGGATATATTGAAATTATTGGAGTAACTGGTGGAATCATTAAAATATTCCAGATAATTAACAACACCATTAGTCGATTCATGTTAAAAATATTAAAGAAATGTATTCGAAAGGAAAATATGGATTTAAAAAGACGACAGGTGGAAAATATTGAACGAATCATCCGTTTAAAACGCCACCATAGTATCATTTGGAAAGAAATGGAAATGGCTCATACTACTGAAAATCATATAATCGGCAGGGGTCGTTCCGAAACTTTTTAATTGTCATTGAAGAGTACAAAATTTACAGAGGTTCGCTCAAAATACCACTTCTAAATAATTTAAAAATATATCTAAAGAGTTAAATATATTTTAATATACAATGAAAATTAGTTCTCTATTCTGTTTCTTTATCTTTTCCTCTACTAGACCAGTTTGCTACTCTACTGATAAATCTTCTTCTCTGGTCGACTTACACCAATTTAATTTATGGCGTATAAAATATAATAAAACTTATGAAAACGAATTTAATTTAAATAGTAAATTTTCGGCTTGGAGAAGAAACCGAGAGTTTATTAATGATTACAATAAAAATTATACCGATTACTCGTTGGAACTTAATTATTTCGCAGATCTTTATCATCCACAATGGTTACATCGAAAATCTTACAACCAACCCATGTCAAAATACGAAAATCCAATACAACCGTTAAATGAAATATTCCGCAATTTTAGCCTTCCAAATTCGGTTGATTGGAGAGATGAAAATGCAGTAACACCGATTAAAAATCAAGAACAATGTGGTAGTTGCTGGGCTTTCTCGGCAGTTGGGTCTATGGAAGGACAGTATGCTATTAAAACAGGTAGGTTGGTTAGTCTAAGCGAATCGCAGATTATAGACTGTGATATTAATGGTAGTGATTCAGGTTGTAACGGTGGATTTATGAATGGGGCGTTTAGGTATGTTATTGACCAGGGTGGAATTGATACAGACAGTTCTTATCCTTATAAGCCTCGAGAAGGAAAATGTATGTTTAATAAATCAAACTCGACAGTTTCATTTAGTACATACAGTAAGGTAAACGGGGGAGAAATAAATCTTAAGATGGCGGTTGCTACTATTGGACCAATTGCCGTAGGAATTGACGCATCCAGTCCCCAATTTAAATTTTATAAAACAGGTGTATATTATGACGCTTCTTGTTCTTCAACAATGTTAGACCATGGTGTTTTGGTTGTTGGCTATGGAACAACTGTAAATGGGTCTGATTATTGGATTGTGAAAAACTCTTGGGGTGTAAATTGGGGAGATAAAGGATATGTATATATGTCTCGAAACCGTAATAATAATTGCGGAATTGCTTCTAGTCCATCATATCCAGTTATGTAGATTGTGATATGGTTCGCCTAAATATGATGGTAATTATTGTTTTTTACTAATTTTGTTAGATTCTCTTTTGATAATATGCAAGAGAGTCTGGGAACTTTCAAGAATTTTCATATACGCAATTTCTGTTTCTTTAATGGTTTGGTCGTATTTTATCTCGACACATTTACATTTAACAAGGTCCTCATCTATTACGGTCAGTTCTTTTTGTAGCTTTGTCATCGTTTCTAATAAAGTTGTTTTTTTTTCTTCTTTCTTTGCGATTTTTTTAACGATAAATTTGCGTTTTTCATGCATTTCATCTATGCAATTTACTAATTGTGTGTTGTAATTTTCCATCGTCGAACATTCTAGTGCCATTATAATAAATGTTTATTAAATAATATTTATCGAAGTTAAATATTATATCTTTGAACATTTACACCGCGGACTTTATAAAATTATCAATGTCTTGATTACATAATAATGGCGTAAATTTATTTATTTTACTATCATCCCAATTCCACCATTTAATTTCTAATAATTTATCAATCTGTTCTTCTGTAAATCTTTTTTTTATTAATTTTGCTGGATTACCGCCAATTAAACTATAAGGTTCAACATTTTTAACAACATGGCTATTATTTGCTATTACTACACCATCACCTATAGTAACACCTGACATAATTGTTACATTGTCCCCAATCCATACATCATTGCCAATAATAACACCACCTTTGGTGGATGGGTGACCTGAACCATTAAAATCATTAAAAATATTTTTATTAATATGTCCAAATGGGTACGTTGTTACCCAATCTGTTCTATGATTTCCACCCAAATACACATTACAATTACTAGCGATTGAGCAGAAATTTCCAACTACTAGTTTAGCACCACCTCCCTCCCAATGAACTATTGGTTTTCCATATGTATATTTACCAAACATTTATATACTGTTTTATAAATTTATTTTAGAAAGAACGCGGAAATACTATGAAACTAAAAAATATCTGGATTATGTCGGCGTTTTAAATGTTCGAAGGTGTAAACAAGAAAATATACCAAAATAGAAATAATCCGCATATATTTATGCGGATTATTTTATAATATTGTACCATCGTATATCCAATAATAGAAACAATTATATTATTTAATACTGCATATTACAGGGTAAACTTTTACACCATTTGAATATTTCAACGGTATTATCTATTACTATTTACAATAATAAATATAACCCATGCTATCACAAACAGCGGCATTCCTGGACCATCGACAATTTTATTTTTTCGTTGAAATGGTAACAGTTTCATCATGCTTAATAATACCAAAAAACTTGCGAATAATCCAAAATATTTTTGATTACCAGATAAATGATTTCCAACATTTAAACCAAGAATTATCCACGACAAAGCAAATATTAATGGGAAAACAACCGGTGGGGTTTGTTTTTTAACCATATATTGTTTCATCATCATTACAGCAAAAACAATTCCCAAGGAAGGAAGTATAAACATCAGTTTATTTGGTTTATTTATAGATAATATGTATGCAGTGTATATCCAACCCATTATAAACATTCCCATTCCAATAGGTTTTCCTATTGGATGATTTGGAAATCCTAATTGTTCAAATGAATTTTTAATAACTACCCCAAATATTACTAAACCAGCGGCAATCGATGTTTGAATTAGTAAATTAGTATTAATTTTCATTATATAATACAATTCTAAAAAATATTAATATTATGTATATGATGAATTTTAAAAAATACATTACTGTTTTTTTTATTTCCAGTTTTATTTCTATAATTACCCTAGGATATATTGAAATTGCTTATAATAAAAAAAATCGACCGTCATCTGTTCCATATGAATTATTTCCAATTTTTATACCATTATTATATGGTATTTTCGGAGTAATTAATTACTATATAATTTCCAATTATGGTAATAACTATAGTATTGTTGTTGGTATTGTTTTTGGTATATTATTATCTATTATTGGTAGATTTGGTCTTGATTTACCAACTAGGTTGTTTAATTTTACAAAAAATACATCATATAAAGTTCATATTTATGCGATAATAATATATGCAATAATATTTAGATCGCTTATTACACCTTTGACCAATCATATTATTTTATAAATATGATTTACTTTGTATTTTTCATAACAGTAGAATATTTTACAGGAATTTAAAAGAAGTAATCTTCATTTTTTAAATCTTCAAAGGGTGTAATAACTTCGCATTAATCGGTGACGCTTAGATTTTTAACTCCCATAACATTATTCTCTGTAAAACACATAAGTGTTTTCTACCTGCTTTTGATATTTTAACGATTTTTTAATATTTATTAATATTTGATTTATTAATAAAACACTCTTTACAACAAATCTTCTTCTGAAATGTTGTTTTCAATGCAAGCATTTATATATTGACTTAAATGCATTTTTTAAAGGGCTGGAAGAAAAATAATGCAGCTGCTGCACCAGCAATACCCTGGTAAAATATATTACGACGAACGTTAGCAGATTCCCTTTTAATCTTAATTTGTTTAGGTGTTAAAGAATCCTTAAAAGGTGTACCTATATATCTCGTTCTTACTAAATAATACATTGTTGATGCACAATAAATAGCCATCGCATATGCTAAATAAATCGACATTCGACAAACCTCCATTTATATAGAAACATAAAATTATCTGGTTTTTTTTGTTTTTTTGTTTTTTTTGTTGTATTTCCTTTTTACAGTTTTTTTGTTGTATTTTCTTTTTTTTGTTTTAATTTTCTTTTTGTACAATCTCCAAATAAGTCCAAAAGACATTATATATATAAAATATATATTATATAAATGTTGCTTCCTGATATAATACTTTGGAAGATTTGGACTTATATAGGTCCAAGAAGCTATTTTATTGATAAACATTTGTTAACTATTATTGAAAAGAAAAAACAGCTTTTTACAGCAAAACCTTTACGCATATATTATAAGCTTTATCGATGGGAGAAAAAACACTACATTAATCGAATTGGTCGACCAACTATGTGTGCAGAATCTTCAGTATACTTGGACATTTCAGGAAATTGTTCTATAGGTAAAGTGAATCAAAACCAAACATTGCAAATTTCACAGCAATTAGCAGATAAACTAATACCTATTTCCACTATTAAAGAGTCAAAGGGTAGTTCTAAGTTAACTGTTTTACATTGGACAATTAAAACAGTTTGGACAGTTGATAGAAGAACGACATTGTATTCTAGATTATGGCCTAGTTGGACTCCTGACCATTTTGAAACATCTTAACACACTCATAAATTTTGGCGGATTCATTCAAAGCAAAACATCCTCTTTTCTGAGCCATACCTATAAATCCAACCATTACATTAAGTGCAGTATTCTGATCAACAATGGGAGTGTTTGCCAAATTAATGGATGGTACTGCTGCTGCTGGTGCTGCTGGTGCTGCTGCTGGTGCTGCTGCTGGTGCTGCTGCGGCTGCTGGAGCTGCTGCTGGTGCTGCTGCTGCTGCTGGTGCTGCTGCTGCTGCTGGTGCTGCTGCTGCTGCTGGTGCTGGTGCTGGTGCTGCTGCTGGTGGCGTTGTTTTTTCTTCGGTAGATAACTCTATTATGTTTTCTGAACTCATTATGCATTATAATAATTTATTTATTTAAGTTGAAATTTAGATAATGGTTTAAATTATGTATTTCTTGGTATAAATCCCAATTGACTCATTTTATCTAATTTGGCAATTGTATTTTCCAGATTCTTTTCGCTATCAGTGAATGAATTATTAAATAGATAATCTGTTGCTGGTTTTATTTCGTTTTTCTTTACTTGTCGATAAATAACATTTATTTTGTCTTTTATATGAGATATTTGTTCTTTGTTCGTAAATAAAGGTATTTTTTCATTGAAATTCTCTGTAATTAATGATATCGCAAAATATATTAACCATCGTCTCCGTTTTTTTAGACCGCTACTCCAACGCAAGCAGAATATATCCAACAATGCTTTTACAATTTTAACATGTCCGATACTTTTATTTTTAGCTTCATATAATAATATATCCCATATCATCCATACTATATCGGTTTGGTCTTTATTATTAACTGGGATGTGACTGCGTCTCCCACATATAACTTTTTGTTTTAGTTTTTTAATTAATGTTTCGTACTCTAATAACCATTCGACCCAATAACAACCCATGGCACCATTATAATTATCTTTTGATAAATGATAACCTAATTCATTAATAGCAACGAAAAATATATTTTGGTCTTCTGTCATAAATATCTTTGTCCCATAAGACACATCGGGTGCCTTCAATCTCTCTGCTAAATTGGTCATGTTAAAATCTGCCTTATCAAACTTTACTTTAGAAAACGGATGCTTTTTACGAGATTGACACAATATTGACATGATTTCTGCGAATAATTGTCGTATCTTAGGACTATTTCTCATTTTTAATTCATTATCTAAATATCCACTGGTTATTATATCCTTGAACACTTCATATCTGGACTGAATATATATTGGTAGTTTAGGGTTTCCTAAATGAATATGTCTCCCTGTAAATTCCAATATTATTTCCCATAATATCGCATACTGTCCTGCACAAATAAACTCGATGCTCCAATAACAAGCCGGTTCTATTTTCCCTTCCCCCAGAGACTTTAGTAATTGTTTTCTGACATCCGATTTTTTATACTTAGAAAATGTTATACCTTTGAATTCCTTTATGGACCTTTTATCCGAAATTTCATCAGTCATATTCATTATAATACAGAAAATATAAAAAATATACCAATAATACATATAATGCTGATGATACTGGTTAAACAAATAAAACAACTGTTCAGAAAAATTGCAAAAGGTTCTTTCTGGTTCAAAATTACAGTACTTACTTTAATTATATTGATCGCATGTGTAATTGCGAATAATAACAGACCAGAAGGCTTTGTTCAAAAAAACAAATTCGAAATGAAGCAAGGAACTGATATTTACGACGATTTTTATGCTTCTATTTACAATGATTTGGTATTCGATAAAATTAAAAATGAATATGAAGTTGGTGAAATTATAAATACAACTCATCCTACAGAGCATAGTCTAATTCTAGACATAGGCTCTGGTACAGGACAACATGTAGCAGAGCTTAACGACAAAGGCTATCCTACGATTGGTCTAGATTTGTCTCCAGGAATGATTGGTCAAGCGAAAAAAAAATATCCCAATTTAAAATTTAAAAACGGCAATGCTTTAGAATTTATGTTGTATCCGGCTCACAGTTTTACTCATGTTCTATGTTTGTACTTTACGATATATTATATTGAAGATAAACAGCAATTCTTAAAAAATTGCTATGACTGGTTAAAACCTGGTGGATATTTTGTATTACATTTAGTTAATAGAAATAAATTTGACCCAATTATAAATTCGGCAGACCCGTTGCAAATAGTATCTGCTCAACGATACGCTAAAAAACGCATCACTAATTCTCTAATTAAATTTAAAGATTTCCAATATAGGGGAGATTTCAAATTAAATAAAGACAACGATATTGCTACATTCGAAGAGATATTCAAGGATGATAAAACTAAACATATACGACAAAATGTTCATAAAATGTATATACCTCCCCAGAAACATATATTGTCTATTGCGAAAGAACTAGGGTTTGTGTTGAAAGGTAAAATAGACTTGGTTCCTGTACAATACGAATATCAATACCTATATGTGTTGTACAAACCCGAGTAATAGTGTAAAATCTGTCAATATTTGTCTTTATAATATCCCACACCATCGATGTCATTTTTAAACACATAGCCTATTTTCTCTCCATTGAATATTGCGCTTTGGATAAAAGAGTTATTGTCTTCTCTATATAATTGTTGGTTTTTTGAATTATCATTTTTGTTAGTAAAAACTTCTCTTATTTTCTCTTTGTATGTGAAAATTAGAATAATAATGACAATACAAGACAATAATATAATATAATTATCAAATAACAAGTTGAACATTATATTATGTAACCAGTACATTTGTTTAATACTTACTTTGGTCAACATTAAAATTTTATTAATGTTAAAAAATTGAATAATTTTAATAACTTACCATCATTATTAATAATGTCTACCAACAAATCAATTCAGTTAGGATTATGTTGTATCAATACAATTTTACGAACACAAAACCCACCTGTGTTTTGTTCAAGAAAACTTATCATGCGAACTATTCGAGAAAAAGGAATTCTCGCATTAAAACAAAAAATAATCGCGAATGTGCATGATTTATTTAAAATGATTAAATGGAACGAAGAAAACGGTATTAAGGTTCTTCGTATTTCTAGCGAACTCTTCCCTCATTTTAGTAATCCCAAAATTAAAAAATATAGCATGGATTTTATGGATAAAATATTGAAAGAAATCGGTCATTATGCTAGAAGTTTGAACCATCGGTTAACATTTCATCCAGGACAGTATAATGTAGTAGCTACTCCAAATGAAAAAACTTTTCAACAAACAGTATGTGATTTAAGTTATCATGCAGAAGTTCTAGACAGAATGGAAATGGGAAAGGATTCTGTTATGGTTGTTCATGGTGGCGGTATGTATGGAGATAAAGAAAAAACAAAGCAGAGATGGTGTGATAATTATCTTAGATTACCACAAAGTGTAAGAAATAGGCTTGTATTGGAAAATTGTGAAAAATGCTTTAATATCAAAGATTGTCTTGAAGTATCAAATAAAATAAATATTCCTGTAGTATTTGACACACATCATTACGAGTGTTACAAACTTATGCATCCCAAAGAGGTCTTTGAAGACCCTTGTTATTATATACCTCAAATACTAGAAACTTGGAGTAGTCGGGGTATAAAACCAAAATTCCATGTTTCTGAACAAGGGAGTGGTAGATGTGGTCATCACTCTGATTATATTGAAGTTATCCCATACTATCTTCTTGAAATTCCAGAAAAATATAACATTCATATTGATATACTAATTGAAGCCAAAATGAAGGAACAAGCTATTTTCAAATTATACAGTAAATATCCATTCCTTAATTGCAAAGACTAAAATTTTACCAATTATGAATTCATCTAATACGGCAAATAAATAGCGGGAATTACCTTCACTAGTCAATACTCTTGTTGGAATACATAACACAAATGTCATGAATCTTTTGTATTTTCAAATTAATATAGTAATTTATTAAGTTCTGTTCATCTAAAATTATTAAAATGCATTGTATATGATCCTTTACGCACTAGTTGGTATGATAATTATCTACTTATTATTTATTGTATTTATAAAAGTGCGATTTAATTTTTGGTCCAAACAGCCTGTTTTTCATTTATATAATTTATATTATTGGTTATGGCCGTGTGGCGTTATTCAGCGCGAGTTGCCTCCCATCACAAAATTTTATAACAGAAAGATATTAACTAACAAATTTAAAGATGTGTCCGCTGAAAAAAAGGAACTCTTTTATACTTTGATAAAATCGCATTTTTTAAACGGTAGAAAGGAAATATATAATCCTCCAAAATTCGCAGTTCTGGAATATTTTAAAGGACATAATAAAAATTCACATCTTTCTCTCCAATTTGAAAAATTACCAATGACAAACAAAGGTTTTCTATCACAAAAATCATCTAATAAAGTGATTTCGGCAATGTCAAGTAGACCGCTTACAGCAACTTTTAATAACAAAGAAGTATTGGTAAATTATGTAGATTTTTTATGCGTCCACAAAAAATACAGGAAAGGGGGATTGGCCCAACAGATAATTTATTCGCATTATTATAATGCTAGAAATGATAACGCTGGTCCCGTTTTTTTATTTAAAAGAGAAGGGGTTATTAATTTTATTGTACCATTAACCGTATATACCGCACATGTATTTCCCTTAAAATATTTAAAACATCCTAATCTAGATTTACCTAATAATATAGTATGTCATCTTATCAGTGATTCTAATTTCTCCATGTTTACACATTTTTTTGGAGAGATAAAAAGTAAATTCAAATGTTGTATAACACCAGACCAATCGCATATAAAACATTTAGTATCAAAAAAAATGTTATTTATTTGTTTAATAATGGAAGGACAGACGCCAGTCGGTGTCTACATATATAGGACACCATTTACTAAATATGATGGTAAACAAAGTATAGAGTGTATAGCGTCTTATTATAAATTGGGGTACTATGATATATTTATCAAATCCTTCCGGAATACAATTGTATTAATTAACCAAAAATATCAAATCGATATCTTAATAATGGAAAACATATCTAATAATAATGACATTATTAATCATTTACTCAAAAAATCAACAGTATTATGGAAGTGTCCAATGGCGTATTTCTTATATAATTTTGCCTACAAGCCATTTTTTTCAGCGGATGTTTTTTTAATTAATTAATAAAATCTTTATTTAGTAATGAATAGAAAACTTCTAAATGATGTCAGAAAATTAATGTCTCGTCGAGGATTTTTGTTACAGGACCGTATATTAAATGATAAACTTTCAAAAACATCATCGTATAAAAAATACCCGGGGGCTAATTTAGCACTGTCATTATCAGATAAAGAAATCAACAACAAGTTTAAATCAAAATAATTATCTTGTATATTTACCGGCTCTTGCAAAAGAATCGACAATAAATATTACGAAAACGCCTAAAAATAAATATAAAACTAGTTCTTCTGTAACATTTTCTGTTTTTTCATCCTTTTGTTCTTCCAACAAATGAATCATGTAGTTTAGTTTAGTCATTAGTGCATCCTTATTTGCATGTGCTTCAGAAGACGATCCCTGTAGTTGATTGTAATACGGCACGTATTGTTTGTAATAATTATCGGCAGCAACATCCCCTAACTGAGCAAAGTTTTCTTGCGTCACTTCTTCAAATTCCTCGTTTTCGTCATCTTCTTGTACATTGTCTGGTTTATTCATTTTTTGGTCTTCCATAATATTATTGGTTGGTAGTGGTGGTGGGGTAAAATCAGCAAGACCATCGTCATCATCATCATCGTCTGCTCTTTCCGAGATATTATCAGTTCTACCACCATACCCTTGTATCATTTTCGTCTGTGTCGTCGATAAACTGTTTAGAAGATTATCAATTTTGGATGTTTTTTTGGTTTGCCTTTTTCTAAGAGTTCGACAATGTTTTTTTTTTGATGGTTGTTCTGTATTTTTAGATTCAGTGCTCTTTATAAATGAAAAACCAAGGGATGACATACTTATAAAGAAAAGAGATAATTTTTTATTGAATGTTCCTAAAAAAATATAATTAAATGTATATAGGATGAAACTTTATGTAGAATTAGGATTAGCAGCATTAATGTCTGTTCTTGTTTATGAAAAACCCAAATTTTTAACCAATACCGTAAATACCACTTTAGGAAAAATTAGCATGATACTAACAGTTGGACTGCTTGCTAAACAATTTGGAATAAATGCCGGTCTTTTAGCTGCAATTATAATGGTATTATTGTTGGAGAGTCAAACAGAGTCCTTTGAATTACCCCTAGACCTATCTAAGGGGATGAAAATAAAAAACACCGTTGGGTCAGATATCGGAGAAGAATGCTCCACGGATAAAGATTGTGCTCCATGTAAGAAAAAATGTAAAACTAAATTGGATGCTTCTGGAAAACCTGAAATGTGTGCATGTGGAAGTTCATGCACAGGTGGAAAATGTACAGCTACCGAAGGATTCGACCTTCGACCATCAAGCTTCCCGGTAACTGGAACTGACCGCATTGGATTATCTCGAATGTTGAAAATAAATGCATTAAACTCCAAGATGTCAGCATCCCAACAAGCAAATGGTTGTACCAAATGGCCGAGGAATTGCATATTAAATTAACTTCTTAAATTATATATATATATGGAAAAAATATCTATATTTTTTATTACTATTGTATTAGGTATCATTTTTAGTTACAGCTTTCAAAATAAAGAATCTTTTTTATCTAAAAAATGCAATACTTTATTATGTCAGAAAAAAAAATATTCGGTTACCTCAATTAAAAACGCGGTAAGTAATAAATTCACAACAGTTACTTCTGGTCATATTGATAATCTTAAAAAACATCTCTCCAAATTCAAAGAGAGATGGTTATAAAAATAAATATTAGTTTATATTAGTATGGTAAAAAGAATTACAAAGAGATTTATGAATGGACCATTTCCATTTTTAGATAATGCTAGATATTATTTACATTCTATAAATACAAATCCTTTATTTATCGGATTGATGGTAATTATGTTAAACATAGGTTCAAAATATATTACAATTAAATTAAGTAAATCGCAAGAAGAATATATTAAAAATTCATTAGGGCGACAGTTTCTTATCTTTGCTATTATGTGGTCAGGTACTAGAGATATTATATATGCAATTCTTCTTACCGGAGTTTTCGTCGCGATGGCAGATCATTTATTTAATGAAGAAAGTCAGTATTGCGTGGTTCCAAATTATTTAAAAAATTACGCGAAAGCAGTAGATACAAATGACGATGGTTATATAACAGCCAAAGAGGAGAAATCCGCGCTGATAACTTTGGAAAAACTTAAAAAACAAAAACAAAAACAAGCATACTTAAGATATCATAAAAAATAATATAACTATTATAATAAAATAAAAGTTATATATAAATACATATATGGCAACACTATTACAGTATAACGCGTTGACACCAATGCCTACACCCATTGACCCTGACCAACCACCACAACCTACTGCAGCACAATTGCAGACTGCCAAAAATGAATATGAGGAATCTAAGAAGGGTGACGAACAACCTTTGCCACCACCCTTCACATATGGTAAAATATATAGGTGGTTAAATGATACAAACCCTATACTTAAAGTTGCCAAAGCACCTTCTCTATCGTCGTCAGAACTAAAACAATTAATACTAGATTTGCCTAAACCAGATACGCAATTAACAACGATGCCCACCAGAGAAGTACAAACTACTTCTTTTTTAGATTTGGCCAGACAAACATTAAGAAAAAAAAAAATATCTAAAATAATGAAAAAATTAAATGCAAAAATAGTTAATCGAGCAACAAGACAACCAATGAGACGAAATCAAGATAATTATAAACTTCTTATTGAATTATCTACTGAATTAACTGGTAAACATACTATATTTTATTCAAGTCGAATGACACAGCAGAAAACTAACGAAGGTCCCCTTATACAAGACGGGTTGGGGTTACCTCAAAGTTTTAATTTTCCAGAGATATCTAGAAAAGATAAAACGACACCGTACAGTCAGTCTCGAGATATTAAAAATAAAAAATGGAATGACATTTCGAGAGCTCTAGAAAAATGGCTAGACGCTCATTTCCATAAAGGTCGTGAGTTGGCATTACCCAATCCTTTATACCATGACCAGACCAGATTCGATAAAATTTTCAGAATCAGTGATTTTATCTGGCAATTTTTACCAAATTCACTTGATACATTAACTGGGAAAAAACAACCCTTCAAGTTTTACATTACTAATAATTTGACAAATCGACGAGACCCAAATTTATATATTGTATTAAAGGTAAGACTAATCGGTCGACTAATACAAGGAAGTATACTTAATCCTGGACGGTCTTTACCCGTTTCCAAACCCATAGTTAAAAATGGCAAACTCAAAAAAGCATCTTCTGCATGTAGTAACATGTTTATCGATTTAAAAACGATTGTCTATGACAAATACCATGCTGCTCCTGGGATTTTCACCGATTCGGCTTCAGATAATTTTGAAAAAAAAATGGTCAGAGCAACTTCTTCGAATATCGCATCTAAAAATATCAAGTTGTATTATGACAATAGAAAAAAAGCATTGGCTTTTTGGGAACAAGAATATTATTGTCGCCAAGCAATGAATTTTAACGCGGGAATAGACTCAGGGTGGCCAGATGTCAACATGGGAGATTCTGCACGATATCCATTTGACCCATGGACTCTACAACCAGCAGTACCGACAACCTCGAAAATCGTAACATATCCAAACGGATTACCTAGACAGGGACCTAATGGAGAAGCGACTGTCAGTTATCCTGATAATACAATTGATCAAATGCGAGCTTGGTACGCACTACAACAAGCACCATTCGACAGACCACCATGGCCTATTCCTTTCTCTCCACTGGGAATGTCATTAAAACCAAAGGAGGTTTTAATTTTATTCCAGAGAATAAATAATTTTTTAAATAACCCAGAAGGTGTTGGTATTCCTCTTCCTGAAGCTACCATAACTGATGCAATTGACATTCTACAACCCTTATTAATCCAAGGAAAATTGCCGAAATTAACAACTGTCGATTTAACTCAACAACAATGGAACGCATTATTTAAGCTTTATGAATATGTGTTATATAACCGTTATGATAATAACGAAACGCAAGTTTTCCTTGAACCATACGAACCGTATCCAAACTTACCACTTCCTCCCCCAGGACAACGATTTGGGACTTGGTTAATCAGTCGAACTAGAAGACAATATGCTATCCCAGTGTCTATGGTAGAACCTTGGCCTGCCACCGCCCCAGTGACAGACTATCCTTTATTAAATGTTTTACCAGAGGTGAACCCAAGAAGACGTGTCTCATGGCAACAGGTTAAATCAAATAGATTTTATGAAATAGAAGCAAAAAAATGGGCGGAGTGGATGATATTGGTTTGTCCATTTCCAATTCCAGGATTTCCACTATATTCAAGTTATATAACTTTGTTACAAAAATATAAAATTAATAAACTGAATGCTACATCAATTATAACACAACCTTCACAGGTAGCCCCCTCAGAAACAAATTGTAAGCTTCCGCCTAATAATTTTATCAATCTTCCTAGTTCATTTCGAAGAGGAGCTAGAAATAAATTATTATGGACACTCCCTAGCGAGGCAAATAGAACATCGCAATATATCAACCCTTATTCAGCTGTTAATTTACCAGACGGGTGGCCACACCCGGACAGTATACTAACAAATGACGCACAACCTAGTATTGGGAAATGGTTATTCACAGGACCCGAAGCAGGTAAGTATCCTACTCAAATATGGCCTGTCAATAATATGCGAATAAATGGAGTTATCCCAGCATTTCCAGGTGCTTTATATCCACCGTTAGAAATTTTGGAAACAAAAAATATTCGTCGCACAAACCGACATGATTTAGGAGGTTGGAAAGGTGGTAAACGCAGGAAAACGCTTCGTAAATACAAAAACCTGCAAAATAAAACATTGAAACGCAGAATAAGAAAAAAAGGGAAAAAAAATTAGTTTTTTTTTCCCAGTGTTTTTTCCAACTCTTCGATGCGATTTGTTAAAATTGCTATTACTTCATGATTTACTTCATGATTTACTTCTGGACTATCAGTACTATACCACCAATAATAAGCACCACAAACACCATTATAAGTAATTTTAACTACATTAACTCCTAAATCAACCACTTCATATAATAAATATCCTAGAACCATATATATAAAATAATATATAATATGTATATGGCCTTTGTGATTCGACAAGATAATGAAGACAGGGTTGTTTTTTATAGTAAAAAAATTAACCAACCCGTTAATATTGTTTCTGAATATGTAGAAAGGGGTGACTCTTGTAGATTAACATATTTAATTAAAAAAAATATGTTTTTACAATGTGAACATTTATCTAATCCAGTATTTTTAGGTTCTCGAACTCTTGATGAAGATTATACTTTTTCTGTTTTTGCTAGAAATTGTCTATAACTGAAAAAAAGGCACTCACAAAAAATTCATTAAAAGTAGAGGTACTTTTGTGTTTTGGACATTTTAAAAATGTCCAAAATGGAAATCTTGCTATATTTTGGAGGTGTTTTTTCTGCACTTTTGCACATTCATCTTCAATGGTGTAGGTTGGAAAAAGAGACAATGTGTTTTCTCGCCACTACATAGGTTTTTTTGGACATTTAAAATAAACATTTAAGCATATTTTTTGTTATCATTATATATATGCAAAAAATATGCTCGGATTTTTACTGCGATGTTTGTGACTATAAATGCTCACGATTATTTCTATGGAAGCAACACATTTCCACTAGGAAACATAAAATGGTAACAAATGATAACAAAATGGTAACAAAAAATATGCTCAATTGTGTCTGTGGAAGGACCTACAAGTATCGTAGCGGACTTTCTAGACATTTTAAAAAGTGTCCCTACATTGTAGACAACTCGAAAAATCTTGTACAACTAATACACAACGAAAAAATAAAGAAATTGGAGGAAAAAAATAGTAAATTAGAATTGGCGTTATTAGACCAACAAAAAACGATGGATATTTTGGCAGAACAACTGCCAAAATTAGTCGAGGCTACTGTTAATATTGCGAAAAGACCGTTGAATGTAAATAATACAAATTGTAACAATAAAATGACAATTAATATGTATTTAAACCAGGAATGCAAGAACGCCATGAATTTAACTGATTTTGTCGAAAATGTCAAAATATCAATAGAAGATTTAATGTATACGCAACAACACGGATACGTTAAAGGAATTAGCAATATATTAGCAAAGCAATTAAAAGATATGGACCCAAAGAAACGACCAATTCACTGTAGTGATAAAAAACGAATGCAATTTTACGTGAAAGAGGAAGACAAATGGGAAAAAGATAAAGAACATAAAAAGATTGACAAGTCAATAGCCAAAATTAAACATAACCAAATCTTAAAAATAAGAGAATGGGAAGATGTTCATCCAAATTTTACAGAAGATTGTCAGTTAATAAAAGTATATAATAAGATGATTGCTGAAACCATGGGAAGTTGGGATAATGATAACGATAATAATAATATCAAAAAACAAATGTCCACCATAATTGAAGTCAAGGAAAACATGAAGGACTAGCTACGCTTCTTAGAAAGACGCTTCTTAGAAAGACGCTTCTTAGAAAGACGCTTTATTTGTTTGCGTTTATTTCGACGTCTTGTTTTTTTCCTACATCGTTTTTTTCCACCCATTTTTAAGCTGCGGTCCCATGTCGCTACCCTATCCTTAAAAGTTTTTACAATGGTTCCGGTTTTTCCTTCAATAAATTTAGAAATAATTTCATCTACATCAGGAAAGTCGGTATATGAAATACAATTTATATCTATATTTACAAGTGGGTTTTTACCATAAATGGATTTTTTTTGTAGATTATTTAATATATAAATAACTAAATTGTGGTAAAATTTCAGGTTTCTTATAGATTCACCCGTGGTTGATTTAATTAAATTTTGAGAACGTGCGCTTAATGGTAATGTTGCAATAACCTTTTTACCAGAAGGAGGGTTGTGTAAAACTACCAAAACATCAATACCAAACCCCCCACATTCACCCTTGTAAATATTAGGTGATGTCGCGACTGATTTATTGCAAGTCTCTATTAATGTTTTTATATTACTATATAATTTTTCATTTAATTCTTGTGTAGTAGTTGTCAAACCCAATCTAGGACCAGGTGTATCTTTTATAAAACGAGTTTGTGTCTCGCCTTGCGCACCCCATGCAATACCATAATTAGGTTTAGAACTGTCCCACGAACCACCACTTTTCAAAGAGTCTATAAACCATTTCGAATCATTGAAAAAACGACATAATTGTTGATTATACGATTCTTGTATGGAGACCAATTTAATTGTCCCCAACACAACATATACATATCTATCCTTGCAATTATTGGTAGACTCAACTATTATATTAAATATATTTTTAAGAGTAGAAAAACTGGAGCCGATTGTTTCGTACTCAATATTTTTTCCTTGTAAAATAGATTCTCGAAGATTGCGGTAAGTTGTTGCACTACCCCCATGTGATTTAATTTTTAATAGTTCCTGTTGTTGTTCGGGTGGAAACTTATTAAATTCAGAATGTTCTTTCAATTCCTTTTGCAATCGAAACTTTCTATTTATTCGTGTTTCCCCAGGAGTTTCCAACTCCAAGTTTAATTTGCGTGTCATCTCTTTTCTTTTACTCTCTGCTTCAACAGAGCCTTCTATCTTAGGTCCATGTCTAGTATTATAGTATATATCATATATTTCCTTTGTAAATTCATTTCTTTCTTGTACTTTCATGTCATTCCAACCACTAGATGTCCATGGTTTTTTTTTTAAATATCTGACAAATAAATTACGAATGTTTTTTTTATAATTTTGATTATTAACAATATTATGGTCATGTGATATGCTTTCTATTTTTGCCCACTCTTTACGACTCGATGTGGAATTTAATAATTTGCAGTATTTTCTAGCTTCGTCAAATCCGGTTGATTTACCTGACCCCATCAAACCCATTCCTACTACTATAAATCTAATTTTCGGATTTGTTTGAATGAAACTTTCTCGACCATCAGAACTGTCTGTAGATAAATTACCACAGTTTGTTATAAAATTATGTCTATCGAGAGACAATTGCTGTTGTGAAGCACCATCACGCATTATATGTTCAGCTGGTTCTACTATGTATGCATCTGGGTATATTTGTGACATAGATATATTAATATATATTGTTATTAAAATATCTAGATATTCAAACTCATGGTGTTTCTTTCCGAACGAGGCTTTCGTTTGGATTTTCTAGGAACATCTAAATCAGATGATTCTATGTTTTTAAGGTCTTCTACGCTAATGGTACTTTTATTATCCGGTTTTTGGATATTTACACGCTTCGTTTTTAATCCAGATAAGATATCGTTAATATCCCCAGGACCTTTCATTTCGGGTCTTGATTTCCTAACTGATTTCTGATTATTAACTGATTCAAATTTTTCCTCCATATTGATAGCATCATCGAACCGCGCAACTCCTCTAGCCATGCCAACATCGGGTCTTTCTCTAGACATGTTGGGTGGTGGGGGTCTTCTTCTCATTTGAGGAGGCGGTCCAGGCGGACCAGGGGGTTGCATTCTTTCTCCCATTACCCCTGACATAAATCCTCCAAATCCAGGATTTTCTTGACTCATGCTACTTACTGCCGCTTGTGTAAATTGTTGCATTAATTCTGGATTTTGTCTCATAATATCATCCATTCCAGGCATCGAAGATTTAAACATGGTATTTGTCATATGTAACATGGCTGCACTCCCTCCTAACATAAATAATAGTTTTAATTCTGGTGCCATTTTTGTTTTTCCTCCATATTTCTCGTGCAGTTCTCCAAAAATATCATCATAATCATCTAAATTTTCGCTAACAGACTCTCCCCAACCATCCAATTTAACATCAAAAGGGTCGAATTTAACATTGAGAAACTCGATAGCAGATACCGCGGCCATTAACATTTTACCTTGGAATTTAACTGAGTTATTTTTTTCCTTTTCCGATTTAATCATTTCATATTCTCCTTTCATTTCTGACAAAGGACTATCCATATTATATTTTTTAGTCAATTGAATTCCCTTTTTCTCCAATGCTTCGAGTTTTCTTAATATTTGTAATTTTTGCTTTAAGGTTTCTTCGTTTGACAAAACAGGTGTTTTCGGTACATGTTTTGTTGGGTCAACCGGTATATCGTTAAATTTTGAATATCCGTCCCATGTTTTTTCCTTTGTCGGATCTGATGCGGATGCTGCTCCTAAAGAATGTGTGGGATTCAACTCTTGTACGGAATTAACAAATCGCGGAGTCTCATTTTTTTCATTTATATCAATACTTTTATTGATACGGTGGGTTGGCATGGAATTAAAAATAGCGTCAGCTGCATCTTTTCTAGTAGTCCCTGTAGATGATGAACTATTCAAGTTGATAGTTGTATCCAAGGACTCTAAATCAGAAAGTTTTATATCTGATTTTGGAGACGTTGTTCTGCGTTTATCATTCATGAGCATTTCGACACCTGGTCCAAAATTAACACTTCTCTTCGGAGAGTTTCCTGAATTTAATTCTGGTAAATTATTTAATTTAATCGCTCCACTATCTACAGGAGTCAATGTTGATAAATTTGGTTCTGTTGGGGAAATATTTATAACGTCGTTCATTATGATTAAACTAGAACTTTTAATTTTAAGTAAGACGCAATTATAATATATTATTTTCTATAGTTTATATTTAATGTACCAAATCCCTTGCAAAAAAGAGTCTGCTAAATCATCTTTTTTTTTGTGATTTATAAAAACCGGAATCCATTGACATAAGTTATTATTTTGATGTATTATATTATTAGTAACTTGAATTCCAAGTTTCTTTCTCTCAGCATACTTTGTTTTTTTTTTAGTCAGATAATCTTTTAATTTATTTGCAGCAGATATTTCTTCAATAATTAAACATCCTTTTTCAATAAAATGTTGCATTATCATTCCTTGTAATGTTTTCATTCTTAAAGCCAAGGGACCAATTTGATTTTCTACAATTACTCTATCTAGAATAGTGTGTTTTAATAAATTTTCAAAACCGTCCTTCATTCTGCGACCAAATGTCACCATATTTATTTGAGATGTTTTGATTGTTGGAATAAATGACAAATAATTTTTGTTTAATTCCTCAAATATTAATTGTTGGTATTCTGTTTTTTTGATATTTTTTTTGTCTTGGACTATATCATATTTTTTACAAATTTCTTTAAGTGTGATGATTTTTGCTTTGTTAATATATTGTGGTTTAAGTTCATTTGTTGGCATTTTAAATTCTTGCTGTTTCGCATGTATTTTACACCAATATTTGGAATCTCGGTGGTATTTTGCACTTTTTTCACAATCTTTGTTATTTTTTTTATTTTTTCCACAACAAGTATATTGTTGTTGGTCACATAAATCAATAATTCCCCATTTATCAATGGTATATTCTTTCCCTGTAACTGACAGAAGACAATATGCTAAACATTTCATACCAACATCTATGCTTAATATTTTCATTACATAACAACATTATATTGTTTTAAATACTATTTTTAAATAGATTAGTATTTAATTGAAATTAGGTAAATTAAGCATTTGAGATTGCGTCATGATAGGAGCAACCAGTCTTGATTCTAATGCTTTCGATGATGTATATATATTTTTCAAGTCTGAATTTTGGTATCCAAAAGGTGTGGTTTCGTCGCTACAAGATTTGAAAATATATTTTGTGGGGCATTTCACAGCATTTCTATCCTTGAAATTCTCCCAACTCGCACAACAATTATCGGAAGCTCCGATTTGATTATTGGATATAATACTGTCGGCATTTTTCATTAAATACTGTCTGTATTGGTAATTGTTTTGTATACCAGCCTGTTTTTTAAGAGCTTTGTTAATTGCACAGGCTGGTTCCCAATTGGTAGCCCATTGTCCATCGCTCATCAACGGTGGAAACCCAACATGTATATTATTCGATCCTTTATAGCAAGTACCCCAACTCATTTATATTAGACTAATATTTTTTTCTCAATCGATAGAAGTTAATAATTCTACTAATTTATCTTTTCGAAGACCTTTATAATTGTTAAACCCTTTTTCTTCTGCTTTTGCCTTTAACTCTTTTACTGTCATTTCTTGAAACGGTTTTGCGTCATCTAAATTTTTGATGTGTATATCATCCATTTCTTCACCCAACACATCATTATCCTTTTTCTCAACTTCTATCTCTTCGTTATCTACCTCTAAATTATCAGACTCATCCATGTCACTGATTTCATCTAAATCATCGCCATGTTCAACACAGAGAGATTCAATTTCTGCACCGGATAAGCTGATCGATTTAACATTATCTATTGGATGAGATGCCTCAATATTTAAAGAATCGATTTCTTCTTCATCATCATCACTGACTTCGTCACTATCAGTATAATCTTCTTCTTCATCGTCTGATACACTAATTAAATTGTCAACTGGTTCGCTCTTTATTGGAATTGTTGTCATATTAGGCGCAACATTTGTTCGCATATTTTTGTTTTGTTCGTATTCTTGAATTAATTGAAACATCAAATCTAATTTTTGTTCCATTCTACCAATTCTATTTCTGAAATATAAAAATAAAATTACTGAAGCTAAACAAGTCACTCCTAAACTAATTAATAAAATTCTCATCTTTATTTATTCTCCTATTATTTATTATCTAAATAAACGAAATCATAATTTAGTAAGTATCATATTTGCTTCTTCAAGAATTTTTATTGGGTAATCTAATTGTTTTAATACTAATATACCGCCTTTAATTTTAGATATACCTTTTTTTATTTTATAAGAATATTTTGGTACATAGTCTTCAATGACTGCTTCCATATTATAGTTTTGCACCTTCTTATGATTTTTAAATAATTTGCAAAGACGAATATAATGGGTGGTCAGCAGGAATCGAATATTTGGATTGCTAGAGATGTAGTTCAAGTAAGAATACGCTGTAGCAACAGCCTCGTATGGATTTGTTCCCGAATATAGTTCATCGAAAATACAAAAATGTTTTTCATCCTTGTGTTCATCTATATACTTTAAAATATCCCCACACCGCCGAGCTTCTGCTTGAAATAGGCTGTCTCTGGCATTTGTATCTGGTATATTTAAATAACAGTGTATAGAGTGAAATGGAGTTATATATCCTCCTTTGTGGAAACCATATCCTATTTGTTGCGATAGGAGTACATTAATGGCTGTTGTTTTTAACAGAGTAGTTTTTCCAGCAGCATTTGGACCTGTTATAATTTTATTATTACTCATGTCAATAGAATTTGTAACTATATTATCAGAAATACAAGGGTGGTAAGCGTCTTTGATATATAATTTAACATTTTTACTCTTTTTAATTTTAATTTTATTAATGTGCGAATTTTTGATATTATTGCCAACACCCTGTATAGATTCTGTATATCCATGAAACCCGAATGTAAACAGTAAAAGTTTTTGGATTTCAGGGTCTGTTTGTAGTATATAAAACTCTTTCATAATTTTACCCATTGATGCAAATTTTTGCGGATTTAAGGTGGTTAAAGGAATGCTATTAATAATTAGCGATAATTTTTCAACTTGTTCTAATTTATTGGTTATGTATTCCTTGTATGCTGTGTAAGATTTGAGTGGGTCTATTAACAATAAATAGTTTTTCATCTGATTTGTTGTATGTTCTAAATAACTTTGTATTGATTTAAATGTTTGGTTAATTTGATTAGTGTTTAAATAAAAATGATAACACGATAACCCATTCTGATATATTTGATAAACATACATTCCACAGCACATTATTAAATAAACACGTTGTCCCCATGATAAAGCATCAAATCTTGTAAATAATTGGCCCATACTATGTTTATCCAACTGCTGCATTAGTACTTTAACATATTCTTCAACGGATATTGGTTTCTTCAGTACTTTGAGTATTAAAAATGGTATTAACAGAAGAATAAATGGTGCCAATAAACTTAATAAAGGGGAAATTGTCTGATAGAAGGTAAGAACTCCCAAAAATATTTCCGATTTATTAAGAAATTCAAGCTGTTCCCATTCTATGTATTGAAATTTTTCAATAAAATTATCCATTGATTTAATATTTATCCAATTTTGCCAACATGTACTAACAACATCATCATTTGATGCTAATTTGCTTTTATCAACGGAACTATATAACTTTTGAGAATCTTTCAGAAATTCAGTATTGGTAGTATAATATTTTGACCATTTTTCCAACATGTTGTGTCCTATTTTAGATGATGGTTGAAATACTTTTTCATACACGGTTTTCTTTTCATCCGATTGTTTCAGTAATTCTAAATCAGTATATAAGTTATCAAAAATTTCTTTTTTTTGATTATCAAATTCAATTGGTAATAAAAAATTATTATTAATTTCTTTAATTAACATTTATTAAATTAGAGAAATTAAGTATTGGTATTCGACGAGTTTATTAGTTGACGAATTTACATGCTATTAAGATGTGTCGCCCATTCTGAGGGCATGGCTGAGATTTGCGTGTTATAATATTCTTCGAAATGCTTCAACTTGGCTTGGTCATGTCTTGTAACAAAATTAATAGCGATTCCTTTTCTACCCCATCTACCAGAACGACCGATTCTGTGAAGATATGTATGTTCGCACTTAGGTACATCGAAATTAATAACAATACTGACCTGCTGAACATCAATCCCTCGAGCAAATAAATCTGATGTAATTAGAACTCTACATCCTCCTGATTTGAAATCTTTATGAACTTCTTTTCTCTCAGTCTCTTCCATTTTCCCATGAATTTTTTTAACGGGGAAGTTATCTTGAACCATCGCTTCTTCTAAATCATCCACACGCCTTGTTGAATTACAATAAATGATTGCTTGTGAAATGGTCAATCCGTCAAATAAATCTTTAATAGTTGCGTATTTTTGGTCATCGCTATCAACCTTGATGTAATACTGTGCAATACCTTGTAAAGTAAGTTGTTCTGCTTTAACTAAAATTTTGATTGGGTTTCTCATAAATCTAGTTGTTAATTGTTCTAAAGAATCAGGAACAGTTGCGCTAAAGAGTCCGATCTGAACATCATTATGCATGTACTGGAAAATTTTATAAATTTGGTCTTTAAACCCGGCGGAAAGCATTTCATCTGCTTCATCTAGCACAATAAGATCGATTTTATCTGTTTTCAAATATTTTCGCCTCATCATATCGTGAACTCTACCAGGTGTTCCTACTACAATATGAGGGGGGTCATCGTCCAATTTGGCTCTGTCTCCATCAACAGATGTTCCACCTACCAGTAATTGAACTTTAACTTTTTCAAATCTACCAATGTCAGTAATAACACCTTTGATCTGGGAAGCTAACTCGTGAGTTGGTGCTAAAATTAAAACCTGTGTATTATTTTGTTCTGGGTCTATAATTTGAAGCGCTCCTACGCCAAAACAAGCTGTTTTGCCTGTCCCTGATTGTGCTTGGGCGATAATATCACGGCGTTTACCTTTGTGACCTGGTTGGACTAAAGGAATCAAACCTTTTTTTTGAATTGGACTCGGTTTTTCAAATCCAAATGCATAAATTCCTCTTAGTAATGCTGGACGAAGATCTAAAGTAGGGTCATCCCACTCATTGATTTCTGAATAATGATTAGTACTGGTTGGTTGGTTGGTCTTTTCTGACATCTGTATATATACGGTAATATGTTTTTAAGTTGTTGGGACTTATAGTTTTCAATTTTAATAACATGGATTAATTACATCTATATTAAAATTGATATAAAAATTATAGGATTGTTAATTGTATCAACCATGACTTCTATATTAGCCGATTTTCAGTATGATTTAAGTCATTTTCCTCGACCAAATCAAGTTGATGCGAATAAATTTTTAGATCAAAATATTATTGATATCATTAATAAATTAGCATCAAAAGTTGGAGCAGCTACTTATCAAAAAACTCCTGTATTTAAACAAACTAGGAATCATAGCAGACCTCCGCGTCAGAGACAAGTGATTTCTGGAGATGACTGGGATGAAATTAGGAATTTCAAAACGACAGAACTCACAAAAAAAGAGGAAGGGGTCGATAAAGACATCGATGAACTGCGCGGATTGCTCAATAAACTTACGAGCAATAATTATGATGAAATGGAAAAAAATATCATGGCATCATTAACTATTATTATTGATAAAAACTGCAAAGAAGAGGACCTTGAAAAGATCGGAGAAGCTATATTTGAAATAGGGAGCATTAATAAGTTTTGGTCGGCAGTATTTGCGAAATTATATAAAACTATCTTGGTGACATTTCCATCCATGAATAATATCTACCAGAAAAATTTTAACAGTTTCTTGCTATTGTTCAATAATATCAGATATGTGAGTGCGGAAGAAGATTACGATGAATTTTGTAAAATTAACAAGGAAAATGAGAAGCGTCGTTCCATGGGTAGTTTCTTCGTTCACTTAATGAATAACGATGTAATTGCAGAATTGGCTATATTTAATCTCATTAAACAGCTGAAAGAAACCATGTTGAGTTGTATGGATATGGAAAATAAAAAAATGGAAGTCAATGAATTTTCCGAAAACATTGTGATTTTGATCACCGGTGGTAAAAAGAGATTAATGGCTTCTACAGTTGAGACACAGTTTGGATGGAGCGAATGTACTAAGTTTATTAAAATAATGACTAATAAAAGTGTCAAAAAACATATTAGTTTAACCAACAAAGTTGTCTTTAAATTTATGGATTTAGAAGAAGAACTCTAAGTTCAGTGTTGAGTCAGGTGATAGTACTAGAAACAAAGACTCTCCGAACTGTTCTTATATTACAGATGTCATTGCAATCAATCCCCCCAGTACAAAGTCCTATTAGTGTTATGATAAAGCAAATAAATCCAACAACAGTCAGTATTATTTTACATATTATAAATGATTCGCAAATAGACATACCTACTCCAATTAATAAGTCCGTAAAGATTTCGTCCGTAATATCATCCTCGGCTACAACAATAGTGCATCTTGTAAATAAAATGAATAAAGGTAAAATATAAATAACTGTAGAATTGATAATTGAAAACATTTTGTTATTATTTTTATTGTGTAACAAATTTCTATTCAATTTATTAAGTCATATAAATATAAAACACTACTTTATATTTATATGACAAAACATAATGAACCCAATATAATTTATTATTTACATGAAAGTAGCGAACAAAATAACGACATATCATACGAAGAAATATTACAACAGGTAAATGAAATGGACGACGCGGAGGAATTATCTTTTACGGACGACGACATTGATGTTGGTATGGATGATTATTTGGCTTTGGAATTGGATTATAGGACTAATTATATTAAGAAAGATATAGACATGATAGCTGATTATTATACAATATCGAAACGAAAAAAGCGAAAAGATGAATTAATTGAGGATATTGTATTATTTGAAAAAGACCCTGTGAATATTCAAAAAACATATCAGCGAAAAAAATTATGGAGATATATAGAAGAAATTAAGAAAGATAAATATTTAAGACAATTTTTAATATTAGATTAGAATATATGGTGATTTCCAAAATTGATCAACGGATAGAATACGCTTCTGCTAAGTTTGTAGATCCAGATGATTTAGATTATGACGCACAGCTCTATCAAATCGAGATATTTCCAGGACTAGAAATTATAATTGCATTAGGGAAAGTAAAATATACACATGTTGATAAAAATGTTTTGTATATTCCTGTATATTTAACAAATAACGATAAAGTTGTTTTACAAATAGGATTATATGAATTTCCATCTGATATTTATACATCTTTGCTTGATGAGGATAATGATTTTGATATAAGTTTGTTAGAGAATCCTTTACCTCTTTTATATAAATCTATCAATGAATCGTCGATAAGGAGAGAAATTGGAGTAAAAAAAACAACCAAATCACCAACCAACTCACCAACATATAATCTAACATCATCTGAGTCAGATAAACCACCAAAAGACGTTTTTACAGAATTATCTCAGGATAGCCGAGTTCCTAACAAAACAACAATCATTCAGGAATTATTTGAAGAAGATGATGATGATAAACCAGTAATGTCAGATGATGTCGAGGAGACCGGTTTTAAAGAACACTCCGGTCACACCTGGGTAGAAAAATTTATGAAAGATGACAATTATGGTATAGTCGATAATGAGGCTGGTGGAGATTGTCTGTTTGCCACCATTCGGGATGCTTATTCTAGTATTGGAAAAAGTGTTACGGTTGATGTTCTGCGAAAAATTGCTAGTGATGCAGCGACCGAGACAGTATTTCTTAATTTTAAGGAACAATATGATATGTACGACAACGAGGTTAAAAATTTATCAAGCGAGTTATCCAAGTTACAGCAAACAAATAAAGAGTTTAAGCAAAAATATAGTGAAACAAAAGACAGAGATTTAAAAAAAAATCTGGTAGAGCAATCAAAACCTATAATCACAAGGTTTAAGCAAGCAAAAAAAGAAAAGAAATCCGCGTCAGAACTACTACACGAATATCGTTGGATGAGAGGTGTGGATACGCTGGAAAAATTAAAGAAAAAAATGCGTTCTTGTGCATTCTGGGCAGAATCTTGGACTTTACAAACACTAGAACTGGTATTAAATGTCAAATTAATTGTATTATCAAGTTTTAATTATAATTATGGAGATTATGATAATATTCTGCATTGCGGTGATATGGCACCCGACTCAATGGTGGAGAAAGGTTCATTCAACCCCAAATTTTATATTATGTTGGATTATACAGGCAATCATTACAAATTAGTGACATATAAAAGAAAACATATTTTTGAGTTTAATGATATTCCTAATAAAGTAAAAAAAATGATTATTGACAAGTGTATGGAATCAAAGGGAAAAAGCATATACGATTATATACCAAAATTTAAAATGATAAAAACAAGCATGAATACCTCCCCCACTAGTTCATTGTCGCCTGGAGATGATGCTGGACCAGAGGATCAGGGAGATCGGTTGGAGGAATTGATTGATGAAGGAACAAATTTATTAAAAAAACCAACCTTCGATGAGGGTACAGTTTTCCAATTCTACTCAAAATCTTCGGATAAACCATTGCCAGGAAAAGGAGCTGGAGAGAAAATCGATCCTAAAAATATAAAACAATTTGCAGAGTTGGCATCTATGTCTTCTTGGAGAAAAGTGTTATCTAACTTTTACATAGGTCCATTCAAATTAGACAACCGAACTTGGAATAGTGTAGAGCATTATTATCATGCAAATAAATTCAAAAAAGGAAACCCTGAATTCTATGAGCAGTTTACTCTCGAATCAGGGACCGATATTTCTAAAGACCCGGCGTTCGCCAAATCTGCAGGAGGTAAAACAGGAAAATTTAAAAAGAAAGATTGGAAGCGCCCAAAGGACATTGTAATTGATGAAGATTTCTTCTCTAGTGGGAGAAATCAACAGGCAATGGAGGATGGTCAGAGAGCCAAATATACACAAAACGAAACAGCAAAAAATGTACTTCTTGCTACAAAGGATGCCAAGCTACAACATCATGTAAGAGGTCAACCTCCTATTGTATTTTATGACAGTATGAAAATCCGAGAAGAATTGAAAAAAAATTAATAGTTATATTTTATATTAATAAAGTCTATTCTTCATTTTCTATTTTGATTACTAGCAAACATGTTTTTATTTGCACATAGGTTATCTTTGAATTTACTTTGTCTTTTATAGGTTTTAAGTATTGAGTACCAACTTCTTCAACTGCTCGTTTGATTTGGATTTCATTTTCTTGTGTTAAACCTACATACTCCATGTCAATATCTTCATCTTCATAATGTTCGAATATATACATGATATGACCCTCGATGGTTCTCTCCTTAATATTTAAAATCTTTGATATTTCATTTATTGATTTTTTTTCTTTATAAAGCCTGAGAACAGTATCTCTTGTTTTCTCCTTCGTTTTTTTAGTCGAAACCATAAATGGGATTTTTTCCTTCATGTCTTGGTAAGCCGTCATAAATTCATTGCATTCTGTTGTCATAATAAATTCGTTTGAAATTCCATCAACAGACCATAATTCGCTAATATTTTTCGGTGATTTGGCGTGAATATTCATAATAACTCTATCATTAATAAAATTTCCAGGTACTAATTTATATTTTCTTGCCATGGTGTTTCTAAGATGCAGTAAATCTACAAACGGAATCTTTTTAGAATTTCGAAACGATACATTTATCTTGTGAACATCATTATCTACTCTTGCTTTAAGTGGAAGAATACTTGAAATATTGATTTTCCCAATACCGACTGCAAAACCTCGACCAGCCTTATACCTTGATAACACATTTTTGGTGATCAAAATTTCAACAATGCTTTTAATCCTCATATTTGATAATTTTAACGAAGTTTGTTCTCGTATCATGGATATTGTTTTTTTGAATCCAAAATCAAATCTATTTTTAATATTATGATTCCTTATAATATTATGAATTAACACTGCATCTTTACTAATATCTGAAATATCGTTTTTATGTTTCCTCGTGCAATTATCACACATATTGCATTTTGGAATATGTGCCACATCATCTTCGCTCGCAAACTTTCCACTATCAAAATAATAGTCTATCATTTTTTGTCTACATAAGTTTCTTTCTCTTAAATAACTCCTGAATATGTCCATTCCGGCTGTTTTAATTTTGATTTGCTTCTTGTCTGGAGAGAGAGATATCAAATATGAAGTTGTGTTAAAATCACTGTCATCATAATAAATGGTTGCTCTGCTTTTAACACCGTCTCTTCCAGCTCTTCCTATTTCTTGATAATAGCTTTCGATATTAGCAGGAACTCCAAAGTTTACAACATGTCTTATGTCAGATTTATCAATGCCCATTCCAAATGAAATAGTTGCTACGATAACTGTAACATCTCCATTAATAAATACTTCATGACTTTCCTCCTTGTCTTCTTTTGACATCCCTCCATGATAATATGCAGATGATACTCCTTTTTTTTTTAAATCTTTGCATATTTTTTCGCACAGTTTTCTTGTCTGAACATAGATGATAGTTGGTTCGACAAATTCACATTGTGCAAACTCTGATTTGGATTTGACATCAATAACTAGATTAGTTCTTCTTGTACCCAATGAATATTCGCTAATATCTGTTATATCCAAATACTCGTATATTTCCTCTATCACCTTGGGGGTCGCTGTCGCAGTGACGGCAAGCAGTGGAATATCAGGAAACTCCTTTTTAAGAATACCTAGCTTTTGATAAGACTGTCTGAAATCATGACTCCACTGAGATATGCAATGCGCTTCGTCAATGGCGAATAATCCAATATGATTCTTTATGCGTGTGAATGCATGAATTCTAGAGATGATAAATTCAGGAGTTGTATAAATAATTTTGTAAGTAACGTAATCTCCTATATTTATCGATGTTTCCGAGTTGAGACATACTGCTTTTATATTTTTGGAATTAAGATGTTTACATTGGTCATTCATCAACGAGATCAAGGGGGAAACGACAATGGTTATTTTATCAGAGAATGTTGCCGGGAACTGATATAACAATGATTTTCCACCACCAGTAGGTAAAATAGCCATGACATCATCTTTATTTAAAATGTCTGTTATAATATCTTTTTGCGAACCGCGAAAGTTATTAAATCCATACACCTCCTTGAGATGCGTTTCCATTATTGTATTAATATTATTTATATTTGTATTTTCATAATTCAATTTTAAAAATACAATGTTTTGCTTAATATATTTTCAAGAGGATTCCATATATTAATTACAGTATTAAGGATATGTAGACTAAACTCGTGTTTATGAAAGCGTTTCGTGAATTCGTGTTGAAAAATAAATTCTTCATTTTTTTTTGTAAATTTATTTATAGTAATTAATATCTCTTTTATTAACATTTGGCAATTATTTCTATTGATCTGCCAATTAAAAAAAGCATTATTGCCTATTCTACCCCGAGTTTTTTCTAGGACTTGTTTTATTGTGTATTTATTTTTACCAATAGAAATTTTACGCATATCTTGCTTATCTGATACTCGAAAATCCGATGCAAATTTAATACAATTATTTTTTTCTATTAATATATTCTTTCTAGTATTATTGGGTAATTCTATCTCTACCATTATTGAAGTATGGTAAGGAGAAAATACACTGTTGTTCGTTTTTTCAATATGGGTTTTCATTTCGTATTCAAAATTATAAAAAGAGATAATATTTAACAATATTTTTGTAAATTTTGTAATTGGTTGTCTTACTAAATATATTCGTTTTATAGGATTATTGCCATATTTTTCCATAAGATTACAACAGTCCCTGTTATATTCATTTAAATAAAAATAATCTTCACCAACATTAATTTTCAACCATTTCAAAACATAGTAACTACATACTACCCATAGTATAAAACCAATAGATAAAAATACTATTATGCTCAAAATAATATATTTCCAGTACGAAATAGATATGTTTAACAGTTGCATCTTTATACTACTAGGAAAAAATTTTTTAATGAATAGCGTGAATTAATATTATGGAAATATAAAACCCGCTTTTTTTAATACACACATGAGTTTATCTTTTTTAATATATTTATTTTTAATTAAAGTGTACCTTATACCCTTAAATGGGTCGGTTGTTTTAAATGTATATAAATCGTATATTTCTCGTCGTTTATGATAATCTTGCAGTGATATATACCGCTTTTGTAACAACCATTCTAAAAACCCGGTTTGTGTGGTTCGCTTGTATAATCTATATAAATCATAGTAATAAAATATATTTTTATCACTTGAGATGTAATCATTTCCAGAACATACACATAATTCTTGAAAATCGGATAATGTCATATTCAGATTATTGAGAATTAAATCCATATTATATACAACAACTGTATGTTTCATCAAACTAAAATATCGAAATATTCTTTTACATCCATAAGCCATAATATCAGTATCTTCCGTAAGACAAGCATGTACTTCTTTGTTTAGTGCTCCACAAAGTTCATCAGCTTCATGGGTAGCAGTAATATATGTAATACCATATGATTCAAATAGTTCTTTGACATTTTTAATGTCATCTTTGGTCACTGTAATAAATTGTTTTCTAAGTTCGTCCATCTTAACTTCTATGTTAATTCTGTCATTTCCAGTAAATGTATGTAGTTTTCGTTTCAACTCAATAAATGTAGTTTGTGCTTGTTTTCTGTTTTCCTTGCGTTTTTGAATTGTCTGATTTTTATTTTTAAGATGTTTCCCATCGAATATAAATAGTGGGTGAATGTTGTAATAGCGAAAGATTGAACACATTAAATACATATTCTCTAATAAATTCCCCATTTCCTTAAATCGATATAGATAGATGCTTATGTCGATTGTTATTTTCTTATTTGAAAATTCTCTTAAATGTCTTTCTTTAATGCTGCGGTCATTCAAAGAAGTGATAAATGTTTGTAATAAGTGGATTCCCATAATTATACTAGTTGAAATATAGTTATTATAATGTAACCAATAGATTTTCAATTTAATTCACAAATGCTCATACGCATGGTTTTAGTTAATTGATTTTGCATTAGTTGTTGTTTTTTAAGAAATCCGTGCATTTTCTTAATATCATTAAGAAATTGTGGATTTTTATATTTTGACACAATAAATTTCATGAATGAATCTAGATTATCTGTAGTTTTTTTAAAAGTTATTAAATTATCATTATGTTTTTTACACCACAATAAGAATTCAGTATTGTTATAAAGTAAGATGGTTTTTATGATATAATAAGCAAATACATTTGTTTTTTCTTTAAACAAATATTGTCTAATACTAATACTATCATTATTATACAAATGCGTGTAATCTAGTCCCATAAAATCAAGAATTTTAGTCATTTGAAATAGGGAAAACACTTGTTCGAATCGATTGCAAAATTCATTGTATAAGTAAAAATCCTCTTCTTTGTTACCAGTTAAAAAATACGCAGAGAGCAAACAATTTATAGTAGAAGCCCATAATTCAGCATACCCTTCAAACAAATTAAATTCGCTGTTAATTGGAAAAATTCGACTTACTTTTTTATTAAAATTTGTTAAAGGCATGTTGGAGAAATCTAAACCCAATGTATGGAATGTTTCATGGATAAATACCTTAAAAAATTCCTGCTTCCTGTATACAATAATCTCTCCATGAGGCACACAAGATGTAGTCATTGCACTATTGCAATGGTCTTGTGAAATAGTAGTAAATTTATTATCTGGTATATTTTTTTGGAACGGGGTTAAAAATCCATAAATTTTTAATTTTTTAGAACATGTAGGAGGTGCATATTTAAATGCTATTTTAAGCCATATAAGCATTTTTTTAACATATTTATCAAATGTCCCGACCGAATTGAAATCTTCTGCACAGAGAAGTCCAAAATAAATTTCAATCTCTCTATCTCCTACTCTTGAAGTATAGACCATATATCCTGTTAAGTTATCAATAATATGTGAACGAACAAATTCTGGAATGTATTTGCTTTCGTTCAATACCCAAGTTGGTAGTAAATTTTCTTTCGTCTCGTTGTTTTTAAGATATCTTTGAATTTTATTTAATGTTTGCTCTGTGGTTACCCATCTATCGGCGAGTTTAATGTCGTTATACAACATTTTTAAAATATTATTTATTTTTTTTTGTTTTAATGGGGATTTTTTTATTGAAAAATTATTAAAAATAGGTAGTAAAAATTCTGTTAATTCATTAGATTCTTCTGTAAACTCCATATTATATTATATAAATATTGTTTTATATAATGGTACTTGTTTTCGACAAGTTTTCTTCTTTTTAGATTTTTCGTCTCTTTTTGTAATACGATGCTTTTTTCTCTGTTGTTTTTCTTTTTTCACCATAATACGATGTTATCAATTCCAATATATTACGAGGTAAATTTAAACATGTTTGTGACACGGCGGATATTGAATTTTTAGTCTGTTGATTTTTATGAAATTGTTCCTCGTGGTTAGAAGGTGTGGTAAATAATTGGTCTCCGCTACAACTTATTCATTACAGTAGTTCTTCTTCCAGGTTTACTCTCAAATTTTACTAAATATATTTCTTATTCTGAATTAAGAGTTATCTTTCCTGAATAAACCAATATTGGTCTTTCATATATTGGTTTCCATATACTTATTATAAATTATCATAATAAGTATTTGAATATCATCCATTTATAAAATTTTATAAATTATGAACAACAAAATTACTTGGATGCATTTGCTGCTGCCTCTGCCGCTGCCTTCTTTGCTTTATCACTTTTAGCAAAATGCGGGCTCATATAGCGCTGAAGATTAAAATATGTAAGTTCATCATCCTTTTTAAGTTTGAGCAAACCGCGAAGCTTGCTATCAGCAAGGATGCGACGACCATTCTTGGGGTCCTGGAGCTTGTGAGCACGGATATATGTGTTAATCTCTCGTGTCACCTCGGTTCTGGCCATCTCTGTACCATGTGGTTTTCCTAGGAACTTGGCAAGTTCTTTGCTAATTTGAGTAGGCTTTACAAATCCACTTGGAGCACGGTTACCAGTCTTGCGAGCGCGCTTGCGACCAGCCTTTTGTGCGTTCTTAAGCTCGCGCTCAGAACGCTTTTGAAGCTGTCTGACTTGCCCCGTCACACTCGTAAGCTGTGACCTAAGAACAGCAAGCTGTCCCAGAAGCTCCTGGAATGAATCAGTAAGGGAAGGTCCCTGTTCGGTAGCAACGACCTGATTCTCAACGGGAGTCGTCTTGGTCTCAACTGGAGCCGTCTTGGTCTCAACGGGCGCCGTCTTGGCCTCAACAGGTTTTGGGACAGCCGGATCGGAAGCAACGGCTTTTTTAGTAGATTTCTTAGTTCTCTTAGCTTTGGTCATTTTATAATCTAGTAAAGTTAGTTCTATTTAAGTTCTTTAGTGCAAATATATATATATTGTTACCTTAATGCTAACAAATACGCAAACTTGATTATGAAAAAAAGTTTAAAGTTGTACTACAGATTCGTACAGCCAAGGCAAAGCAATTGCTGCATTATGACTTACCAGCGTAAGTGCCGACAAAATATAAAATGCTCCTAAAGATTTTGAATCCAAATTAATTCCTTTCGAAATTAAATTTTCCATTATGTATAAAATATTTCTTTGGAGAGTTTCTTTATTTTGCTGCAATATATATGATATGTGTATTCCGTGAAAAGGGTTTCCATTTGGATGACATATTTGCTGCTTCATCTGAATTGTCAAACTGGATCTGTATTCCCAAATATCTTTTAACTCTCGTATAAATCGAACTAACTGTACCCTTTCTAAGGATAAAAACCAGGAAGTGTCTGTTATGTGACCAAATGTGTCAATTTGATGAAAAATAGATAAGGTTTTAAGTGAAATCTGTTTTTTATTCGATAAGGTATGAGTATCATTATTTATTTTAACTGATATTGGTTCTTTTAACATATTTGACAATCTTATAAATTGTCTGGTATTTTTGATAATATTATTGGGCAACGAAGATCTGGTATAAGGATTTTTTAAATCACCATCACTTTTCAGTATCAAATTATAAAGAGATTTAATATCAAAGCCGTAGATAAACCCTTCTTCATCTGTATAACAGTAGAATTGATGATATGGTATTTTGTTAATATTCTCTAAAGTTAAAAAATCTGTTTCATTGACACATTGGTGTCGATAATTAATCCCGTTTAATTTAAAATATCTTCTACGCAACCACCCCCTAACATGCTTTTGTATAACAGATGTCTTATGGGAATATTTCAAAAAATTATATATTCTATTAATTAATTGCGATTTATTTCCGGAAACTTTTTGCTTATAATGCCTGCACATTTTTTTAAGTTGTACTACATTGTGGTTTAACTGTAATAATTTTTCAGAATCATTAAAATCTAAGACAATAAAATCTTCTGGTGAAACAGTTTTTAGCTTTCTCATACTCTTTATTTCCACTTTGTTGTATAATATATTTTCGATATATGTTTTTGGAGATAATATTTCGTTCATTTATATAACCAAGTGAAATTAGTTTAAATCTTTTACATAAATTAACTTATGTTAATTACCGAGACACTACATACTTCATGTCAATATACTAATGTAATATTCCTGGTACATTATTGAGTGGTATTAATATATATTTACACAAACAATGATTGTGTAAATATATATTTAATTACCTGCTTATTTCGAATTATTAAAAAAATTGATTTAGAGAGGAAACTTATAATTATCAGTATAAATACAAATCATGTCAGCATCCGATTCTATCACCAAAGCCAAACTTTTCAACCCTTCCAATGTCACTTACAAAGCCCCTCTCGTTAATAAGCGCGGAGGCAAGAGTGTTATGTGTCAATTAAATGGAGCTCCTATTGTTCTACAATTCCCCCTAATGCTTACTTGGGGTATTAATGAGCGTGTTGATGAGCAATCAGGTCGAGTATCTTATGATATGGCTCTTCAGTTCGAGAAAGGGAAAAGTTCGTCTATCGATAAATTTGAATCAGCTCTTCAAAAATTCCAAGATAAAATTCTCGACGACGCTGTCTCCAAATCTAAAGAGTGGTTTGGTAAAAGCAAGCTCAGCAGAGAGGTTGCTGAAGCAATGATGTATCCGATTCTTAAGCATCCGAAGAAAAAGGACGGTTCTGGCGAGCCAGATTTTGAGCGTAGTCCTACTCTTAAGTTAAAAATCCCGTTTTGGGATAATAAGTACAATATCGAACTTTACAGTATGGAAGGAAAACCAGCATATCTCCCAGAAGATACTGCTCGAAAAATGGGAATTGATTCTCCTCAAGGCGTTCGATGTCCGGTAGATCTTGTACCAAAAGCTTCTCATGTAAAAGGATTATTGGCTTGTACTGGTGTTTGGATGGCGGGTGGTCGATTCGGAGTTACTTGGAAGCTTGTTCAGGCTTGTGTTCGCCCTCCGGTTCGTCTGGTGGGAAGCGGACAATGTCATATTGCAGAAGATTCAGATGACGAAGAGATGGATGACACCTTAAACAAGCATGATGCAGTAGTCAATAATGACAATTCCTCTTCTTATAAAGAGGAAGAGGTTCTTGGTCCTACATTTGATGAGTCAGACCAAGAGGAAGCAGAGGAGGAAGCAGAGGAGGAAGCAGGTGAGCAGAAGGAGACTTGTCCACCTTCTCCTAAGAAAAAGAAGAGGGTTGTTCGTCGCAAGAAAGTTGTTAAGAGCGATGATTAAATTATAACAAAATATAAAATTTCTAGAATGGTGTCATTATAAAATTTTTTATACCTTGAAATTAATTAATATTGTAAGTAATATTAATTAATATAGATATTTGCGATACTAATCGTGTAATAATTTAATGTCAATATAAATGTCAGACCTATTATCTGTTGAAAAAATATTATTTGGATTTATTTTTAATATACCTTGCTTTTTATATATTATTGTTTGACTGTTTTGAATATTTAATTTATTACTTGTTATAGAAAATATTTTTTCCCCTAGTTTAATATCTATTTTTTTTTCTTTTAAGATGTGGTTAATTGAACTTTCATAAGAATAATGCAAATTATTCATGTTATCGATTGTAATATGTTCATCTAAATCCGGAATACATTTTACAATTATATCATTGCCACTATGATCAAACACAACTTCATGGTGCCAAAGAGGTACATAAAATGTTTTATTTAATAATTCTAATTTATATACATTATCATTCAAAATATCTTCTAAGGACGGATTCAAGATGATAATGTTATCATCTCTCATTTTCTCCTTCAGTATCTCCTTCATTTTATCAATCGTCTCGTTGGATATACCAAAAACTTCGCGATTACTGGAGAGAAATTCGAAAAGTTCGACAGATTTATCCTTTTTAAGTTCCTTGAAAAGGCGAATCGATATTTTTTCACAATTATTAATAATATTATTCAATGTCGTATCTAAAAAAATACCATCCCATTTAATATCTGGTGTAAAGTATTTAATGAAATTTTTTATTATTACTCGATAATCAGTCTCGGCATCCCTTTTAGTATCCCACCCTTCATGTGACATTTGTAATAATGAATATGCTTCGTTAATTTTCTTAAATTTCTCTTCGGAATGTTCTGAATTATTTTTATCTGGGTGATATTTTAACGCCATTTTGTAATATGCTTTTTTGCATTCTTGATAGGTATGCTTATTATTTATTTTTAATGTATCACAAGCAGTTTTATAATCCATGTATAATCTTACATAAATAAAACATAAATTTCTCTAAATGATAAATGGGTCTATAATTATTATTATATAATTTTAGAAATGTATAAAATTCGAAATAAATATCGGTTATATTTGATTCATTTATTTTTTTTTTAGATATAAAATGCGAAATTATATCTTTGAGACAAATCGTAATATCCAAATGATAAATAAATATATTATATATATCTTCGCGAAATTGTATAAAATTAATACCTTCATAATTTTCAAGTGAATATATTATTTTATTTGTTATGTTTTTATGAGGATTCATTAATTGGATAGTTTTTGTATGCAAATCCTTTATATTTACAACTTCTTCCAGTTTAATAGATTTATCTATATTTTTTCCGATGCATTTTTTATATGTGTTTTTAACTGGTCTTTTCACAGGTATTATTTTACACCTATGCAATATATTATCTGGTATAAAACTAGTGCTTTCAGTAATAAAAATATAATGTAAAATTATATTTCGATGTGTTAATGTTTGTAAGTAACTGTAAAATATATCCAATAATTCACTGTGTATTTTATGAAAATTTTTACACACAATAATACCAGTTTGGTTCTGTCTAGCAGACAGAATGTCGAGAATATGATTATATAAATCATTCCACAACAGCTTAGCATTGCATCCTAATAATTCCATGTCTATTTCAAAATGTATATCACTTATTTTTAATAAAAAATCTCGCTTATTATGAAAATTAAATGTGATTTTTCTTTCATATTTTAAATCTGATTCACTATAAGGTCGAATATAATTTAATACTTGAGTATATTTACCAGTTCCAGGTGGTCCATAGAAAATTAGATTTCTCTTATTATCTATTCCGTTTTCCGGATTATTATATATATTTTCCAATTCAGAATGCAAATTATTTTTATTTTTTGCAATCAGATAATCTTCGAACCGAGACTGTAAGAATTTCATAAATAAATGTAGATAATTATTTTTAATACTTAAAAATATTTATAATTATTTTCTCAATGAACAACAACCAATTACAGTGTGATAATCCAAATATAATAGAAGATGATGTGTTGTGTCGTTTGAATAATTATACAGATTCACATCCCAATATAGTGTCTATGTGGAAAGAGTACATAAAATTAAAACACATTAATTACATGAAATCGATTGTTGACTGTGACGAAATGTTGAGAACATTGGAAAGTAATAGAGATGTATCTGTTGAAACAATAGCATTGTTGTACGCGCTGTTTGACTAGATAATGACTTAAATAATCCTCCTTTTAATAATATAATGTTTCTAATCACGCGACCAAAGGATTTCAATAAAAATTTTTTAATGTTATCTGATAAAACAAAGAATAATGTTATGAATGACGGATATTTTTATAGATTATATTACTCAGATGAATACTCTACATCAAAAGGATTGTTCCTGGGATTTGAACTAAATCAAGTAACTATAGAAAAGTATTTCAACAAATTAAAATGCAGTTTCAATCAGAATGAAAATTCCGATATTATAGAATTTATTAAAAATGTAGAAAAATCAATCATTGATATAATGCCTGGAAAACAAGGGAAAACCCCAACATATCGCATAGAAGAACAATTGCAAAACGGATTTATTAAGATTTTTCATAATAATAGCCAAACCACCCCTATCAAATATAATTCAGTAAAATTATTATTAAAAATATCGGGAATCTGGAGCAGCGCGAAAGAATATGGGGCAACATTTCGCTTCTTTTTTATCCGTCAGTAATGAATCGTGTCACAATAACATATAATTCGACAGCTGACCCTAAAGAGATAATAGAGAAAAATATAAATGCAGAAACAAAGGTCCATTTGTAGGGGTCGGAAATTGCCCCACCCGAAAGTATCGATTTTATTTCACCGCCGAAGAATTGATACAGCATTATAATTTGTAAAAATAAGAAGAAAAAAGTTAAATAATGAAATGTATAAAATTGCGGAGGCAAATGTTCGGCATCTTTCCTTATGGTATTTTTAATAGTATGGAGAATGAATATCATTGCACCGATAGGTATAAGTGTAGCTAGTGTGGGGGTATATAATGTACCCATTTTTGTTATTAACGAAAATACATTTTCATTTTTACTCGTTTTCGACAACATTATGGTTGTTGAAAATATTGTCGTCACAACACCGACTGCCATCCAATAATATGCAGCCAACTCTCCGTCCGTTTGACCAGATGTCGTTGATATAACAAATATGATTACACCAACGAAAGTTATTAACTGCGCCATTGATAACCAATTGTTAACTTTCATCCACGCAGACCCTTTTTTTATTCTAGATAATATTTTTTTGGTTGTAGTAAAAGGTGTTTTTGCAATATTTTCTGTAAATATAGTACTCATTATATATACCATTGTATTTTATTTTTCTAAATTTTGTTCTTTTAGGAAGTATCATAAAAATAAAATATCTTTTTTTTATATCATGAGTCATTTTAATGTACAACAACAACATCCGCTAATTCCTCGAGAACAAACATTCGTTTTAGACAGAAAGTTAATATCTATCCATTCGTACGACCGCGATATAAAAAAATGGCCAAATAGTCATCATTTTGAAATTGATCTCCCTGAATCAATGCAAAATGTTCAATCTATGCGTCTTCTTAATATATCTTTGCCCAGTAATCAATATATATTTAGTAATGCGTATCAAAACACCAAATTGGAATTTGCCGTGGAATTTGAAGGGGTCAATTATGAAACAATGATTACAATAGAAGAAGGGTCTTATCCACCAACCAAATTAACAACTGAAATTCAAAGTAAAATGAATAAAGCAGTATCAATTGCAGTTGGTGAAAGTTATTGCGACTTTCGCTGTTATTATAACTGTGTTACAAACCAATTTTGGTTCGGTAATATAAAGGATTCTTTTACTTTACATTTTGAAAGGAAAATATCATATGATATCGGTTGCAATGATACTGAAGTATGGAATAACTATAAAAGGTGGGGACTACCGGCTTATTTGGGATACAAAAAAAACAAATATACGAGCACACTAACTCCTAAAAACCCATGGATTACGAATGAGCAAGGAGACCCTTTTGGCTTTGATTATGAAATATGTAATGGAGGAGGCAACGAATGGCTCGATGGTTCTAATAATAATGTTGTTAATGTTGATATTATAAACAAAAACCATGCTGATCCCAGTGGCGTATGTAATTTGGATATCATGGGGGAAGACTATATTTATATGGAGTTAGATAAATATAATAGCATGGATGAAATTGAACCATACTCTACAAATACTAGTGGATGGCCAAACAATGACTACGGTGGTAAGGTAAAATGTGCATTTGCTAAAATACCTGTACAATGTACACCATATTCACAATCGTTTGATTCGACGCGCTCATATATTGCCAACATATCACACTACAACCCACCAATAGAAAGAATAGATAAATTGCGATTCAAATTAAGATACCATGATGGACGTTTAGTGGATTTTAGATGCTTGCCTTTTAGTTTCACATTAGAATTCAATATGCTAAGAGATGAACAATTAAAAGCGATGTCAGTTAGAGTACCTCCATTATACTGTCTATAATATACCATATTCTTCTCTACACCACATCATAATCTCTAGTTGTTGCATCGTCCTCCATTCTCTATCTTTCGGTAGTTTCAAGAATCGCGGTTTTTTCATTGTGGTCGTCTTATAAAATATATATGGTCCATATTTACCTTTTCTTATTGATAATGACTCTGTTATTATTTGTAATACATTAGGATTGCTTGATTTTTTACCCATTAAAATATCCAATACATCTTCTAAAACAATATTCTCTTCTGATTTTCGAAACACTCCTTTTAAAGAGTATTTACTCTCTCCACAAACCAAGTATAACCCGAATTTGCCTTTTTTTAATATAACATCCATGTTTTTATATGAACCAAGTCGTTTCCCTGTAAAAGATGGTTTTGACTCTATAATTTCGTCTAATGTATACTCACCTCGCTTTAATTTTCCCATATCTAAATCTTTCTTTGCAGATTTAAACTTAGTATCTCCGTCTTTTTCATATTTGACCACTGGTCCATATTTTGCTATCATATACACATGATCATCATCAATTTTCACATGTTCTTTATTATTTTTACTAATAGTTCCCGATAATTCGTTCATCTCATCGTAGCAACTTTGACACAACGAATGCCATAATTTAGCACCATTTGCTATTTCATCTAACGCATCTTCCATGTTTTTTGTATATGGATAAACAAACAACGAATCAAACTGTTTTATTAAGAATTCTATCACCATTGTACCAGTGGGTTCAATGACTAGTTTGTTTTTTTCTTCCCCAAATACTCGCGTGTTTTCTATTTCCAGCAATGTACCTTTGTTCAATGTAAAGTCGACGCACTTTAACGGTTTACCTTTCACTATTCCTTTCTGAACATAACCCCTCTCTTGTATTTTGGCAACCAATGATGAGAATGTTGACGGTCTTCCAATTCCTACCTTTTCCATCTGTTGAACCAATCTTGCTTCAGTGTAGTGTGTTTTAAGGTCTTTCAATGTCATTTTTCCAATTATATCAGTATAAGCAACCTTTGTATTTTGCTTTATTTTTAAGAGGAAATTATAAGTAGGGTTTTTTATATCATAACCTTTTACTACTAACCATCCTGGAAATGTTATCAATTCCTCCGAATACTTATAATGATATGGTTCGGGTGACGATACTTTTGCGGACACAAGATTATATTCAGCAGGGGACATGCAACTTTCCACTGTATTTGACCATATTAAATCATATAACCGTTGTTGCGAAGGATCGATGTTTTCTGCTAGTTTTTCTCGAGTCACATCGGTAGGACGAATTGCTTCGTGTGCCTCCTGGGCGTTATCATTTTTTTTTGTTAATTTTCTCTGACTAAATTCTAAAATATCATTATTTACATATTTGCTGGACCATTTCTTGTCAATAAAATCTTTGGTTTTGACAACGAATTCCTTACTATAAGTACGACTATCAGTACGCATGTATGTAATGAACCCCTGTTCATATAATTTTTGAGCAGTTGTCATTGTGCGTTTTGGAGAGAAGTGTAAAATATTTGATGATTTTTGCTGTAGACTACTTGTTGTGAAAGGTAGAGGTGGTTGTTTTTTTTTCTCAACAGGGTCTGTACAAGTATAAACATGATCAAAATCTGCGCTTTTTTTTAAGAAAGATTCTATGTCAGTTTCTGTTGCATGATGATGATTAAGTTTAAATTCTAATTTTTTCTTTGTAAAAACACCAGTTGTATCATATGCAATTCTACCAGGTGCTTTATTAATTTCCTGTTGATTATCATAAATTAGACGCAGAGCTGGTGTCTGACATCTACCTGCAGACAAACCACTATTCCTGCTAATATTTGTCCATAGAATAGGAGAAATTGTAAATCCAACAAGACAATCTAAGATTTGTCTAGCCTGTTGTGCATTCACCTTATTTATATCTATAACCGTCGGGTTACTTACTGCTTTTTTTATTGCGGACTCAGTAATTTCATGAAATATAATACGAGGCGTAGTGGAAACTGGTAAATTAAAAGCCTTGCAAATATGCCACGCGATAGCTTCACCTTCTCTATCGTCGTCAGTTGCAAGAATAATTTTATCAGCATTTTTAATAGCCGTCCTAAGTGGTTTGATATATTTGTTTTTACTAGGAGATAATCGAAATGTGGGATTGAAATTGTTTTTTATATCAATTCCTTTTAAACCATCGGCGAGTTCTCTAATGTGTCCGAAACTGGCAATGCATTTGTATCCAGGACCAAGATAACTCTCAATTTTCTTGCATTTGGCGGGAGATTCGACGATTACTAGTTTAGTCATTTAATTAAACTAGAAAATATAGGTTTAAGATATTTCAATTTATATTATTGTTATTGTTATCTAATTCTTTGAATTTATTGCTGCTGGTTGTGTTTTTGGTATTTTACCCCTCCCCTATACAACACCTATACCCCCCCTATACAACAAAAATACAATACTTTAGAAACAACTTTAAAAAATAAATCTAAGCATAGCATAGCATAGTATAGAATGACAAGTATATTCCCGGGATACTATTCATACTCACTTAGAATTGACACTACTACATCATTTTCAACAGAAGTCATAGACAGATTTGCTGCACTTATGCCGCCAGACTATTACTTCTTTGGACATGAAATAGGAAACCATACTCAGAAAGCAAAAATACTACATTTATGAACCGAGATATGAACGCCTGTATGAATATGCTACATATATCCAAAAGTTGGATACAATTAAAAATGCGACCAGAACAATTTTGTAGAACTTCAAACCCTGACTTTTCTTTTGAAGAGGTAAAACGGGGTTCATCAGTTGTTTTTACTTGAATGTAATACTTCAAACCTTTTCTATTTTTTTGCTGACAAAGTCGGCGTTTTAAATTGGAAAAGGTGTAAAATAGGGGCAATATCAGAACAAAAAAAACATTAACTGAATTTAATCATTGTATTATTTAACCATGATAATAGTATAATGTCATCTTTTATAATCCAAAACAGTAAGAAGAAATACATTATATGACCTGTATTCATGATGCTATAATTATTTGACACCCACAAAAGATGCCATCCCCAATTAAATAGACAACAAATAAAATATATATTTCTTGATGCTATGCGTACTATTTCTAATTTAGCTTTATCGGTCAATAATCTTGCACCTAAATAAAAATTTACCAAATAAGCTTGTGACGATGCGAAGGTATATACAAACATCATTTTTCCTAAATGTGATGTCTGGAAATCAAGACTAAAACATGTAATACATAAGGTAGTGCTAATAGCGTGGTGCATTTTCGTACTATATGGTAAACTCTCAACCATTACCAATCCCATTAAATCATTTGAGGTATACATAGCCCCAGTTAAATGAATGAGCTTACTATTCCATTGATTGTATCTAATGGCGGGCCAAATAACAGGTTTAAATACACTCATTGATAATGCGAGAAGTAAGAAAGATTTAATAAAATTTTTAATAATATAATTTCTTTTTCCCAAAGGAAGTTCATTATATCTTTCAAATCGTTTCAAGTAGGTGTCTACTTTAGGATACAATTGCTCTATAATTTTACACATTCCTCCCAGAAATAGTAATGCTGTATAATCATAATTCTTAATTATTTCTAGACTCATTGATATTATACTGTGATTTTATTTATACATTGTCTTTTTTTTCCTGAATTGAAGATAATATATACGGTGAATTTTGACCGTGAAATGTGAGATGTGTGAGAGCAGCGTAACTTTTTTTGGGCTGTATAATCATGTGATATTTCTGAATTAATTGAATATTGCATGTTTTGGAACCAGTTATAGTATTTGCCATTTGTTGCGCTTGTTCCTTAACATTATTTTCATGAGTGTCTTTTGTTACCACAATATGACTAATATCATTTTCAACCCCATACCATCGTGGACAGGCAGATTTGTACATATAAAAATCCATTTAAGATATATAAAGCAATAATTTTTAAATTATAATATTATAAATGTCAAAATATAATAAACACAGATGTTTATTATGCAAAGGTATAGGACTGGTTAAAAGAAAGGAAAAAGACAAGTGTTTATATTGTGATAAAAATTCTCTAAGTTCTTGCTGCTGTTGCGAATTCAAATATTTTATAGGGCAATACAAAGAATGTTCGGAATGTTTAGGTATGGGGGAAATATGGGTTAATAAAACAACAAACAAAGAAACTCTAGTTTGGTGTTTATCAAATTAATTATAAAACTTTAATATAAATGAAATTATATGAACAAATATATGATATAGGGAGAATGATATTTTTAGTATTGTATATTGTCACTATTTTAGGAGTATGGTCAAACGCTCCTCATTATTTAGAGAGAATGGATGATATTTTTAAAATATTCGTGGGGTGTATATTAATATATTTATACAGTCCTTGGTCCGAAAAAATTATTTCATCACACCATAAAGAAATTATTTTTGAGGCAGGAATTATGTTGATATTATCTAGTTCATTGGGAACATTTTTACGAAACATGCCGGTAATTAAGAAAGTATTCTTATAGTTTTTCTTTTATGTGTTTTCCTTATTTTTTTTCTGCTTTTTTTACCTGTAAAATGTTTAATAGACTGTTGTATTCGTTTGGTTTCCTCAATGTCTTTTTTAGTAAGTTTTGTTTTAGAAGCCGTATATGTAATTTCTTGTCTTCCTAATTTCTGTAAAATTTTATACATTATTGTTATAAATTTTTCCTTGGTTAAATTTAATCCAAAAATAAATGCCTTGTCAAAATATCCATTATCATTCGCTTTCATAAATCGTTTTATCATATCCATAAATTTAATACTGCGCGAGTATGGGTGGAGATGTATATAGTGTATATCGCGATGTTTCATTTTATGGTGATATTGGTCATCGAAAAAAACCATTGGGGTGTTTTTTTTCAGTTTCAGACATTTAACAATGTCTGAATGTGTTTTTTGATGAGTAGAACGACAGTTTCCTTTCTCGTTGGGACGCCATCCAGTAATCACTTTATCAAATAATTGATGTTTAATTTTATTTTCGATATATTTTTTAATATACATTGTCCAACTACGTGGAGCCATGTTATTTGTATATATCGCGACTTTCAAGTGTTTGTCTTTTTTTTTTAAATTAACCAATGATTTAAATATTTTCATTATTTTTGGTCTTAAAAATTCCGGATATAAATCTAGCAATGCGTTGAAATGTTTTTGAGAAATATTATCGAATGCGTTTTTGTTATATGAATTTACAAACTGACCACCCTCGTGTAACGCGGATAAACCATCTATAAACCTTCCAAATTCCTCGAAATGTCCTATTGTTTCATCTAAATCAAATATCACGACCTTTGTCGAATCTTTGTACATATATATATTAAAGAAATATTAATAATATTAACCAACATGCCGCGGCGAAAAAAAACAACCGATGCGAAAAAATATAAGAAGGAAACTATACCAAAAGCTATAAGAGAACAATGTTGGTTACAGGTATTTGGAGAGAAATATAAAGAAAAATGCTATATTAATTGGTGTAAAAATGATATTACTGTATTTGATTTTCATGTAGGACATGATAAACCTGAAAGTCAAGGAGGAACATTAGATGTTTCTAATTTGAAACCGATTTGTGCGCGTTGTAACCTCTCCATGAGTAATAATTATACAATAAAACAGTGGGACGCACTAAACAACAAACAGACAAAAAACTGTTTTTGTTGGTAAAATAATATTCTGATATTATAAATGTCAACTCGTCGAAAAAAATCAAAAACCCGCAAACTTGTACCTTGGGCCGGTTGGGGTAAAAAAAAACCAAGTAGTCGCCAGCGTACAGTTATGTACAAGAACTGTGGTAAAAAATGTTTTTTAGGACCAACCAGACGTCCTCATCCAAGTTTCCCAATTTGCATTAAAAAAACATGTCGTGTAAATACTAAAGGAGTGTATGCTGCTTACATAAGAGCCCGACAGTGGGGGAAAAAACCGTCTCAATATAAAGGAAAAAGTAGACCAACTATGAGACGCAGTACATACACCAGTGTAGCGCGCAAAGCCAAAAGAATATTAAAACGAACAAACTCTAAGAAAAAACGATAATGTGTAAGAAATCGATTGTTATTAGATAATAAAAGGCATTATGTTAATACAGCAAAATTTGGTTTCTATATTATTCCACTTTCATTATATAAAGATATGGTATTAACTTTACATAATGAGTCACAGTTGTCCCTTCAAAAAATCTACAGCTAAAATGCGATGGAAATGGAAAAAGAAGCGCACAAGGCGGTTACAGAGGAGAAGGCGTAAAATGAGAGCAAGAGCTAAATGACGATATTAGTTGACTCATTGTATTCTACATCCTCGGTCATATCATCGGTCATATCATCGGTCATATCATCGGTCAAATATGTTGAATCCCCCGATACCCCGTGATATGATTGTGTACCATATAATGAAAATCTGTTAAAAAAACATCTTAGTCCGTTCAATGCAGTTGTTCTGGATAGTTCACGAATTAGCGGATTGCAAGACAATGACCCCATGAGAAAATCATGTAAAAATGGTTTCATTGTACAAACAATTTCTTTAATCACAACTGGTGGCATCCTTGGATCAATGTAAACATAATCCAACTCTATTTTAAATGATTCTACCATATGTATTATGTCCAAGAACAGGGTTCTGTCATCCTCTGCTTGTAAATAATTTTTTATTGCATGGTCCTTTAATAAAGGATACTGCATTAGTTCAAATTTGGCAATATTAAAGCTAACCTTAAAAAAATACTGAATGAGTGATGGTATCATAAAAGTAGAATTTATTAACTTGAAATACACAATGTATAAATGATATTTCCTAAATGGCTTATTAATATATGGATTTATAGGATATCTAGGATCTGGCAAGAATCGTATATTTTTTGTCAGCCCGCTCAACCATATATTCATAAAATCCGTTAATCGAAATATATATTTTTTATTGAAATGTATTAATGTTACTTTTTGAGATTCTGGATATGATGATAGGGGGGATAAACATAAATCCACATCATTATTGTAGTATGATAATCTATTATCTTTCCATATTTTTGCCAATTTGGAAAGTGAATAATAGTGTTTTTGAGCTTGTGCAAATAACTCAAGATAAATCCTTTTTTGTTTGTCTATAAAAAAATCATTTTCGACAATTTCATTTTTGATGTTTTGGAATTTATCTGGTGTATCAGAAAAAAAATACATAGGACAAACATTAAAAATAGGGTATTTACTTTTCTCCACCACTCTGCGTAAAATATAAGTTAATATTGTCATTTATAATAATTTATATTTTATTTAAAATCCTGGGTCGTATTCATCTTCCACTTTTCCGGTATCTTTTCCTTCGATGAACTCGGCGGTGTTACTGATCTGAATATTCTGCATAGAACAAGCATCGTTTGTATTTTCTGAAGACATTAATGCTTGGACATCAATATCCTTTTCCAATAATTTATTACCTTTCATTTTATTTACATCTAGCATTACTTGGAAACAACCTGTACCAAAGTACCCTTCCTGTCCACACATAATATTTGCTGACACCCCAGTCATTGGGTCTAATTCCGCATGTCTTGCGGCTCTCAGGAACATTTCTGGTGTTTCTTCAAATGACGCTTTGGCAATCGGACCGATATTGTCATTATTAATACCATGTCTGAAGATCGAAACCATTTTGCAGGTAGCCGCCATTCTATCACATAATAGAGCCATGTGGTGATAATTAATGTATACTCCAGCATGGTCCATTGCCTCGGAAAGTTCATTGAATATTGCTTGTCTGGCCGCTTCAAGACCAAGAGTTCTGAAAGTTTCCTGGATATCATTACTGGTTGTTTTATCGCTATTAATAGAAGATAATGCGAGAATATCTCGTAAGTTAGTACCAACTGTATCCAGAACCCACCCATCAGCTTGGACATAATTTGTGTCGTTTAATACAACTTCGTTTACAACTTTTCTCAGTAGAACTTTTGGTATATTTTTAACACCCCTGAGAATAATATTGTTTAGTAAATTATTTTGAAAATTCTTGAGTTTATAAATTTCATCTGACTGATCCAGTGAATGTTTTTTACTTGATGTATTTTTTTCAGTGAGCCTAATTCTAAATACAAGTTTTGACGCATTCATATCTGCATATACACAGTTAATATCAGAACTGTAACTATTTGATACTGCAAAATGGATATCATCCATGGAAATGTGTTTATCCAACATTGATTCTTTGTTGAGTTCCATGCGAATAATCCATTTAGATTTCGTATCTTCGGCTTCAAAATCTTCACCTTGACACTCTTTTACCAAGTTTTGAAATTCATTATATTCAGCTAATAGTGGGATATCTTCGGATATCAATGTTGTCAATTCGTCGGGGTCAAAACAAATACTCACAGAATCAACAACATCGCGCAAACTGGTGTATTCTAATTGATATTTAAGTTCTTGTGCTTTTTCGATATTATCGCGTTCATTATTTTTAAGATGGATTGTAACCGATGGTTTCTTGGGATTTTCAGAGAGTGACAATATCTCTTCCACTCGCGGTACCCCCCTCGTTGCATTCGATTTACTTGCTACTCCTGCGAAATGGAATGTGTTTAGTGTCATTTGTGTAGTTGGCTCTCCTATCGATTGGGCCGCGATCATTCCAACCATTTCTCCAGGATGAACAATAGATTTTTGATAATTTGTCGCAATTGTTTCCAGTAATATAATAACGGCTTTTCTATTAAATCGTTTTACTGTTAATAATGTTTTCGGCGACAAATAGTAGTAAAATGCAATTTTAAACAGCTCTGTTGGGGCAGCATAATGATTTTTGGACAACATATCAAAGGTATTATCTAGCAATTCATATAATTCGATTGGGGTAATGTTAACCAATGAGTTGGATTGAATACTCAGTTGATTATGAATATTATTAATAATTCGACTGAAATGTACAGGAATATTAATGTCAGTTCTGTCTGTGAATTTAAATACATTCTCAACGACAGTGTCACGAGATTCCAACATAAACACAATCATCTCATTTGTTTTTTTAACAAGTTGTTCCTTTTGTTTTTTGATTCTTTTAATGGCAGGTTTTGTATAATTAGTGGTAACAATTGCATCGCTAGAATCATCAACAGGCATTTGGAAGTGCGCATAAATATCCTCTCTTGTTGAATTTGGGAGAGGGAAACTCTGATTTTCTACTTTAATAGGATCAATATTATCATCACCATATGAAAATTGTATAATTTTATTTTTATTATTTCGAACTGTCATGTCATAAGCTACACGCAGGTCTTCAAGCCCCTTAATTAACCTTCTCTGAATATATCCTGTTGTACTGGTTTTTACAGCAGTATCGATTAATCCAGTTCTACCACCCATGGCGTGAAAATAAAGTTCTGTTGGTGTTAAACCTTGGATGAAAGATGATTCAACAAAACCTCTGGCTTCAGGAGAATCATTATATTTTGTGTAATGCGGTAAAGTCCTGTCTTGGAAACCATAAGGGATTCTTTTACCGTCTACATTTTGTTGACCTAGACACGAAATCATTTGTGCGATATTTAAAGATTTACCTTTGCTACCAGAATTAACCATAATAACAAATCTATTGTCTGCCGCCAAACTCTTTCTTCCAATTTTACCAGCGTCGTCAGCTGCTTTTTGTAAAATAGCATTTACCTTTGATTCAAATTCGGTCTCATTTGTTTTCCCAGTAGTATTTTCAAATGTACCCAGATGCGTTTGGTCAATCAAATTCTTAACTTCCTGCTTTTTTTTGAGCATTGCTTCAGATATACGATGATTTGTGGTAGAATCGGCAATTAAATCACTAATACCAACACTGTATGAAGTTAATTTCATGTATTCTGTTATTAGATTTTGCAAATCATCTATAAAATCTCCGGCTTCAACATAACTAAAATCATTGAAGATGCGATGTAATAATCCTTTGGACCCTGCTCCCAAAGCCTTTTTATCTAATTGACCTCTGATATATTCTCCATTTTTAATTTCGATCATATTATTTGACACTTTATTATCTTCTGTCGAATCATATTGTCCGTTTCTAAAATGTGATGATAGAGGTGGCATAATCTGTGTTAATAATTTAAAACTATTAATTCTATCATTTGGATTTTTGAAGAGGTCAGTCTCCACTTTATCAAAAGCCATCAGTAAATTCATGGCAGTGCGGGTATCAAAATTTGTATTTTCGCGAGTAAAACGGAAAGACCCTAAAAGTGAGTCCTGGAAAATTCCAATAATTGGAGTATTATTAGCAGGTGATATGATTTGTCTTGCCACAGCCGCCAGGTTTGCCAATTCAGCGGCGCTCTCGTAATCCTGTGGACCATGCAAGTTCATTTCATCTCCGTCAAAATCAGCATTGTAAGGCTTTGTATCTGCAACATTTAATCGGAAAGTGTCTCCAACTTTTAAAATTTTTGCAAAATGACACATCATACTCATCCTGTGCAGGGTAGGTTGTCTGTTAAATAAAACTGGGTCTCCGTCCAATAAATGACGATGAACTTTATCACCCAAGTTTAATTCAATAGATTCCCTATCTACATATCTGAGTGAAACGGAGTCACCATCCTTTCTTTCCAAAATTTTAGCACCAGGATAAACCTCTGGACCATTCAACATTAGTTGAGTTAAGAATTTTTTATTTCTTTTATTTACAACTTCTGGGAATGTAATATTTTTAGCAACTTTAATGGGGATACCAAGCTCTGATATCCCAATATTCGCATCAGGCGTAATAACCGATCTGGCCGAGTAATCTACTCTCTTTCCCATTAGATTACCTCTCACACGACCCGGTTTTCCAACCAATCGTTCTTTAATCGATTTCAACGGTCTTCCTGAGCGCTGAGCGACAGATGCTACTCCGGGTATTTTATTGTCAACCATCGTTGCAACATAATATTGCAAAACCATGGTCCAATCATCAATAACCTTAGATGTTGCGTTGTTTTGCAATTTCTCTTGTAGTGTTTTATTCGCCTTAACAATATTGACAATAATATGAGAGATATCATCCTCGCTGCGCTGTTGTGCATCATGTTTAACAGATGGTCGTACAGCCGGAGGTGGTACGGCTAACACTTGGCATATCATCCAGTCGGGTCTTGACCAAATGGGACTGAATCCCATGAATGATACATCTTCGTCGGATATTCGCCTGAATACCTTAAGTGCAATTTCAGGCGTTAATCGCATAGTTAATTTATCTTTTTTTGCCCCCTCGCTATTAACAATACCATCAATATTATCCCATTCAGCAATCAAAGTTGCCAAACCTTCTTTTGTGATTTTGCGAGGTTGCTTTGTACCACATCCGTCACAAGTTTCGTCACCACATCTTACTACTTTTGATGCCAATTTGAAAACTTTATCCCATCGTTTCTTTGAAGAAAGTTTGGATAAATAATTGTATTTCTCTTTGTCTATTAACACTTTACTGCATTTAATACAAACGCATCTCAGAATTTTTACAATTGTATGAATATATTGAATGTAGAAGATGGGTCTCGCAAGTTCAATATGTCCAAAATATCCGGGAGTATGCATATAATTTAATCCATCTGTCGGGCAAATTAATCCTGGGTCCAATACACCCATTCGAGGATCAAATAAACCACCAATTACAGGTTTATTGTTAACATATGTATCTCTGGAAACAATATTTGCAACCGAACTTTTTCTGATTTCATCAGGAGATAATATACTAAATTGCAAACCTATAATTCTAGACGGGGTAGTCTGTGATTTTGATTGAGCCATTCCTTATACTACACTTAGAATATTTAGATTGTTTTTTCAATTTAATTGTTTTAAGTAATTAAATTTGTAAAAAAAATTGATAACTGTAAAGATAATATAAAAATTATCATACACTAATTAATAATGGATAAATCTGATACCAATGACCGTTCGACTAAATCTCCTAAAAAAGGATATAAATTCAGGCAATCTACGACTGAAAAATCAAATAAAATTAAAAAATCAAAAGATAAAAATCTTGCGTCGGATAGTGATAGTGATAGTGATTACAATCCTGAAGATGAACTAGAACTTTTAATCGAAGACGACGAAAATACCGCCGAATCTTCTTCAGAGGAAGAAGATGATTTTAATGCTCGAGAATTTCAAAAATTTGTACAGAGAATATTTCCATCTAAAAGTGGTAAAGAACGAGTACAACAATTGGAAAAAATAGATAAAATGATGGAAAAAAAGAAAAAAGGACAAGAAAAACCTTATGTTAAAAATAAGGTCATCAAAAAAAAGAAGATACTGAAAAAAAAGAAGAGTCATAAAAATGATACTGGCGAAGAAACCTGCGACCAAGAGTTTGAAGAGCTTCTTCGCGAAGAAGAAGCTAAACTACTGTGTGAAGATTTAATTGACGAAGATGAAAACATGGACGAAGACGAGATACAAGACATGATGAAACAAAACATGAAATTTAATATTATATTTACAGTGGGTGGAAAAGGACAAGAGGTTGAAGAAGAAGAAGATACCTCAGACGAAGAGGACGAAGATAGTAATGAATCTTCTAATAAAACCGAAGAGGGTGGAAAATATGTGCAATTTAAGAAGGGACAAAATGTGAATGTTTATTGTAAAGATTGGGAGGAAGCTTATTCTGGGACAATCAAGTCTGTTGTTGAATTAAAGTCAGACCCTAAATACAGTTTATATGATATTGCTTTGGATAACAATAAAGATAACGAACCGGGTTATGAATGGGCGGTTCAAGAAAACATAAAAGGTAAGTATATAACTCCAACTGACCAATTGGAAGTTTTGGATGATTCTGATATTTTAAAGGAGTTGGAAGAATTAATTAAATGTAGAAAATCAAAAGGTAGTGATGCCATGACTGATAAATTAGAAAATATGTCAAAGGCATATGAGAGAAAACAACAAAAGGAACAACAAAGGAATAATGAAAAACTTAAAACTAAGAATGTTTCCACACTTCGCAAATTATTGAGGGCTCCGAATATTATGAATGATTTTAAGTACTTCAAGGACATGGAAGTCGATGCGCAAAAGAAAATTATTAAACGATTAAAAGATATAAATAAATTATCTAATGTAGAAAAACCATATCGTCTACAACTATTAGATTCTGACATGCCAGCGTGCTATCAAGCTGCTGCTTTAAAAAAAATCAATATTCTTAATTACATGGACCCTGGTTCTGGAGAATATTATAAAATTAAGCAGTGGGTTGATGCTTTTATGTCTATTCCATTTGGTAAAACAAAGAAATTACCGTTAACAATGGATGATGGGATTGATATGTGTAATGCCTTTATGGAAGATGCGAAGAAAGTGTTGGATGATTGTGTTTATGGTTTGGACGACGCTAAAATGCAAATTCTACAGTTGGTAGGAAATTGGATAAGTAATCCTAATTCAATAGGTACAGCAATCGCCATTAAAGGACCCCCTGGCACTGGTAAAACTACTCTTATTAAGGAAGGTATTAGTAAAATATTACAAAGACCATTTGCGTTCCTTGCACTTGGTGGAGCAACAGACAGTAGTTTTCTCGAGGGTCATGGCTATACTTACGAAGGTAGTAACTGGGGGAAAATTGTTAACATTCTGATCCAAAGTAAATGCATGAATCCCGTTATCTATTTTGATGAATTAGATAAAATATCCGACACTCCTAAAGGTGATGAGATTACTGGTATTCTAACACATTTAACAGATACTACGCAAAACAGCTGTTTTCATGATAAATACTTCGCCAACATGGATTTTGATCTCAGCAAAGCATTATTTATTTTCAGTTACAACGATGAAAATAAAGTCAACCCAATTTTAAAAGACAGAATGTACCGAATTCATACAGCTGGATATGATACAAAGGAGAAGATTGTAATTGCTAAGAAATACTTAATACCCAAAATTGAGAAAAATGTAAACTTCAAAGAGGGGGAAATTAACATCATGGACGATTCTCTTACCAAAATAATTGATACCTTTACCGATAAAGAAAAAGGCGTGAGAAATCTTAAGCGTTGTCTAGAAATTATTTACACAAAGCTTAATTTATACAGATTGATGAAACCTGACAGTTCCTTGTTTAAAAAGGAAAATACAATAAAGGTTGAGTTTCCATTCGTTGTTAATCTGGAAGTTATCGATAAATTAATAAAACAAGGTGAAACAAATACAGTACCATTTGGTATGTATATTTAAAAAAATGGAATGGGTGTATGATTAAAATTATTGATAAATATTATGTACTTCATTTATAATATTTTTTTACCTCTCATTGAATATGCTATAACTTCTACAAGACATATATATGTATTGTAGAATAATATAAATTATTGTTCCTGTCAAATTTTATTGAAAACAGCAACTAGAGTTACTTGTGTGATAACAATTGCGAATATTTACACCCTTAACTTTTTTGCAATCTCGGCATTTTAACTCATTTCCAATAACGATAAAATAATGATATCGACAACTTGTTCTATCGGATATTCTCGCATATCTTGCAAGATAGTCATCATTGCATTTTTCACACTTATGAGCTGTATATTCATGATAATTTGAACTGTTCATAATTTACGATTGGTAATAAATAATCGTAAATAATTCAATTTAAAATTCCCCATAAGTAGAACGATTGCCTCCGCGAGAACTAATATAATCAACTTGTTCCTTGGTAACGCACGCGCATCCGTCACCATTACTCACACCACTTTGCGGTGCGACGCAACAATCAGGACTAAAAGTATTATTAGCAAAGAAAAACATTTGTCCAGCTGGGAGAGGTACGGTTGGTCCCATATGTGTAGTTAAATCTTGTGCTACACTTGGCATTTCTTTAGTTTCCCATGATGATTTGACACCTTGGCCCATTTTGTAATTCGTTGGAGCCGACCCAAGGACATTGGTAAATCCTTCTTTTGCTTTACTCTTAATTTCACATGTTGCACATGAGCACAAAACATGTCCTCCCAATATAATTCCTACGATAATACTAATTGCAATAATTTCAACACGACAGGGCATACCTAATATTTTAACTTGCATACTATACATAATTCATAGATAATTTTATATTGAAAATGAAGAATCATCGGCTGTCCAATCCTCTCCCATAATCTGTTCTATCGCGCTGTTATAATCCATGAACTGTATCCCATCTATAGTAAAATTATCAGTGTCTGTTAAAAGTTGATATAAGAACTCCGGTTTTTCCACACTTTCACTGTCTAATCCTAAAGTTGTGAATTTGCCTAAATTATCGTTGATCCATAAATTAGGACCTCCTATAAAATGTTTATTTTTGATGGTATATTTATTTACTTGTTGTAAATTTTTGGCATCAATTATAACAATTCCTAAAACTCTCTCTCCAAAACGCAACTGGTCGTTTACTTTTATATCTGCTATACTTATTCTTCTACCGTCATCTAATTCAATAAAGGTAGAATGGTGAAACCCACCCTCTAAAACCGAGTGTATTTTACTTGTTGGTGAGTCAAATTGTATAAAATTACCAGCAATATTTTTAAGTTCTACAAAATCCATATCATCCACATCATCCCAATCCAAAAATATGTGATTATGTATTTTAATTCTTTTACTTGTAGTATTTAAACAATATATATATGATTCGCAGTAATCTTCAATTACAGTCGCAGATGGATGGTATTTGACATCTATCCATAAACCTTCATATTGTATTTTATGACAACCGGATACTATTAAATTATCAATCTTATACATTTGTTTTCCATATGTTGATAATTTGAAAAAGGCAGTTACCCTTGACCCATCCAGCATTTCATCACCTGCCTTAATATCCGAAATTTTCACTTTTTTATTTTTTAACATTATTTCCGTGTTTTTATCAAAACATCCTGGTTTTTTTGGTATATTCTTGCTAGAAGTAAGATTCATAATATTACCCAAAGCAACTGCTATTATTACAAGTGGGACTGAGACAGAGACAAATAGTGCTGTCATAACACCTGCTGCTGGCCAAGTAAAAGGCAGTACCCACAAAAGAATAGTCGCTGCGGCAAGTGTTATTAACGCCAATACTAAAATTTCTAAAAAAGATCCTAAAAATGATTTTAAGGAAAGAAATAATGTCATTACCGTATAAAGACTCGATGTCAATACAGCTACATTCTTTTCTAAAATATCCTTTAATTTTATTAAAATTATTTGTACAGGGATTACAATATTGTACATTCGTCCAAATATATCTGAAACAATTGACATAATTCTATTTCTAATATAAGCGAATACGTGTCGAATCATATTTACTGATTTTGATATCTGACTAAAAAATTCATTTAACGTACCAATTGAATGATGAATAGGTTGTAAAAAATACCCAATAATTGTAGATAGAATTGTTTGAGTGCAGTGATGAAAATTATCAGCAGTATAGTCAAATTTGGAAGCACCATCTGGGGCGTTTATGATACCGGCAAATGGCATTACAGCTGGGTTGCATCTTTGCATTGCCCAGTCAGCTTTTATAGGCTTTAGTTTATTCATGACGTAAAAATATGAGAAAAATATGAAAAATATGAAAAGTACAATACCGGTAATTATAACAGAACCACCATATTTATCTAAATATCCAACTTTCTGTGTTATTTTATTTATATAGGATTCAAATGTTTTTGGAATATTATCCATTATATAGTATTAGGATAATATTCATATGAGTAAAGTGTAATTAATCTTCCCAATCCCAAAAGGTATATTCACCAATTGGTATACGATGTGTTGATGTAATTAAACAATAAAGTTCACTTTCGTAAGTATTTGTTTTCTCAGCTTTGTCGTAGGAGCAAATTTTGATGTAATTTTCAAATGTGTCATCCATTTTGCACACATTTTTTTTATCATTTGGTAAAATTCGATGTTCCCCGGTTACATAAATATAATCACCCAATTCATGACTCCAAATTTTGTAATATGGGTTACTTTTATCTCCTTTTAATTTTAAGGTACCAATAACACTAGTACCGTTTACAAGTGTATCTCCTAACCGTATATCTTTAATAAATACTCTTTTTCCAGATTTTAATGTAATGGGAGTTGTGCCTTTAAAACATAGTGTGCGCAAAATACCTCCTATAGGACCTGCTATAATACTTTCTCCTAATTTCATACTTGTTCCCATGATATACATGGCTGCTGTCATAACACCAACCAGCTTGCTCGCCAAATCTTTTATTTTTATGAGCATTGTTTGAATTTGAATTATCAGATTCATTAGTACTCCGAAAATATCACCAACGATATTTCCTACCATGCCACGAATGTAAGCCACCACATGGCGAACCATGTTTATTGACTCCATCAAATCTTTCCCCAAGTTACCCATCATGCTTACCATATAATGAATAGGTTGTAAAAAGAAACCCATTGAATTAGATTGCATCTTAGTAACGCAGTGCGCAAAGTTCTTCATCGGGTCAAATCCAAATTGACCAGCAAAGGGCATCATCATTGGATTACATCTGTATAGTGGCCATTCCTTCTTTATATTTTTCATTTTGATAGACAATATGCTAAATGCATACATGCCACCAAATACTAATAATATCAAGAGCGCGAGAACCATATCACTAAACTTCATACTAAAATATATACTTATTTTATTTATGAAATTAATAACGGCGTTTATTTGATTTCCTACTATGTTTTTTTGTAGTTGTCTTGTGCTTTGTGTTGTGTTTTGTGTTGCGCTTTGTGTTGCGCTTTGATTTACGCTTTGATTTACGCTTTGATTTACGCTTTGATTTGCGCTTTGTGTTGCGCTTTGTGTTGCGCTTTGATTTGCTCCCTCCAAATTTACTTACGATTGGTTCTATAGATAATTCTTTAGCATGAGTATCTCCTACTGAATTGGCATTTTGTTGCATATAATTACCTACTCCTTCGCATATGTTGGTATTGGAATTGCTTCCTCCGGCTGGTACAGAACCACTTGAACCACTTGGTACTTGTGGACATATAATTGATCCGCCAGTTTTTGTTTTACTTCCTCCAGCCAGAGCTTTATTAGTAAAATTTTGTTTGATTGCTTGTTTCTTCATGTTTTCTATTCCAAAATTGGTCATATCTGAAAGAGAGTTCGCATGCGCCATGCTTGTAATACATGGCATCTGTCCTCCTCCCCCGCACGGAGCTACCGTTAATTTAGAATTTCCTCCTTTTATATTTTTTGTCATATAAAGTATAATTAGATAAAATAAATAAAAAGAAAGTATTCTAGTATCTTATAATGGATAATAAACAAAGACTAAACTTGCAAGAGATGATTAAATCATACGACGCAGACGACAATACTTCTAAAATTCGACAGTTGAAACACAGTCAAAAAATCCGCGATGATGTCGAAAAAATTGTTAATTTAAGGAAAAAATATAGTCGGATGATGACATTCGAGACGAAAAAATTTGAAAAGCTGGTTATGTCTCACTGTAATTTTCTTTGGACCAACTATACCAATATTTTTAATAGAATCATGAAAGACGAATTAAATTTTAATATTTTACGAAAATTCATTGATACTTTGAGAGAAGTAGAAGATGGTGAATTAGACCAACATGAGGCGTCCGTTAAAATAGGCGAGATATTAAAAGAATTATACATAGACAGTGCTTTACAACGCGAAAAGAAAATAGATATAGAAGATAAGAAGCGAGCTCCTAAATATAAAAAACCTTCTAATAATATCAGCTGGGCTAAATTTAAAGCTAGTGGGTTAAGCGTATCAAGTTAACTTTTTTCGCTTGATATTTCACATGAAGTTGATTTATAAATATCGAGTGTTCGAGCAGAAGCGTCTACTGCATCTATGAATTTAGGCATCCACATATAAGGAATAACTTCTTTGCAATTAGGATAATATTGGTTAAATAACTCTTTGTACCAATATTTTTCAGCTGTCGGTCCATCCATATCTTTATATTTATCTTTGGCGAAATTTTGAATTGTTTCAAACCACGATTCTTTGCTCGCACTAACACCATCGGAGAATGCTTCTTTTCTCCTCCAAAGTACTTCTTTTGGTAAAAGATTATCATTATCAAATGCTTTTCTTAATAAATACTTTTCTATTTTTGTACCTTTCATCGTATCAAATCTAATATCAGCCGGTATAGATAAATACATTTGTACAAAGTTTTTATCGAGAAACGGAGTTCTGGCTTCCAATCCATGTGAACTAATGGACCTATCGGACCTTAATACATCGAAATAACACAAGTCATTCAACAAACGTTTGCATTCATGATCAAATGCTAATGAATTTGGAGCACAATGAAAATACATATAACCTCCGGTTATTTCGTCACTACCGTCTCCGTTAAAAATTACTTTTGAATCGCTAAATTCTTTTATAAACTTTGAAATAAGCCAATTTCCAACACTGGCTCTGACAGTTGTTGTATCATGACTCTCTATTGTATAAATGACTTCTGGTATTGCGCCTAGAAAATCTTCTTTGCTTACTACCATTTCGTGATGGTCAGTTCCAATATGATTAGCTACTAATCTCGCATATTTTAAATCCTCAGAACCTTCCATTCCGATACTCCATGTTTTGAGTTTATTTGGAGATGATAATGATTTTGCTACCAATGCAGTGATTAAACTACTGTCTAATCCTCCTGATAACAAGCAAGCAACCTCTCTGTCCGTGTTTAAGACTCTTTTCTTTACTGCAGCAATCAAACCATTTTTTATAAGTCTACAATAACTCTCTTCTAAATTATCATCATCCAATATTAAATTAGTACTAACATTGTTGTAATATATTGTGTTGGTAATATCCCCGTTATCCATATTAATTTCCGCGTAAGACCCTGGTTTGAATTGGTGCGCGTTGCAATCTGATAACATGTGTGTCATCATTTTCAATTCTGAAGAAAATACATGATAATACTGGTTGGTTGACACTTTGTTATAAGAGTAAAATAATGGCCTAACGCCAAAAGGGTCTCTAGCTATAAATGTTTTGTTTTTTGTTTTATCGAATAACATAAATGAAAATACACCGTCTAATTTATTTACAGTATATTCTATACCAAATTGTTTATAAAGGTGAATGATTATTTCACAATCTGATTGGGTTGTTGGTGGAACACCAAGAGTATGATGTATTTCTCTCCAATTATATATTTCACCATTGCAAATTAAAATACAGTCATCTAGTTCTATTGGTTGTTCTGAATTAGGGTCAGTATATCCATTAATGGCTAATCTGTGAAATCCAAAAACGGCATTTGTATCTATTTTTTTAAAGATTGAATTTTCTGGACCTCTGTTTTTTCCCTTATGAAAGTTTTTTTTTTCGAAGTCGATGTTATCATTAATATCATTAGAAAGCACTGCAAATATTCCACACATGTAAGAATATTTCGACAGTTATCTTTAGGTAATTTCTAAGAATTATTTTATAGTAATATTATAATGGAAAATGTCGTCAAAGGAGCTTATTTTTGCCAACAAAATAGAACAACGGAGTTGAGCAATCGTATATATGAAAGAAATGTGCCTACAACGCCTCTTCAAATGAACTATGACCCAAGACCAGTAGATACCAAATTTGTACAGTTTCCAATAATGGATTGTCGACTGCCTTCGAATGTGCCGTGTGAAAAGAGACCTATTTATAATACGGGAAATATGTTCTCTGGTAGTAGTCAAGGATTACCTTTTAATGGCTATCAATCAAGTGTTGACACGGAGTCTAGTTTGATGAATATTGTTTTTCCGTTACAGTCATGTCCACAAGCTACATTTATTCCTGGATCAAAAAGTGATTTATATAATACTAGTTATTTAACCCCTCCGGTAGAAAAAATACAAATGACAAATAAATTATTGTTTAAACAGGAAAGATTCTCTCCATTTAATCCAAATGTTGGTAATTTAGGAGGAGATTTATTTAACAACAACACCCGTGTTCAAATTAAAAATATGAACACGAATTAATATGTTTTCTCTTCAACTGATATTATTATATTTTCAGTACTAATATCAGCAATGCGATAATCTTCGTCTATTGTATTGTATGTTTTGGCGGTTTTCATATAAGCACTTAACGCTCTTTCTTTATTAACAGATTCGTTGCCTGTTATGTAAGCGATGTATAACTTATTCGATATCAAAAGAAAAAAACTTAGCATTGTCGTTGCTGTATTGGTGCCGACATAATTAAACCCTATGGCGATACCAGATAAACCAAAATTTACTATTAACAATGTGGAGGAAGTATACAACGACCTTAAATATTGCTTATTTAGCAGATTCATTTGTTTTTTGTATTTTGGATATGATTCTATTTCTTGGTCCAGATAATCATTTGGTTTAGAAATATCAATATCTAAATACTCAATACACCAGTTTTCTCTTTTTATTTCTACAAAATAAAAATACAATACAGAAGTAAATGTTATGAAATTGCTAACTAATGCTGCAAAATATAATGAATCTCTTTTCAAGAAATTATTTGAAATAGTACAAACTTCGTCATCGCATTTTTGAGGAACGAATATAACCAAGAATGTAGCCATTAAAAGTTTATAAAATTCTAAAAACATTAAAAGTGTAGTAGTCACACGTTGTTTAGAATCAATAGAAAGCTTCATATGCAATATTAAATTATTTTTAATTTGACGCGTTCAATAATAAATTATAATTGCTCAAAAATATATTAAATGGATGTATCTTTTAATTTATTTGATTTACAATATTTAACCAATCACGACCACTTTAATAAATTAATGAAAAAACAAAATATAACTAAAATTTCACGCAATGATTTACAGTTCTATAAAAAACGCATATTTAATTTAACAAAGGATATGCTTCGTGGAGAGAAAGTTAATAATAAAGTAAATGATGCGTTTGAACATTATGTAAACGATTGTATCGAGCATTTTAAATTTATAGATAAAATGGAGTTAATGCAGAACGATTATAAGGATATAAACCCTCAAAAATCATCCTCTGAAACAAGTTTTAGCATGGAACAATCAAATAATTTCATGTATAAACAAAAAACTACAACGCATCCAAAAATTACCGACAACATTAAAATTAAAAGCAGTAAAACAATTAAACCCATCATGATGCCAAAAACAAAAAAATTCAATTTGAAAGACCCTAAATTCAGAGAAAAAGGTTTGAAAAAGAAAAATATTAATAATATTTAAGATGACTGAACTTAAAAAAACACATAAGCATCATAAAAGGAGTCATCATAAAAGGAGTCATCATAAAAGGAGTCACCATAAAAGGAGTCATCATAAAAGGAGTCATCATAAAAAAATCCGTTACCGCCGTAGAACAAAAAAAAAGGGATTTATGTCTGAAAAGTGTTCCCCTAAAACAAACGGTGACAATTTAGATTTTACTTGTTATAGCACTGAAGCTTTGCACAATTTAAAAAACATTTGGAATGCCAGACACCCTGATGTTAAAATATACAGCAACGATGTTAAAGAAATATGGCAAGATTTAAAAAAATACATGCAAAAAACTTGTCATAAGGAATCGTGTTGGTTAAGACATATGTGTATTAAAAATGATCTGCCTTCTGATTTCTTTTTGCAAAATTTCTCTCCTAAACAACCCAAAGAATGGACAAAAAAACCACACACCTGGCTCTCCTCTATTGAAATTGAAGAGCTGATGAAACAGTACGAAAAAAAATATACTAACTTTGTATTCCTAGGTCCTTCTCCAATTGATTATGATTCTCGTAAATTACACAACGAGTGCGTATGGGATGAAATATGTAATTTTTCATTGATGGATTATAAAGCCAAAGGTATTACAAAAATAGGATTGATTTTTAATCTTGATCCGCACTACAAAGAAGGGTCGCATTGGGTTGCAATGTTTGTTGATATTAAAAAGAAGGGTGTTTATTATTTTGACAGTTATGGTGATAAAATACCCTCTCTATTAATGAAGTTTGCACGCACTGTTCGCAATCAAGCAAGAAATTTAGGAGAAAAGTTTAAATTCCAACAACCTACAAGACGACACCAATATTTATCAACGGAATGTGGTATGTATTCGTTGCATTTTATTATTAAATTACTGGAAGACAAACCAATAAACTTTTTTGATAAACGGATAACCGATAAGCATATGCGAAAATTACGCAGTATTTATTTTAATAAAAGATAGAATATTAAAAACATTTAGTTTTAATATTATATATGTCTGTCCATTCATCGCAAAACAAACATTTATTGTGGCAATTATTATCGGACCATCCCAACCAAAAAACCAATCCTAAAAAGTTTCAACATGTTTTAGAGTATCGAGTTACCGATATGCACAAGAATCGTTTTAAATTTGGAAACGATTTAATGATAATGAACAAAGAAATTATTAAACAATTTGCAAATGAATTGCCGAAACAGCCACCAACCATACCTGTAACTAAAAAAAACCCATCTATGACTAAAGGGCAAATCTTCGAACAAAATTTGAAAGTGCAGCAAAATAATTTTAATACCTTAATTAATAAACAAAAACCAGCAGATATTGATTTCTCAGATAAAACAGAAGACGAACCCATTGATGTAAGAATGGTTGATACCACATTGCAAGAACGAGAACGAGAGTTAAAAAAGATAATGGCACAGTATAATCCAAACGAAAATTCTGCCAAACAATGGTTGACCGGAGAATCAACCTCCAGTCATTTAAACATAGATGATAACTCCCATATTAATATTGAACCCACCGTTTTAACAAATGAAATGTCAGAAAGACGTGTAAGTTTTGAAGTCGAGGAAAATGCTAAGTCGGTCGTACCGGTGGTTAATGCTGTATCATTTCTACAAAAACTTAAAAAAACGGATGATGGAACTCTTCCTTATCTTAAACGCATAGAAGAAAATCAAGTAGTTATTATTAACTTATTGAAAGAAATAAACACTTGAAAAAATTGATTTTAAATTAATTGGTATTAATATTATTATACAAATGTCTGAATCCATTAAATTTCAAAAACCATTCTTAAAATGGGTTGGTGGAAAAACACAACATATTCATCAAATTATGAATAGTTTTCCTGATACAATGGAAAACTACCACGAAATATTTCTAGGTGGCGGAAGCGTACTATTAGCCCTACTTTCTTTGCAAAAAATGGGAAAGCTTGTAATTAAAGGTAATGTATATGCATATGACTTGAATAATCAACTAATACGAGTATATCGAGATGTCCAGTCTAACAAAGATGTATTAATTGCATGTGTTGAAAAATATAAAAAGGAATATAGCGAATGTCCTATGGTCGAAAGAGGTGTTGCGAATAGGAAACCTCTCAACGAAGATGAGGCCAATACATCAAAGGAAAGTTATTATTATTGGATGCGAAAGAAATTCAATGAATTGACTGAATTGTCTGTGGAAAGTTCCGCGTTGTTTATAATGCTAAATAAAACTGGATTTAGAGGTGTGTATCGTGAAGGTCCCAATGGATATAATGTACCATTTGGTCATTATAAAAAAACCCCAATGATTATTTCAAAAAGTGAAATTGACAATATTAGTGAATTGATAAAAGATGTTATATTTATTGATATCGATTTTGCTAAATCTATGAACAATGCAACCAAAGGAGATTTCGTATATCTAGACCCACCTTATGCTCCAAAAAACAGAACTTCATTTGTAGGATATACGGAAAATGGGTTTAATATAGATATGCATAAGAATTTGTTTAAGTTAACAAAAGAGCTCACAACGAACAACATTAAATTTGCTATGAGCAATGCAAATGTTGAATTAGTAAAAAAAAGTTTTGAAGGGTATTCTATCACTGAAATTTCTGCCCGTCGTTCAATTCATTCAAAGAATCCGGCATCCAAGACTACTGATGTATTGATTGTGTAATATCGCGTAAAATAACGTCTTTTATAAATTCTGTTTTACGAAAATAAAATGCTACCGTGCGCTCACCATTACCAACATTTTTTCCACGACCTTTTGTTCTACCTTGTATAAATTGTCCATTGATGGTGTTGCTGCGATATAAAGGGTCGTCCTTTGCTAGTTGACATATACCATGTGTTTTATAGTAATCGGTTATTTTTAGGTAATCGCTTTCAAAGACACTGTATTCAGGACACAAGGCATCAAATGAAAATGCTGATAAGTATGTGATGTTATCTCCGTCACGAAGATAACTGATGAAGAGCATGTTGTGTGTCTTCTTTTTAAGGTCTGACAATGACCATGGTTTTGGATTTTGAATATCCTGGACGCGAAGACCTCTCATTGTGATTGCCACCGTTTCCTTAGGAGACAAAGAACCATTTTTTAATTTTCGAAGTGGAAACAATTTCAGTTCTCCGTCCGAGCAATCCAAACACGCTGAACTATTAGGAATTCCCAATAGTTGCTCTAGAAACTGACCAGGTCCACCTTTATTTTTTGTCTTAGGATATTCTACAATTTTTCCTTTCAAAATTTGAAATCGTTCCTTTATTTCAACCACTGTTGGTCTTTGCTGCGTCGAGATCATTTTTACCTTTCTGGAGAGAGATATCAACTTTATTTGAATATGTGTTTTAAATTGTATAATTGTGATTTTTTCAATTTTTCAAATTAACTTGAACGATGTTTTTTTTGTTGCTGGATCTGTAAACAATTCTCCCACCAATATGGCATCTCCCCCCAAACCAATGGCTCTATTGTAACTTTCCAGATCATATACGTCCCCGTTTCTAGACCCTTTTTTCTTGGGTCTAAAGGCATATTTTTTTCCAGAAATAGTTACTTTGATTGCTTTCCATGTAATCTTTTCATAATTTTTCTTTTGTTGTTTATCATAGTCTGTTTCTATGGTCAATGCCGGTGTTGTCGTGAATGCGGTTGGGGCGGGTCTACCAAATGACATACACATCAACGGCTCTTTATCCCCGGCCCTAGCATGTAGCGCACAGTCAAAAGCCGACTCTTTCACAGCGGTTAAAATTTGTTTATTAATGTCTTCCTTTATATTTGAGATTTCATATAATGCTTGGTCACTGGTCAATGGTGTTGTCTTATCTAACTTACTCACATCTTTCTCTAATAAACCTTTGGAGGCCATTCCACCCTCCAAAATAGCTGGAATTAATTGTTTGTCGGTGAATCGCATTAAATATAAATACACATTTACCTTTCTTTCTTCGGCAGGTAAGCCCTCGTGACTACATATGCGCCTTGCTCTTCCGATAACTTGCTCCATTCTAACAGGATGCCAGTACGGTTCAAGAATATGAACATATCTTGTATTTTTCAAAGAAATTCCTTCAGCACCACTTGATGTAATCATAAATACTTTTATTATTTCACCATGATTATTATTTGTCGCGCTTTCATTCAATGTTTCCTTTATTGAATCAGGTAATTTTTCCCAGTCACCATTGAAAATTAATCTCATCATCTCTTTTACTTCTCTGGATTCTGTACCAGTGTATAATGCATATTTTGGTTTATTTTCATCACCAGGATTAACAATAACACGCCAAATATCATCTTTGTCTTGTGCTATTCTGAACGGAGCAAACCCATTTTGATCAAGGACCATGCTGAATATACCAATTCCTTCCAGAGTTCGGAATTGCGAGTATATTAAGTGTAAACCTGAGTTATTAATTATATTTTCATACAATGCTAGGAATTTTGGACCATATTCCGACAAACCTTGAGGAGATAAAAATTTATCTGCACCGTCTTTCAACATTTGTACCGCATTCTTAATTCTACCTTCATAACTGGAGTCTCTATTTACTTTTCTATTTGCCTCTACCTCGGCAATATCATCTTCTTCATGTCGTCCATCAACATTGGCTACTTCCTCCTGCAAACTTACTATATCTAAAATATCCTCATTTGCATCGCGGTTTAGTATGTCGGTTATCTCGTCACCCTCTTTCGGCTTTGGTCTTCCAATCCCAGGAGGGAATACAAAGTTGCAGAATGCTCTGGAGAAAATCCTGTAAGTGGAGGAGCTATCATCTGTATCACCAGAACTTTTCTTGCGACGGCGCTGGTTATTTAATTCTGTTTTTCTCTCCTCAGACCTTGCCGTCTCATATAAACCAAATTGATAATCACTCATATCGATCAATTCCACAATAAGGTCCTTTTCAATATTAAATGCAGGCATTAATTCTTCGGTGGCGCTTCTAAAATAGGATGTTAATCCTAAGACACGACGCTTGAATAAATTAGTATTTTTAAAAGTGTTATCTTTTGGATCAATAAACATTGCTTTGAATCCATCTAAGGTGTCTGGTAATGCTTTGTATGGGAGGGTTTCTGTTACCTTTAATACACCAATATGGGAATCCTCCAATTTTTTTGTTACCATGGAAATAAATTTTGCGATTGTCATATTACCTTGTCTGTCAAGTCTCATACCTTCATATCTACCTGATTTATTTTTAGCATTAACGAATCCGAATGGATTACGAGTAATTATAAGTTCATCGCTCGATGGATTATACTCCAGGTAATCTTGAATATTAAACTTCCCTAGTATATCTTCTATTACTTTCTGGTTTACTTTACCTTTCTGTCTGATTGATAGATTAAATCTATATGTTCTAATATAACCGCGTAATATATTAAATAATATACCTAATTCATTTGGATAGTTAATAATGGGTGTCCCTGTCAGCATAACAATTCTACAATTTTCTGCAGATAATAAGTATTCGTATAATTTCATTGACATGCTTTCTGGTTTTTTTAATTTATTCGCAATACGACTAACGAAATTATGAGCTTCGTCGATAATTACTACTTTATTGTCAAATGGATTTGTTTTTCCACCATCTGTTAAATTGGATAAATGCTGCTTTTGTAAACCATTATAATTTATGAATTGATATTTTGCTCTTATCATCTCGTCTATTTGGTCGTTTAATATAATTTTTTCCTGAGTATCCAAAGATTCATAATTGCTTTCCTTGGCAATATTTACAAACCAAGCACCATTATGTCTTTTGACAAATGATTCTGATACGCTTAGTATTTTTGACAGAACTCTCGTCTTTTTGTCATCATTATCATTGGATATGAATTCCCAAAATTGGTTTAGTTTATACATCTCGCTACCACACTTTTTAATTTCATTTTGATAATTTTGCCTTAGTGATGCCGGTGTCATTACTAATATATGCATTGGATTCTGAAACCCTTCTGCTATTGCTATAGAAGCGCATGTTTTACCAGCACCCAGTCCATGATACAACAATAAACCTCTGTATGGCGTGTATAAGTTAATATAATCTCTTACTATAGACTGGTGGGTTAAAAGAGAAAATGCCCCGGATCTTGCATCGTTCATGCTCTCACAAGTAATATTTTTCGCTTCCTCCATTAATTGATCTTTGTAGGGTGCGAAAAGCGAATTTATAAAATTAACAAAAATCTCGCGATTATTACTGTAATATGCACCAGCACGAATATTTACAGATGGTTGCGGTACTGGTAATCTTCCGGTTAAGTCCTTTTCAAATTTAATTATTCCAGGAGGAAGTTGCGAGCGCTTAATAGATATTTTTTTCGCAATCTTAATTCTGGGTTTGTCCGTCTCTGAAACTGTCGTTTTAGCAATAATCGGTTTTGAAATAGCCGTTATTGTTCCCTTTCTAATATTTGTACTTCTTTTGATTTTTATTTTTCCTAATTTGATTTTTGGTTTTTTAATAACTGGTTTATCTTTATTATCCTTTACCAATGCTTCCGTTAATACTTTAATTTTAGCACTTTGTTTCATCTTTGGTACAGATAAACCTCTGCGTTTTATTTTAGCCATTATAGCACTTCTATCAAAGTCTTCGTCTGTTCTGTCGATGACTTTGGTTCTTACTTTCTCTTCGTTATGGATAACAATTTTTACTCTCTCTTCCGGTTTTGAGATAGGTTTTACCTGAAGTTGTTCTAAAATACTACTCATATATAATACTTAATTATAAAAAGTTTATTACTTTTTTTTTATTTCTTCAATTGCTAATCTACAAGCTGTTTGTTCCGCTTTTTTTTTAATTTTATGTTTACCTTCTCCTAAGAAAATAACAATATTGTCTTTATTTTCCAATTCTTGTTGAATTTTATCAAATGAACCATACATACTAAATGGTTTGGAATCATTAAAATTCACATTTACTATATTTTTACCAATGCAAAGAAATACCCCCATATGATAACCTTCATCATCATCATGGTCTGATATCTCCATATAGGATGGTGTCAGTTTAAACTCTTTCTGTAGCATTACTTGTAATATATTTTTATAATTGTCGTCTTTCTGCAGCAATTCAGTCCAATTAACATGTTTTTCAAATACATTTTCCACAAATGTTTGTGCTATTTGAAATCCTGGACCGGTGACAAATACATTTTTAAACCAGTCATCTTCGTCTTTTATAGTAATTTTATTGAAATCTAAAAATAAAGCTCCTAAAAATGCCTCAAATAAACATCCCAATTTTTTAAGATTGGTTCTTGTCTTTTTTTCTTCTGCATTTTTTGATAAAATATACCAATTATTAAGCCCCATTTCATATGCCATTCGACCAATAGATTCATTTCTAACCAATGCGATTTTCTTCTCAGTCATGAATCCTTCGTTCTCTTTCGGAAAACGCCTATACAAATAATATTTGGTAATACATTCCAATACCCCGTCTCCCAAAAACTCCAATCTCTCGTTTGATTTTGTTTTTAAAGGCAAACAGTCATTTGGCTTATCTACTATCGTGATTCCGTTTTTTTCATTCTCCAAATGAGGTCTTTTTACATAGGAACGGTGAACAAAGGACCTTACATACAGTTTAAAATTATGCACCGTGTCTGGTACTCCATATTTTTTAAGAATGTTTGAAACTTGCGTTTCTGTTATTTCAATATTCCTTGAATTATAAGGATCAAAAATTAATTCTTCTTGATGCTTATTTATATCTCCATCTTGTAGTAGTGTTTTTGTTGTAAATTCCATGTATACATATATAACATAGTATTGTTTAAACCATTTCAGAGTGACTTATATCTCTATTGGTTATTTATTTTTAAAAATTGATTTAGAACTAAAAATGTGTATGAAGTTATTAAATATAACCAGCAAGAATGTCTTCTAAAGATAATACTGTGTATGACCAAATCGACGCTCTTGTTCAGGACCATGAAAAAGAAAGAAAAAAGAAGGTGAAAATCAAGATTAAAAATATTAAAAAAAAACTACCGAAAAGAATTGTAATTGTTAATAACGATTGTATGGAAGAACTGAATAAATTAGAAGATAATAGCATCGATTGTGTTATTACTGACCCACCTTATTTTATTGACAAACTAGACAATAAATGGTCGGCTGAAGATATTGGAAATAGTAAAAAGAATAGTCACATAAAACACTTGCCAAAAGGTATGAAGTTTGATAAGAAACAAGTGAAAAGTTTATATGATTATTACCTCGCATTGTCCCGTATGTTATTTACAAAAATGAAACCAGGTGCATATTTTCTGTCATTCTCTTCTCCTAGACTATATCACGCTATTGCTATGGCTGTTGAATTGGCTGGATTTGAGATTAGAGATATGATTAATTGGACTTATACACAAAGCATGCCAAAGGGAATGTCAATGACCCATGTGATTAAAAAAATGAAAGATATTTCAGAAGATGAAAAACTTAAACTTATTGAAGAATATAAGGATTTCAAATCTCCACAAATACGGTCTTGTTTCGAACCAATATGTGTTGCCATGAAACCAATAACAACCACCTTTATTAGAAACGAATTATCATTTAAAACTGGATTATTAGACTTCTCTCAAAAAGTAGGTATTGGTGGTGATAGAGTGCCTGCAAATATTATGATTACTGAAGAATATAATGAATCATATGATAAAAATTTTATGGTTCCAAAACCCGGAAAAAAGGAAAAGGGTAAGTCGAATACACATATTACAGTAAAACCAATAGCATTAATTGAACATTTGGTACGACTATTCAGTAAAAAAAATGCGTTGGTGGTGGACCCATTTCTAGGATCAGGAACAACGGCGATTGCTTGTAAGAATACTGATAGGAAATGTCTTGGATTCGAAATTAATAAGGAATATTATGATATTTGCGTAGAGAGAGTAGCTTAATTTACTTAATTATCTGTCTATAAAATTTTTTTTAAAATCCGGATTTGCAGAAATCAATAACAAATCCGCGATTGTTGAATACTGCCTTGCTCTTATACTGCTGGTTGCAAAATGAGCACTGAGGAATACAATTATCGTAGGTAAGATCCTTGCGTGGGTCCATGTGACCTTGTTGGAGAACCGTTGTCTTTGTTTGGTCCCATCGAAGAGTTTCACCATCTTTACTACCACAGTTCACACAAGCATTATTATATTCGTGTTTCATTTTTACCCAGTTTTCATCATTTAACTTTGATGCTCGTTTTTGAGCAATAAATCCTGGCATAGATTCTGTCACTGAGACGAGTTTATGATGATATTTACCTTGTTTTTCTATGTACCATCCCTTTTGTGTACTCAAATGTCTTACCTGGAGAGGATCTGTTCCCGTCAAATTATAACCGTTTGCTTTGACTCTGTTTTTAATATCATCAATATGAATAAATTCGCCGATACTAGAATACAAAATTGTTAAAGAGCATCCCAATTTAGATTTGAATTTTGGTAATTTGACCCCTTTAATCTTAAGCTTATCTGAAAATAAAATAGATAACTGGTTATATGATTCATGTAAATTCATTTTTTATATGAATACTATATAAATAAATATTTATTCAATTTTTTATTATTGTAAATTTTATTGCTTTTTAATAAGTAATTTAAACACTCCATAACTTATTACATTAAATGCAGATCAAGGTTGATATTAGAGAACATACGCTTATTAAATTACTAAAAGCTCTAAATAATGACTACGGATTCAACTTTGAAATATTGGTGGAAAGACTAGATATTGGTGATATAAGTATATGGAATGATGGAGAAGAATTACTTTTACTGGAGAGAAAAAGTTTAAATGACCTCGCCTCGTCTATCACAGATGGACGTTATGCTGAACAATCATTTCGTTTAAATGGTCATTCTCTCCACAATCATAATATAGTATACCTCATAGAAGGAAATATCTCAACCTTCTCAGGTAAATGGAGTCGGATTAAACCAGGTACTTTGTACACAACAATGTTTAGTGTACAGTATTTCAAAGGATTTTCATTAGTACGAACTTTTGATATAACTGAAACAGCCGAATATATTCTTCGGTTAGCAGATAAATTGTCGCGCTCTTTGAATAAGCATGGGTTCTATCATACTTTGTTTCAGCCTAAAAAAGAGAACTATGCGCAAGTTGTCCACAAGGAAAAAAAGAAAAACATTACACCTGAAAATATCGGGGGTATAATTTTGAGTCAGATACCAGGAATCAGTACAACAACATCCAGTGTGATAATTGAAAAATATGGCTCTCTTTTTCAATTACTCAAAGCATTGGAAAATGACAAACATTGTTTAGATAAATTGGTGTACAATACGAAGAAGGGACAGGAGAGAAGGATTTCAAAAACATGTGTTGCAAACATCATACAATATTTGTTGTATCAGAAAAGTAATGTTATTAAAATCGACTCTTAAACTGCTCTCGATAATTAAAGCAATATCCACATATATTACAATTTAGTAAATACTCATGTGTTTTTTTCAATATAATGTAAAATAATATTGACTTACTTTATATGGATTTTGATATGAAAAACATGACTACTTATTTAGGATGCATAACACTTGCATTGTTTGTCGTTTACTTGTGTACCAATATGATGACATTGAATAATAACATTGTAGAAGGATTGACTTCTGGTGCAACAAAAACACCCGATGAATTATTAAAATTAGTGCAGATTTCTAAAACCAAATATATAGACGATTTGCGTATTGATAAATATAAAAAGCAATATCATCAACTATTGATAGAAACAGAAGACATGTTGCATTTGCAAATGCTATCACAAATTAAGACAGCAGTGGAAAAAGATAAATTAGATGATGAAAAAACATTGGCTTCACTGTCTAAATTGGAGTCTACAAAATCGGCATTAAAAGATTTAGATGAATTTCTAACACACTTTAAACCAAGTTAACCGGACAGTTATTTATGAAATAAATAATGTATATGCTTAATATATAATGAAAAAATATATATTGAGTGCACTTTTAGGAGCAGTCGCTGGTGTCATGGGAGGAGCTTTGGGAACTTCAGGTGCATTTACTATTCTACCAGGTCTTTTATTGTTGGGAATTGTAAAAACACAAAAGAAAGCAGCTGGAACAACATTAATTACTATTCTGGCACCTTTATCAATTTTGGCGGCGGTAGAATATTATAAAAAGGGAAATGTTGATGTACCAGTTGGTATAGTTATTACGGTCGCCTACATGTTAGCAGCCTGGTTCGGTGCTAAATTAGCAAACAAATTAGATGATTCTACTATCCAAACAATCGTTGGTTTTTATTTATTGTTAGTATCCTCGTACTTTTTTTATAAGTCGTACCATTCCAAAAAATCGAATATTAATAAATAGATACAATGTTTTTAACCAATTCATAAATCCAAAAAATATAATGCGTTATAATAAATACATTCGCAAAACTATTTTCCACAAATTACTCGAATCAAAAGCTTATTTCATAGTTTTCACAATTTGTCTAGATTTAATAACTTGAATATGTTACTCTCCTATACCAAATAAGACATTTTATATAATAGTATATCTATAAATATATCATTATACCTTGTTTAATGTATCAAAAATCGTATTTCACAATCGAGGCGCCGAATTATTAGCGGGAGGAATCTCGACCCCTTTGAACTCACTAAATTTGTCCTGTTTGCGGAAATCTTTGTTGAATTTGCCCATTTTTATCATTTTTTCAGCATATCCATCACCTCCCCAGTTTACATCCATAGCATTGGCACTTTTATCATTCGTGTAAAATGCTTTATCCAATGTAGTGTATCTTCCTAGATTTTGATTAGTCGAATCAAAACCATGATAATTATTTTGATTGTACGGTGGGTGGTCCATGTTAGAATCATATAACGGTACTTCTGTTGCCATTATTTGATTATAACTTGGTAGACCTGCTTGTGGGTCTAACGGATCGTTTAACATGCGATATCTTGTATTTCCCTGCGCGTCCTGCATTTCGTTAAAATATAATACCGGGCATTTAATATCTTGACTATGCTGCCATTTAACAAATTCAACATAATCTTCTAAATTATCAAAAAATATAGGATTGATACCTGGTATTTTTGCTTTTCGGCTATTTAATAGCATAAGTTTGTTTCCCTTTTTCACCAAAAGATTCGGACAGTCAGACACTGCGTTCTGTTGCGGACGATTTCTATCGTTGAAGCCTTCTGTCAAACTTTTATTAGTATATGTTGCGCAAAAAATTATACCTGTTATAAATCCCAAAATTATCAATTGTTCTTTCATATATACTAAATATAAATTTATTTCTCTCCAAAATGTATATGAAGTTCATAAAAGTTTTTAATAGAGAAAATGCGGAGAAATTCAATAAAGAAGCCCCAAATCACCAAGTAGTTATTGCTGGGTTTTTTATGGAAAACTGTCCTGCATGTAAATCATTTAAACCACAATGGGAAAAATTTATTCATGAGTTTGTAACAAATAATCATGATGCTCTAATTGCTGAAATTGATAGCAATCAAATACATCTAGTTAATTTTGACACCAATACTTTAGAAGGTTTCCCAAGCGTATTTCGAGTTGTGAAGGGGGGAGACATTGTTGAATTTAACCAATCACGAACATCTGAAGAATTAGGTAAATTCTTAAAAGAAGCCATTGGTCTTAAAGGCGGTAAAAGAGCGTCTGGTAAGAAGAGAGCGTCTGGTAAGAAGAGAGCGTCTGGTAAGAAGAGAATGTCTGGTAAGAAGAGAATGTCTGGTAAGAAGAGAATGTCTGGTAAAAGAGCGTCAAAGAATAAAACTCACAAAAAAAAATCCAGAAGGTCAGTTCGATAATTATTAATCATTGCATTAAATATTATCAATGTGTTTTTTAATAACTGTCTCAAATAAGCTTTGAGGAGTCCAACCATTCCATCTATCGTAAATACCATTTACACATTTACACAGAGCACAAGAACATTCATTTTGACTAAATTCTTCTTCCTTTGTCATATTTATAAATTCTTCTTCGTCATCGTTGTCTTCATCTTCAAACAACATTTTTTTAATAGCTTCTGACTTTTCTAGCAAATTAGACCTGTTTTTAAACAAGAACATTTCGAGCATCATAGCTCGCTTAATATCCTCCGGTGTTATACCATTCCTGGTTTCATGATGTGAAACATACATGGCAGCAGTTTTTAGAGCTTGTTCAGCATAAGTTACTATAATTGCAGCGGTATTTTGTTTGAATTCATCATCGTCTGGTTGCAAAAGGTCGAACCCGGTTTTCATGAATGTAAAATCTGTCATATATGATTATTTATACTAATGTTTTTATTATTCTATTTTAATGTTTTTATTATTCTATTTTAATATTATATAGGTCATGAATAAATATACTGTTTACGGATTAATATCTTTATCAGCATTATTAGGAACCACTTTAAGGTTATCACAAAAATACGCATTGAACCATATGTCAATTTATTCGGTTATTATCATAGAGGCTTTAATTACAGGAATTGTTCTGGTAATCGCAGGATTATACCTCGGAGGATTTAAAAAATTACAAACAGATTTAACGAAATTAAATGGTAAAACATTGACCTCCCTTCTCGTTACTAGTGCTAGTATAGTTATTATATCAATTATAGGATATAACCTTATTCTCAGTCAAAAACTAAGCTCCTTAGCACTTGTTCACACCGGAGTTGAAGTTATTGCGACAATGGTTCTTGCTTCTATGTTTCTAGGTGATAAAATTACGCCAGCCAAAATGCTTGCTGTATTATTTCTATCAATAGGAGTATACCTAGCACAATAACTTAATTTAATTTGCATTAAAATTGAATTAAGACTAAAACAGTAGTAAAAATCATATAACTATGACAAATCCAACATTTCGTTTGCTAGATTTCCAGATCAAAAATGAAGAAGGCAAAGGAAAAAATGGACAAGACAATAAAAATTTTATGATTCAAATGTTCGGAATGAACGAAGTGGGCGAAACATGTTCTATCTTTGTAACGGATTTTACGCCATTCTTTTATGTAAAGGTTGGTGATGATTGGGGTAAACCACAAAAGAAAGCATTTATTCGTCATATCAAAGACAAAATGCGTACAATGGCTTTAAAAGATAAGCATAAAAAATGGCGCAAAGGTGATACAGTATATCCAAAACCAGAGAAAGACGAAGAGCAAAGCGAGTATATTGCACGAACGAAAGGTAAGTATGTATCATACTATGAAAATTCCATATTAGATTCTATAATCTTAGAAAATAAGAAACTCTACGGCTTTGATGACATGAAAAACCATCGCTTTATTTGTATAAAATTCAAAAACACAACAGCATTAAATAAAGTTAAAAATTTCTGGTATACCATAACACCAGACCCCAGTAGTAAATTTGGTAGTAAATACAAGCTTAAAACATTTCCGTTTCAAGGAATTCAAACAGAATTGTATGAAGCAAAATTACCCCCATTGCTCCGATATTTTCATATACAAGAAATCAATCCTTCAGGCTGGATTGAATTACCTCTTGATAAAATTATAAAAAAAACCAGAAAAACATACTGCAAATATGAATACACGATAAAATCGGAGGATATAGTACCTTTACCATATAAGGAAGCTCCAATCCCTGCTATCGTTGCCTCTTGGGATATAGAAGCCAGTTCTTCGCATGGAGATTTCCCTCTAGCTATCAAAACATATAGGAAACTCGTGGGTGATATCATTACTTTTTGGAAAGTAAATAAATATATAAGAACAACGAGTAAGGATTCGCAGAAATCCTTAATTATAAAACTAATCAAATCGGCTTTTGGATTTGGCGACCCAGTAGATGGTATTGCAAATGTGTTTCCAAAAAAACCGGTAACCGAGGCAAATCTAATGGAAAATATCTATACAATAATTGGTCGACCACTCAAAAAGATTATTGATATAAAGAGGAGAGAAGAAGAAAAAGAAAATCGCAAAAATTCATACCGAAATAGAGAGGATGACGACGATGATGAAATACATAAATCAGGACAAACATATATGAATTATGTAGGAGTAAAAAAAACATTTCTTGATTATTTGAACGATAATAACTGTGACATAGGGAAAAAACTAGAAATTATCGATGAAGCAGTTACATATATATTTTCAGGATTAAAAAATGACAAACTATTAGCATTGGAAGGTGATAAAGTCACCTTTATTGGAACAACTTTTATGCGAGTAGGGGAAACAGAGCCATACTTGAATTATATGGCTGTACTTGGTGATTGTGATGAAATCGGTATAGAAAAATCAGAAACGATTGTTGAATGCTTTGAAACAGAGCGCGATATGTTAATGGGATGGACAGAGATGATGCAAGAATACCATCCGGATATTTTAATAGGTTATAACACATTTGGTTTTGATTGGAAATTTATATGTCAGAGAGCAGAGGAGTTAAACTGTATGGGACGTGGTGGCGAAGAAGAAATATCGTTTTCGGCACTATCGCGAAATAAGGGTGAACTTTGTAAAAAAATAGAAAAGGAAATCAGAGTGGCTAGTGGTACTCACCAAATGGTTTACATGGATATGCCGGGAATTATACAGGTTGATTTATACAACTATTTCAGACGAGAGGTAAATCTTGGGTCCTACAAATTAAATGATGTAGCTTCGCATTTTATTGGAGATATGATAAAAGGATGGGATAAACTTGACGACAATACCGTAATTAAAAGCGGCAATTTGATGGGATTGCAAAAAGGGAACTTCGTGTGTTTCGAATTAATTGGACATTCTGTCGATTCATATAAGAATGGTAAAAAATTTAAAGTTCTCCAACTAAACGAGAATAAAGGTGAATTTATTGTCGAGGGAAATATTGATCTACCCAGTGATTGCAAATTGAGATGGGGTCTAGGAAAAGATGATATCACACCTCATCAAATATTCGAACTAGCAAACGGAAGTCCCTCTGACAGAGCAATCATTGCTAAATACTGTTTTCAGGATTGTAATTTAGTACATCATTTATTCAGGAAAAATGACATTCTTACCGGAATGTCAGAGCAAGCCTCTATTTGTAGCGTACCCATTGATTTTGTGGTAATGAGAGGACAAGGTATTAAACTTTTAAGTTTCATCGCTAAAAAATGCAGACAAAAGAATACATTAATGCCAGTTGTTGAAAAACCAGAAGGTGGTGGTAGTTACGAAGGAGCTATCTGTTTACCACCAAAAACAGGATTGTATACCGAAGATCCCGTGGCAGTAAATGATTATTCATCTTTGTATCCCAGTTGCATGATAAGTGAAAATATTTCACACGACAGTAAGGTTTGGACAAAAGAATATGATTTAGGTGGAGATTTATTATCTACTACAGGAGAAAGAAACTCTGACGGCAATTTCAAATATGATAATTTGGATAATTACGAATATGTTGATGTTGAATATGACCGTTATGAGTGGATTACCAAGCCTGACAGAAAGAAGGATGAAAAAATCAAAGTAGGTACTAAAATTTGCAGATTTGCGCAATTCCCAGATAACAAAAAAGCAATTATGCCGTCAACATTGCAAGGACTCCTTGCAGCTAGAAAAGCAACAAGGGCGAAAATTAAATTTAAAACTGTGACAATGAAAAATGGAGATACACACACGGGGATGTTATCCGATACAGAGAATGAGTATATTATAACTTTAATATCGCTGGATAACGAGAGACTTAAAAAGGTAAAAACTACTGTGAATAAAAAGGATGTTGATAGTATAGCTGACACATATAATGCTTTTATGAAAAATGTATTTAATCAAAGACAATCGTCGATTAAAATTGTTGCAAATTCATTATATGGTCAATGTGGAGCAAAGACAAGTTCATTTTATGATATTGATATAGCGGCATCAACTACTGCTACGGGAAGGAAATTATTAATATATTCAAAACGCATCATTGAAGAAGTATACGGCGACGCAGTTTGCGATACCAAATATGGCAAGGTCAAAACAAACGCAGAGTATATATACGGAGATACTGATTCTGTATTCTTCACCTTCCATTTGAAGGACATGGAAGGTAATAAAATAAGAGGTAAAAAAGCACTAGAAATCACTATTGAACTATCCGTTGAAGTAGGGGAAATAGCAAGTAAATTCCTGAAGGAGCCTCATTATTTCGAATATGAAAAAACATTCGATCCATTCTTGCTATTATCAAAAAAGAGATATGTCGGAATGTTATTTGAACATGACCCGAACAAAGGAAAAAGAAAAGAGATGGGAATTGTTCTTAAACGACGGGACAATGCTCCAATTGTAAAAGATGTATATGGTGGTCTTATTGATATATTAATGAACGCTCATGATATTCCTGCAGCAATCATGTTTGTTAAAAAATGTCTTCAGGAAATAGTCGATGAAAAGTTCCCAATAGAAAAACTCATTATTACAAAGAAGCTAAATTCATTTTACAAAAACCCCGAGAGTATTGCTCATAAAGTACTCGCTGAAAGAATGGGTAAACGAGACTCTGGTAATAAACCTTCAGTGGGGTCACGCGTACCATTCGTTTACATACAAACAAAAGGCAATGTTAGGTTACAAGGTGATAAAATAGAAAGTCCTGATTATATCAGAGCAAACGGTATTAGACCGGATTATGGATTTTATATAACAAATCAATTAATGAAACCTATACAACAAGTATTCTCCTTGATTCTGGAGGACATACCTAATTTTAAAAGACATCTACCTGCATTCAAACGAAAGTGTGAATATTTGAAGCAAGAGTTTCCAGATGTAGAAAAGTATAAACAAAAGGAGGACGCGTTAAGAAACAAGGAAGTTAAAAAAATAATATTTGATGATGCATTGCGTCAAGCAAATAATATTAAAAATGGTCAAAAAACTATTAAAAGATTCTTTGCCTAACAATGTTTGCGAGTCCCGTCCGCATTTACTTTTGAACGGCAAGGACAAGTACCAGAGGGACCCTTGCATCTACAATCAGATGCATTTGTTGAACCAGCATTACACACATTGTTACCTCCTGCATTTTTATTTTGCCTCATAATACTATTAGATAATACGCTTCCAATGGAAGGATTGTGTGTTGTCCATCCTTGACCACCCTTAAATGCACCAGGTGAGGACGCTCCTACTTTTTGCCCGTATATATTATAAAATCTCGATGATTGACCCAAAGCTCCCCCTCGAAGTCTCTTAGCGTTTTGAATTGCTTTATTTGGCATTATATATAAACGAAATAAAATAATTAAAATAATATATTATTTTATATAATGAAATATAAACAAATAAATAGAGATACGACAATGAGTAATTTCTTGAGTTGGCTAAATAAAAAAGGTGCTGTTTTTCCAGATATATATTTTCAAAAATATAAAAATGGCGAGCGTGGAGTACATGCAAAAATATCTATTCCAGAACAAGATGAGGTGATTAAAATTCCACGAAAACTCTTAATTTATTCTTCTATGGGAGAAAACTCTCCTTGGGGAAAGAAGGTGGCGAATAATTCCGCGAATATTAGTGGTATCAATTTAGTATATATATGTCTGTACATCCTACAAGATATGATTCATGAAAATAAATTTGGACCATATTATAAAATTTTACCCACACAATTCGATAATTTCCCCATATTTTGGAACGCGTCTGATATAAAATGCCTGGAAAATAGTTATTTGTTACGCGAAATAGATATTAGAAAAAAAATATTAATGGATGACTACAACGCGTTATGTCAAATTCTAATTGATTTTAATTTTTCACAAGTTTGCTCTCTCCAATTGTTTCTTCAGTTACGAACAATAGTTGGATCCAGAAATTTTGGTCTATGGATTGACGGAAAAAACCAGGCAACGCTTACACCTCTTGGTGATTTATTAAACCATAGCACGAACCCTGATGTAAAATGGACATTTGAAGACAAATCAGATGCGTTTGTCATGAATGCAATCAGAACAATAAAATCTCATAGTGCTATTTCTGATTCATATGGTACCAAATGTAACAGGAGTTACCTATTATTTTATGGATTTGCCTTACCAGATAATAAGCAATGTCGTAATACTGTATATTTACAACTGACGCAATCAGTGTGTACAGTTAAAATTCAAAATATGCGCGACCAATTAATATCCAAGGAATTTTCACGCAACATCTGTAGCGATTTCAATAACTTAAATTTTCGCCAAATGTTGACTTTTTTGAGAATTGCAAACGCAAACGAAACAGAATTGTACGGATTTTTGAATAATAAGTTGTTATCACAGAACCCATATAGCAAACGCAACGAAGCCGCTGCTCTTTCGGATTTGTCTCTTACAGTTTCAAGACTCGCAAACAGTTATTCAATCCCATTAAAAAAAAATAAGCAATGTTTTAAAAAATTACCTCCGTATTCAAACAAATCTTTTGCCACCATGATAGTAATGAATGAAAAAAAAATTATGCAGGAAATTTTAGCATTTACAAAGCAAGCACTGGGTGTAATATTGTGTAATAATAGAGTATCTGCTAGAAAACTAGAAAACAATATAAAAGGTTACATGATAACATTGCAAAATATTTCCAGTTGAATTACTCTAATATATTATTAGAAGAGTCTCTATTTAAAATATCAGAAATGGCTTCTCCTAATATTGTTTGTATTTCTCGAGAAGTGTGTTGACTTGGATTTATAGTATACCGAGTTTCAAAAGGATTCCCTGTATTATCAAAAATAGAGGACGCTAATCCATCTGTTGGGATTTCTGGTATCCCGTGTCCGTTATTGTTGTAAAGCGCTTCTTCAGGAGAAATAAGATATTCTCTAATATCAAATCTACACAGTGGACATCGAGTATTTCCCCGAAAGTGTCTGCGTAAATTAGAATCCCTGAAAAAATGACCACAATGAATAATTTGCAACACAATATCATCCGGTTCTAATAATTCCCTGTCAATTGGACATATAGTTTGAGTAGTATTGGAAATGTCCCTAAACATTATTGTTCTGGTTGCACGTCTTAGTTGAGTGATTGATGGACGTACTCTCACAGGAGAGTCATTCATTGTAGCATTTAATATATCTTGTGTTAGAGTGTTGGTATATCGGTCAGTTGTCCCCGGTATATTATTACTTCTTCTATGAGTTGATATTCGAGACTGGATTCTATCTCTGTTTATTGGTGAAATCGGGTTTGAAAAAAAAGTCCGAGTTCTTGGTCTATTTGTTCTAATGCGATTAGGAATAGCAGTATTATGTCTTCTTATTAATTCTTGCGCTAAAATAGCTGATAAATTATCATTTTGTCTTCTCATTCCTGTCAGGGCTTCCAAAATACCTTCCTGTTGACTCACAACAATTCGCATATACTGTAATAATAATTCGTTGTTTTCGTGTTCATTCATGTATATCATTATTATAGAAAATTTGTTCTAGTATAAACATGTTATAAATCGGTATAAACATAAATACACTATACATATAACTTGATAATGGAATCAAATTATAAAGACAAAGGACTTACCGGATTGACTAATCTAGGAAATACATGTTTCATAAATACTACTTTGCAGTGTTTGTCACATACTTATTCATTCAATGATTTTCTCAAGAAAGGGAAATATAAACAAAAAATTAAGAAAAAACCAGAGGCACTCGTGTTAATGGAATGGGATAAATTGCGTGATATGATTTGGGGCGAAAACTGCATTATCAGTCCTGGTGGATTTTTAACTTCGGTACAGAAAGTAGCTAAAATTAAGGGAAAACATTTATTTACAGGATTTGCGCAGAATGATTTGCCTGAATTTTTAACATTTATCATCGACTGTTTTCATACGGCAATCATGAGAGAGGTTAGTATGAAAATTAAAGGCACGGTATTGACAGACAAAGATAAAGTAGCCAAAAAATGTTATAGTATGATGAAAGACATGTATAAAAAAGAATATTCTGAATTGTTAGATATATTTTACGGTATTCATGTATCTTGTGTAAAGGGAACACAAGACAACACCTTAAGCTGTAACCCTGAACCTTTCTTAATGCTAGACCTACCAATACCTAATGTGAAAAATACTACTCTTGTAAATTGTTTTGACGAATACACTAAAAAGGAAATTTTAGATGAAGACAATCAATATATAAATGATGAAGGCGAAAAAGTCGTGGTAAAACAAATAGAATTTTGGAAATTTCCTGATGTTTTGATAGTAACTTTAAAGAGATTCACTAATTCAATGCAGAAAAACCAATGTTTAGTAGATTTTCCATTAGATAATCTTGATTTATCAAAATATGTCATTGGTTATGATCCAAAAAGTTTTAATTATGATTTATATGGAATATGTAATCATAGCGGAGGGGTTATGGGTGGACATTACTATGCTTATGTTAAAAATGCAAATAATAAATGGTATGAATTCAATGACGCCAGGGTGACCGAGGTGTCGGAAGATAAATTAAAAACACCATCGGCATATTGTTTCTTCTATCGCAAAAAAAAATAAGAACAATACTATATAGATGAATAGCTTAGATATTACACCCACAAAAGGATTCCCACATATGTATGATTTCATTGGAGATAAAGTTACACATGGAAGTCCTGTTGTATTAATTGTATTAACCTTTGTGATTGTGATTTATTACATATTATTTAGTTATTTAGGTGTTTCTGTAACCGGCGTGCAGGCACCAGTTCCAATAGCATCTCCAAGTATTACATTTCTAGAAATCGTAATGTGGGGTATGTTTATGTTTTTAGTATTAATAAATGGTGTTCAATATTTCTTTGAGGTTGACATTAAAACAAGTATTAAAAACTTATTTACGCCAATACCGGAGGTAGATATTACAGTTACTAGTCCCAAACCCCCACCTGTTCCGGAAATAATGTACGAAGAACAAGTATTTCATGTCCCAGATAATATATATACTTATAGTGACGCCAAAGCTATATGCAAGGCATATGATGGGCGTTTAGCCACATATGAAGAAGTGGAAAATGCGTATAAACGAGGGGCTGAATGGTGTGGATTTGGATGGTCGGCAGACCAAATGGCATTATATCCAACGCAAATGAAAACATGGAAAAAAATGCAAAAAAGAAAAGGACACGAGCACGATTGCGGAAGACCTGGTATAAATGGGGGTTTTGTTGCGTATAAAAATGCGCCATTTGGTGCAAACTGCTTTGGACATAAACCAAAGATTACTACAGAAGAACGAGTAATCATGGATAATAACCAGACATATCCGTTATCTCCAGAAGAACGACGGTTTGAAAACAAAGTTGACAAATTCAGGAAAGAACTACCTGAAATGTTGGTATCGCCTTTTAACTATGACAACTGGAGTCAAATATAGATGCGTTTTATAAATTGAACTTACTTAATAATACTTAAAATTATATTATTAAGATATCTAAACATGTCGAATTCACAACATCGTATAATTAGTCGATTGTTGGAGGAAGCCAGTCTTTCACCGCAAAATACAAAAGTAGCTGCCGCCGTTTGTATTGGTACAAAGATTTTATCTATTAATGTAAACAGTCATCGTAATAAATATGGTAATGAAGTTAAATGCTCTGGTCATGGTGAAATTGCGGCCATTTATAATTTGTTCCCATTCGCTTTCCGGCGTAAAAAAAAAGGGTTATGGGTTTTATGACCCTAAAATCCGCCGAAAAATGAAAAAACTTACTATTTACATTGCTCGATATAAATCTTCTACCAAAAATATATCCGGTCACTCTGCCCCGTGCTCAAATTGTCTGTGTAAAATTAAAGAACTTGGTATCAAAAAAATTGTCTATGTAAATGCACATGGACAAATTATAAAATGCTTGGCAAGGAAATTTTCGACAAACTATGTCTCCGTTGGTTACAGAGAATATGCAAGACAAAATATTACAGTGCAATAATTATAATACTATTATTTTTTTCGCGTTTTATTTTTTATCTTTTCGCGCTTTGTTTTGCCTCGTTTTCTCCGTGTATTATGTATACTCCTTTTTTTTCTTCCCGCTAAATCCAATAACTTATCATACAGATCCTCACCAATTACCTTTGGTTCTTCTAATAAATCATATAATGATGTTTTAGTATTTGAATCAATCATATTTTTAAGAATAATTAATCCTGCTGGTACTGCCAATGTCTGCAAAGCACTGCTACCACCACCACTTTGCGTGTGTGCTGATAAAGGAATATCATTTCTCAGTAATTCTGAATTTATGTTCCATCCACACGCCGTTATTTTTCCGCCCTGCTTATTAAAAACCATATCTGTTCCATTCATTATATATATTTATAAATTTTTTATTTATATGTTTTTGACCCCCAATCAAACATTTTATTTGTAGAAAGGTCCGAACAAACATTTCTCTGCTGTTTGAGCTCCTTCTTTTTCCTTTCTTGGATATCTTCGTATTGCGATATTAACGGGTTTGCTAAACCAGGACAATCGTGGAATATACTAATATCATATTCTTTTTTAAGATGTTTATACACTATGCCTGTTAATTCAGTTATAAATCCACCGTCATTATCATAATACAACGGTGTAGCTAAATCGCCTTGTAATTGCTTCCTAATTCCATTATAATATTCCTCTATTCTTGGAACACCGTTTTTTTCCCACCCCCAAACAAACTCATTTAATAGACGGTCTCTGGTAATATCACACGATAAAAAGTCCTCTTCGGTGAAGGTATCCTGTATTAACTTTTTACGATATTCATAAAACTCATCCTCCGTCATGTTATCTGTATTATTTTGAATGTTCATAATTTCTCTCTTGATAGCCTATATACAAAAGTTGCTATTTCATTTTTAAATTGTTTTTTATTTTCTATATTGTATCCCGAAGAATGAATGATATGAACCAAATCATCAAGGAAATTTGAGATGAAATCCTGGTGGGTGTACCATTCGCCGTTTTCACACACACACTTTCTATATGTCGTGTCTCCCGGTTCCCCACTATCCATGACTGGTGTCCTTAACCATTCATCGAAACTCATGCTCCTCGGAGAAGTCACATAATTTGGGATTTTATATGTTGGTAATCTATCAATATTCATTTGTTAATATTAATAACGAATATTTTAAGTTCTTTGGGTATATGTTCTCTTGATGTCAGGTATGAATTTTACTTGACGTTTGCTTTTAATATATTTAACAATTTGCTTAACCTGGTCTTCGCTACCGATACATTCATTGAGACAATCTTCTAAAAATTTAAATGTCAATGGTGAAGTAACTCTCGTATTTTGGAATTTTAATTTACCATCCGTAATTTCGATCACAGCGTGTTCCATATGCGATTCCTCCGCTTTATCCAAAATAGAAGTAGTTAATGCCGCACGAATATTCCTTTCCTTCTTAATTTCCTCTTGATATTTTTTAATTTTATTATCTGCTGAAACCCATTCGCGAATACTTTCTGTGAAATCCATTTGATATGATATCAGAGATTATATTTAACTAACTTTCTTATATCATTTTCTTATGACACCAAACATATTTTTGAAATTCTACTAAATCTCGTATACATCTTTGTTGTTGGTTGACGAGTTCCATATTTATGAGATTTTACCATTATAATATTTGAAATATAAAATATTATAATTTAGCGATAACTAGTTCCTCACTTGCGTTTTTTTTTACCTCCTCTTCTGCGAGTTTTAGATCCTCCTCCTCGGCGACTTTTAGGACCCCCTTTGCGAGATTTGCGTTTCTTTCTGTCCTGTTGCATTCTGACGGCCTGGTATAATAAATAACTCGGCAATGCTTGTTTGATTACGCTTAAAAGTCCACCTACAAGGTTGCCTCCGTGTTTCGTTTTTGATTTTCCTCCTCTCTTCTTGGTTTTCATTATATAATAGGTTAATATTATTTAAAAATATTTATGGGAGATTTTATTAATAATTTATTACGCAACAATAAAATAAATATACCTAAAATTAATAAAAAACTTATAAAAACGAAGACAATGGACAAAAATATATAAGGGTACAATTGATTTAATATTATATCTATCATTGGTTTCATTAATTGTTTCAATTCATTTTTAACATCATCTCTTTTTAAAATATCTAAACATTCTTCGATCAAAGTATCTTTTATGTTATCCATTACTGAAATAAGATATTTTATATTTTCTTTGCGTCCCTATACTCATACTTTTATATCAAATAGCATTAATGACAGAGTCAGTTCAAATAGCAAACGCAGATTTTACATTCAGTGACTTAACTTTAGCAAATCCGCAGGGATTACAAGGAGGAGCGTATTTTTCAAAATTGCGTATGGATAATAAACCGGTATTAATTCAAACGCCTAAATGTTCTACTAAAAACGGTATTCATAAAACAGAAAAGAAAATATATTGTGATTTAATGTTTACAGAAGATGATGATAATTTTATTAATTGGATACAATCACTGGAAACAACGGTTAAAAATTTAATTTATGAAAAACGAAACTTATGGTTTCATAATGACATGGAACACGACTCCATTGATTATCATTGGCAGAATCTATTAAGAACATATAAAGGTAACAAATCTTTATTAAGATGTTTTATTAATAAATCCAGGGGGTTATCTCGGAATTTTCAAATTTATAACGAAGAAGAAGAAGAATTGCAATTTGAAGACGTTAAAAACACAGCACAAATGATTTCCATTTTAGAAGTGACAGGTCTTAAATTCACATCTCAAAGTTTCCAAATTGAATTTGCAGTAAAACAAATGATGATTATTAAAGACAAACCACTCTTTGATAAATGTTTAATTAAAGTTAACGCGTTATCAAATAAAAATAAACAACCAGCATCAGCAGCATCACTAGCATCAGCAGCATCACTAGCATCACTAGCATCACTAGTATCACCAGCATCAGCAGCATCAGCAGAATCAGCAGCATCAGCAGCATCAGCAGAGTCAGTAGAGTCAGCAGAGTCAGCAGCATCAGTAGAGTCAGTAGAGTCAGCAGAGTCAGATACACAGTCAGATATCAGCATCGAAGATATTGAGGATTGTAAAAATTTTGACAATGACAACCATCATGTTGTAGAAGAAAAAAATGATGTGAATAGTGTTGTACCAGAAAAAATCAGAGAGAAAAATATTGAATCCGAATATACTTTAAGTGACAATATCACATCTGCTTCTGTTGAAAATTTAGAAAAACACCAGGGAGGGATTAGTATACAAGAGGAATCTTTAGACAAAAACGGAATAATAAACGAAATTGAGATTCTTGCGCCAAGTGAAACAACTGAGATGGTTAAATTAAAGAATCCAAATGAGGTTTATATGGAAATTTACAAGGAAGCCCGTAGAAAGGCAAAGGATGCCAAAAAACACGCAATACACGCATATTTAGAAGCAAAACGAATAAAATCATTATATTTACTAGATGAACTTGAAAGTTCGGACGATGAGGAAGAATTTGAAGATTACGAAAGATAATTAATAAATACTATATTTGAAAAAATATTTTGTATGCTAATTTTATAAGATGAATTTGGGAAAAACGATTAAAAATTTAGCCAATAATCATACTGTGTTATTTACTATTGTTGCCGCTGTTGCCCTTATGTATGTAATGAAATCATATTCTAACGGAAAAGGATTAGGAGGACTTGTTGGAATGACCAATGGTAATTCTCTTCCTGCATCATCCTTTGGAGAATCCGGCGACACTGGGTATAAATTTAACGCCATGAACCCTCCTCAGACGGGTGGTGCCAACGGTGCTGCTAGTGGAAATTGCGGACAGGGGACTGGTTACCAGCCATCATCTGGTTTAGGACACAATGAGACGAACGCTAGTGTGTCTGGTATAGCAACCAGTTCATTCGGAATGCCCCCATCGTGCTCCAAGCAAGCAGTGGTTGACCCAAAACATTTGCTCCCCAAAGATTCCAACGATTCTTTTTCGCAAATGAATCCAGGAGGAGCTGGTGATATCCAAAATGTCAGTCTTTTAAAGGCAGGTTACCATATTGGTATTAACACAGTCGGTCAAAGTCTTCGCAACGCCAATCTTCAGCTCCGTTCAGAGCCTGCTAATCCCCAGATGAGCATTGGGCCATGGAATCAGACGACAATTGGACCTGACCTTGCCAGACGCGCATTAGAAGTTGGTTGTCACGGTGGCAAATAAATATATATATAATTAATTATTTTTCTATAATTGATTATGTTCTACACATATTATAAGATATGTTTCGTAAAATGAGTTTATCTGGTATAATGCTAGCCGTGTTTGTCACAGGCGTAGCACTTAAAATGTACTCTGAATCAGATGCCTTTAATCTTAAATGCATTGTTTCCAATGTGGATGGGAATAAATATTGCGTAAGAGAAAGGGCAAAGTTACAATTAGCAGCTGACCTTCTAGCAAATACTACACAAAAACTTAAAGAATTGGTCATTTATTTAGGAAAGAAATTTCCTGACCGCGAAAATTGTAAAAGGCTAGTTGAGAATTTTAACCCTACTGCCGTTAAAGAAATCCTTCCCACCAGCGAATTTACAGCATATTCAGAAAATAAAGGAGAAAAACTAGCATTTTGTACAACTACCACAAAAAAAGGAGACAAATTAATCGATCCTAATACTTTAATGTTCGTAGCATTACATGAATTAGCTCATGTTGCCACCAAATCAATTGGCCATACGCAAGAATTCTGGGGAAACTTTAAATTTATACTACAAAATGCAGTCGAAATAAAAATTTATAATCCGGTTGATTATAAGAAAAAAAATAAGAATTATTGTGGTATGAAAATTACAGATAATCCGCTATATGATGTTTAACTATTTCTAAAAACATATTTCTCAAATTTATAATTAATATTATTTTCAGATAACATCTCTGTTTCTGATTTTAAGTAAAAACTTGACGGAATCTCTGGAAAAAAAGTATCACAATTATAGTCTCCTTCAATATTGGTAACATAAATATTTTCTATATTACTAGTTTCCAATGCTGTTTTATATAACATTTGACCACCTATTATCCAAATTTTATCTATTTTTTGATAATTACAGTACCTGACTGATTCTTGCAAAGAGGAAATAAAAACAGGTAGAGACTTATCTTCCATGACGCATGGCGCGAATGGCTTTCTTGTTAGTACTATATTTTGTCTTTTAGGCAAAGGTTTATATTTTCCTGGCAAACTCAACCAAGTATTTCTTCCCATTATTACAGCATTATTACCATCTCCCATGGTTAGCTCTTTGAATCGTTTCATATCTGCACCCAACTTCCATGGTAATTTGTTATTAAGCCCAATCCCTCTATTTTTACAGTATGCTACTATTACATTCATTATTATAATAAATAATATCACTTTTATTTATATAGATGTCACAAACATATAAATTAAATCACATCGAAGGTACTGACATAAAAAAAATATATGTATTCACAAATGATAATGCCACGAAGAGTCCAGAATATATAGACTCGAATAATAAACCGGTATTTTCCTTAGGAGAATTAGAAAATATTCGCACAAACCAAATACCAATAGAAATCATAACAACAACTGTTTTTCATGGAGACGATACGATAGGAACAATAAAGAAAAAAATAATATATTCGTTAAACATTGAAATTTCAACAAAGGAATTATATTTATTTGGAATCGCCAGTGGTAAAATAAATGCATCTACGCTATATAAACAACTGACTCAAAATGAAACAATTGATCTTACACAAGAAATCATATGTAAAATGCTATTAAATATAGTGGAAAACGGTTGCGATAATAATGAAGTATCCTCCACTTGTAAAGATATTGAAAAAAAAGATAAATTGTCATATGATGATTTCCTGCAAGTATTAGATTGGGATTCTGACCATTCATATACGATACCAATAGGAGAAAGGTTGGTAGGCAACGGGAAAATAATCCCCTTTATAATAAATCCCTATAACTGTATTAGTATAGATAATTTTATCAAAGAAAATATGCCAGGTATCGTAACTACTCAGAATAAAAATTTATTATTTGAAGCAGGAAATTTATGTGGTAACAATATTTTTTTCTGTGTCGCTAGCGAAGTATTAGAATATTCTAATACGCATACCAAAATGACAGATGTTGATGTTTTGAATCTGTATTTTCCACTATTGGCTTCTATTGACAATATAATATCTCTCTCAACTCTTAACAGCAAAAAACGCGAGTTAATTGACTCGGAAGCCAAACTAATTGATAAATCATTTATAAAATATAATAACCAAGTTGACTTGTTTTATCAAATGTATAAAGAGGGGAATGTTGACGCACCATTAGAGTATATGTATAATACTCCTGGGATTACTGCCATTACTCTTATTATACATCCTGTATATGAAATCAAATTCCCTCTGGAAATTCTCTTTAAACTAATCCATTCTACTCGCGATATTCCTTTAATTAAATATAATCCAGGAAATAAACGAGAAAATATATACAGATTGTTTACTGCAAATAACATTTCTACCAATGGTAAAAAGATACCATTTTTGTATACATATAACAACAATAAAAAAACACTCATGATTAAGTTGAGCAAAGTTCTTGCTCATCCAAAAAGAGTATCCTTTATAATTAATGTCAGTGTTTCCGAAAATACATACGATATTACTTGTTCTATTTCTGACACTGGTACCGTATATATCGATATTCCCAGTCTGCAAAACTCCATAAAACCATTATCGCTGCAGCAAATAGAAGATATTATACAAATATCTGTAAAAGAACCAATTTTAGATAAGATAAAATCATATCTGGAGCAAAGTGGATACCTCTATATACCGCTACAAACTATCTCCGATAAAAATGTAGAAATTCAAAATATTACATGGGTTTCTCAATTAAAAATCCCTACCAAGATTGATTTAAATAAATACATATCATGTCTTTCTACTATTTTTGCAATTGAAAAAGGGTCACTGAAAAAAACATCAGAGATTATTTCAATGAGGTATAAAAGAGTATCCTCCTACAATAAAATGAGTGCGGAAAATGCGTTTATTACAGAATTACGCAAGCAAAATGTCAATGTATCCGTTATTATTGAACAATTACAAAGTAATTTTAACTTAACAAAACAAAATGCTGAATTTAAAATAGCTGCATGGGCATCCGAAGTTCAACAACGTGTTGACCTTTTTGAAAATAAAAAGGAGAGAACAATTATTACTAATGTTGGGTTTCCAGTTATTATTACTAGAGATGCCACAAACAATATAGTCACTGTTACCATTAATACTATTAACAGTATACACTATCTTAAATATATTCACATCTACATCGATTCTATGTTGAGATTGTTTGCAAATAAAACAAGAACTGATAAATTGTCATCGGACATAAAATTACTATGTAAAGGAAAAGCAGTGGACATAAAGGAATCGGATAATGACGTAGAAGCAAATGATGATAAAGATTTTGTTAGTCGACCAAAATTCACCGAGACAGATGAGACTGGCAAGATAACATTTGACGAAGATGTAGATGATTTTTTAGATGATTTAATGGGTGACGATAGTGACGAGGACATTGGTGACGATAGTGACGAGGACCTTGGTGGTGACCTTGGTGATGACCTTGGTGATGACCTTGGTGATGACCTTGGTGGTGACCTTGGTGATGACATAAGCTTTGGTGATGAAATCGGTGACACAACGCCTAGTCCAGTACCGTCAACCGGTTCTGTTAATACACCAACGCCTTCAAAATCTGAAAACGTGTCACCACAATCAGATGACGCCATGAGCAACGTTGAGATAGACCTAACTGGGTTACCTTTACGTGGAGCAAACAGTATATTTATACAGAATGATAAAATGAAAAGAGGATTAATGTGGAGAGACCCTAAGTTATTTATTAAAAAGGGGAAAGGTAGATATTCTACGGCATGTCCATCGCAATATGATAAGCAACCAATAGTACTTACCTCTAAAGAAAAAGCATATATAGATGATAAAGATGCTAGTTATGGTACGAATTCTTATGATGAATCAATTACATACGGAACAGGTGATTCTAAATATCACTATATATGTCCGCGCTTCTGGTGTTTAAATGATGAAAATAACAAACAGCGAAGCATTACCTTAAAGGAAATCAATGAAGGAAAATGCGGTGGATGGAAAGCTTTAATTCCGCGAAATTCAAAAAAAATTCCGTCAGGGGGTCGTATTTACGAATTTACTGACCAAAGATTTCACAGAGAACGATACCAAATGGACGACACTAACAACATCTTAGTTTATAAACCCATGTTTCCAGGATTTCAAGAAAAAACGAAACATCCTGATAATTTATGTATTCCATGTTGTTTTGGACGACCGCGCGAATTGTCGCAAAAAGCCGTTGACCAAGGATGGTCGGTCGAAGAAAAAGATAAAAAACTTTATTTTCGAAATAAAAAAGGAGAGGTCATCAACAAAAATATAGTTCCGAAAAATTCATATGACGGGACTTCCAAAAATGATTATATGTACAAACCTGTCGGAGACGGAAAGGAGGGTCCGGGTCCATCATTCGAAAGAGATGCGGATGGTAATATTAAATTAGACACTATTAAAGGCGTCGCGCAAATGCGCGAACTTCCAGCGGGAAGTCGTATCGCCTCCGCCAAGGATTGTAATCAATCTGCTGAACCAGAATCAAATAGACGCGCCTCAAAAGATAAAAATACAACAGTTAAAATGGAGGAAACTCCCGCATGGGAGGTGTTTCCATTAAAAACTGGACAACTTGGGTATTTACCAGAGTCGGTGCAAAAATTCTTTCAATATAACCAACGACCACCAAAAGGTGACTCTAGTTTGCGATTAAAAAAAGGAAAATCGATGTTTCTCAGAAAAGGAATGGAGAGAAGTAAAAATCAGTCGTTTTTATCTTGCATAGCAGACATGTATAACTATTATAATTTATCTACTGGAGAGAGAAATAAAGTAATCGAGTTACAGCATCGAACTGATAAAGATATTAAATGGATTAAAAGTATTATCCTTCAACATTTAAATCTTGATAATTTTGTTACTTTTCAAAATGGTACGCTTGTCGAATTATTTTATAAACCTAATTCATTCAATGATGATGAATTTAAAAAATATAAAAATGATTCTCTGTATAAAAAACTGAATAAAGATAATTTGGATTATCTTATAAAAATAACCAATGCCTTGGATAATTTCAAAGCATATTTATCAGATGATGACATAGAAATAAATTACGAATACATATGGGATATTATATGCATACCAAGGAAAGATAATAAATTAGGCGGAATATTCGATAGTGGATTAAATTTATTTATATTAAAAAGTCCAGATGATGATATTACGAATAAAATAGAAGTCATTTGTCCCACCAATTTTTATGGTTCTGGGTATTTTGATGACGATAAGGAAATACTTATATTATATACTAGAAATGGATATTATGAACCAGTATACAAATATACACGAATGAGTGAAGGAAACCAATATAATATAGAAAAACTTTTGCATTTACCAAATATTACTTCGCAAGCACCACAGTTAGCAAGAATGATCAAATATGTCAAAACTAAATTATTAGAAAGTTGCAAACCCCTTCCTAGCAATACATCTTACGCATTTAAAGATAATATTTCAGTAGACGACATGATTAAAAGTCTTATCAAGTGTAAAAAACTAAAAAAGTTTAAAGTAATGGCTCAAGTCCTGAATTTCAACACAAAGATTATAGGGGTTATGATTTCTACTAAAAATAAAGACAAATCTGTAATGATTCCTTGTAGACCATCCTCTTTGCGCGAAGATTTGCCGTTTATTTTAGCCGACGACCCTGATATACTGAACACATTCCAAGATACATTGTATCTGCTACAGAATTTCAATTCACAGGGTTGCGGCATTCCCTGTAAACCAATAATGAAAATTATTAATAACAATGTCACCATTGGTATTGTCACCGAGACCAATCAATTCATTCCTGTTATCCCAGAACCACATATATCGACACCCATTGATAAAGACGAAAAAGACGAAAATGGCTTAATCATTATTAATAACGACAACGGAGTAGATAATTATTTATCCCAGCCTTCATTAACAGACGATACGATTGATGAAGATAGAATAATAGCCGTTAATAATATTAAGCTTGAAAGTAAGTTATATAATTCTTTCAGGAATATATTGAGAATCATTATTAATCAGAATAAAAATGATAGTAGAGATGAATTAATCGAAATACTGAACAATATTACCATACCATATTATGTCAAATTAAGAAATATTATCAAAATGCTTCATTCTATTATGGATGATTATATATCATTTGTCAATTATAAAATATCTTCCATATCAGCAGTTAAATCAATATTGAAATGCGCAAACTTGGACGAAGGACAATGTTCTGACTCCGATACATGTCTATATTCCAAAGAAAATGGTAAATGTACGCTACAGATACCTATTAAAAATTTAATCAGCGAAGCAACTAATAATGAAGAAATTTATTTTGGGAGATTAGCAGACGAACTTATCCGATATTCTAGGATAAGAATGTTTATTTTAAATCCTCGACAGTTTTTAAGTTTTCAAGAAATGTCGTATAATTTAAAAGAAGATGAGATTATCTTATTAGAAGATATGTTGTATGGGGACTATTTTGAAGATATTACACCGCAGCATATAAATTCTTTCATAGAATCTAAAAATATATTCGATATTGTGGAACCATCAACAAGTATTCCTTATAAGGACACCTTTATATTAGACAACGCGATGAAGTTGGATGCTGTAAATGAATGTTTGATAACAAAGGATAATGACAAAAAATTAAAACTAGAAGCATATTTAAAAACTAGGAAACTCAGTCCGGATTTTACATTGTTAGAATTTAAACATAATTACATGTGTACTTGGGAAATTGCATCTTTCATATTAAATGATTATGGTTTAACCGTGACAATTAAAGACTTACAACAGTTTCTACAGAAAACATATTCTAGTTATCAGAGTTCGGAAAGAATGAGTGATATTATAGAGCTGTGGAAAAAGGAAGGAAAACAACCACTTTTAGGCGCATTAACAAATGATTTAACAGGGACAATAAACCCCGAAGATTATTATTTAACACCGATTGATTATTTTTTCATTTTTAATAATTATGATTGTCCTTGTGTTATTACTTCCAGAACAAAAATATCTTTATACTCGCATTTAAATTTAGCATTCTATAAAGATAATAATATCAAAAACATCTATGTAATATTTGGAGGCGCTTGGAATACAAAGGATGCAGGTGGGGTTAAATTACCGATATATAGTATATTGCAAAGAAACGGCTCTATTAGATTACCTACAGTATATTTCGGAGATTTTGCAACACGATTAATGCAAAAACCTATTGCAACATTTGATCAATATAATAAATATGTCGTACAGATGCAACAAATCAAAATAAAAGGATTAAAAATAAAAAAAAATAAATAAACAATATTTAGGCGTTCAAATAATCCAAAACACTAAGAATAACCTTCTCTTGTGGAGATATCTTTTGAAAAATTATAGTTTCATCAAATTTAAACTGCCATATTTGATTTCTGAAATTCTTGCACATTATATGAATTTGGTCGTTTACTATTTTCATGTCGCACAGTATGCCACCGTTTGTCAAATATAAATTTTCAGGATCCTTTAATGGAATCCAACGAATATAATATCCAAATTGTAAATCAGACATATCTGTGCAGTATCGATATTCTGTTAATTTTTTATGTATTTTTTTAAGGTCGTTTCTCTCCAGTTGCAACTTTTGAAGTATATTATTTTTGTACTCTTTGATTTTTGAAGTGGTTAAAAGCATGACTGATGAATTTGTTTCATTCTCCAATGCCTGTAACAATTTGTTCATTTCTTGTCGTTCCATTATCTTATATTTAGATTGTATATTTAAATATAAATATATATTAATGACGAGAAAAGGCGACACAGTATTAACAGCTGCACTGAAAAGATATGGTAAAAAAATGCAAAAATATATACAGGATTGTTTACAAAAGGAAATGAAGGTGAACATATTAATTGAAGACGCAAGAGATTCGTCCCAAAAGGCAAGTGGAGCTGCATTCATTGAGATAGAAATTGAAAATCTTAATGGATGGGGAGATGATAATCAAATAGAAATTCACGGTACTGTAGGGTTCGATAAATCCGGAAAGAAAGGTAAAAAGGAAGATGAAGCGTACTTAGACGGTGTCACAGTTGGTGACTGGCACGAAGGTAGTAAATCCATAGGATTAAATGGTTGTTCCATTGGTGAATTTTTAACACACATGTTTACATTATTTGCCATCAAAGCCGGTAACGAATCTGTATTGCTAGATAATGCCGCTGGTCCAAGAGGAGAATACATATACAGACTATCTGGATTTATAAGATCGAAAGGAGATAGAGCTGCTTACGATGATGATAATGAAATGATATTCCCTTTAACAGGAAAGAAAAAAAACAAAGATGCGGGTCAACTTTGGAGAGAAAGATACAATAAATTCCGTAAAAAACTGCAAATCAAAATCGAAGGCAGTGAAAAATGCAAAACATTTTGGAGACATGTACCAGGTGCATTAGAAGCACCTGGACCTGTTCACATACTCAAAGGAGGTTATCGCACCAGGTCTCGAAGACCTAGGACAAAGACGAGAAAGACGAGAAAGAAACTTTGTCACTAAGTTCATGGTTTTAAGCCATATTTTTCCTTAAATTCAGAGACGAGTGTTTTAGGTATATTATTAAAATCAATAATTTTCTTATTTAAAATATATTGATTTTTTGCATCAATATCCATCTCAAGTTTTTTATTAAAATTGTCTTTATTATTCCAAAATTTTTCCGCTGTTTTTATACCGCATTTTTTAAATACCGACGGAATACAATCACTCTTGTCTCCGGCAACAATTTTGCAAAATAGGTCTTTATCAGAGTCTTTAAAACAGTTTTTATTTTCAGTAATGTCTTGGTATTTAAGGTTGAAAATTTTTACTTTGTCTGAGGCTAATTGAAGATAATCCATATCGCTTGCAATAATCCATATTTTTGCATCATCATATTTTTCTAAAATATGTTTTGTAGCAATGGCGATACAATCATCCGCCTCGAGACCAGGGTACGATAATCTCAGTTTAGAACCTGCTTTTTCAAATAGATTATCGTCGTAAGCCATCTTGAAGAACGGACCTCCCATAAAACCAGCGTCTTGATTTCTATTACTTTTATATCCAGGAAAGAGTTTCATGCGCCAAATATTCCGCCTAGGACAGTCTTTTCCCACAATAATAATGGGACTGTCTATTTTAAGTTTTTTAATTGTCTCTCCTATTTTATCTACAAATGTTTTGCGAAATTTATTAATAAATAGCTCGTGTTGCGAAGGAATTTCGATATTCTCTTCGCGTTTTGCCAAATTAAACCATTGTTCAGTTGCAAAATACCGATAAAAGCAGTAGTAACTACCATCAATCAAAAGAAAATTTGGCATGTTTTAAGTTTATTATACCCATTTATATTATAATCAATTTATTAAAGGTTACGCATTTTTAATCAAACCGGTCGTCGTGCAAAATTTAAAAAATTGAAAGATAAATTCCAGACAGAAAAATAATCATTAAAACATACATATCATGTTTAATAACTTACCAAAAGATATCATGCAAATAATATTCGAATTCTGCAACGACAAAGTTGACAATTGGGATAAGTTGAATCAGCAGTTTCTCAAAGGAGGTTTCAATCGCAAAAATTTAAAACTAAAAAAATATTTAGAAAATCAGTCATGGTGCGCCAAAAAATATTGGAGAGCAAGCAGACCAGATATTTCAGGAAGTGTGAGAGAATGGAATCCTGTTAGTAGAACATGGACGGTATGTCCATTCACTTATTTTGGAGAGTGGGATATTATAATCAGGAGAGCACTGGTTACTTTCACCAGAAAAAAATGGATTGGTAACCAGGTTATTGGAACCCAACAACAACATTTATCTTCTGCCATGGAACCGGTTTCAAAATGGCTGACAAACATTAAAAAATTCGAAACTATAAATCCAGAATTTGCAAAACGCACATATTTACCAGCAAATCCTCATCCTATAAAAATTACTAGAAACTCTAAATTTTATATAGATTTACACGAAAAAAAAGAAAAAAAAAATAAGAAAGAATATGAAAAAAAAAAAGCAAATTTATATATGAGTGAAAGAAAACAAATGAAAATTAATAATTGCATATTCAAAAAGGGAATGTCTCTCTCATTGTCATTTACACTACCGTCAGGAAATCTTCACTTTTATAAAGGGTTGGTTAGCGAAATATATCTACACCAACATAGGGACCACAATGGACGTATTATATTTTCCCAACCAAGAGGTAGCAATAGATTTAATGCATTGGAGGTGGACAACTACATCGGACGAGTAGAAATTAAGGTTATGTTTGAAGACGGTGATGTATCGTCGTACACTCCTGAAGCATTATTAAGACGGATGGGTACCTCTGGTTTGGAAAATATATATATATACGATAGAAATGATGAAGTGTAAAAAAGAACAGACCGACTTGTAACAAAACAAATAAACAAACTTGAAAAATAATCAAATGAAATTAAAAAATAAACCGTAGAAAAAAATAACATTACAGACGGATTGTTTCCAAATGAAAATATTGAACTAAGATGTGACATCAGAAGATGGGTTCTCAATATATCGGAACATTCGTTGCCAAAAAATTACAATTGACGGTATTAAATTATTCATGGTAGTTGGGTCTCGCAATCTTCTAATTAATAAAAAGGGATAATTATAGGATATTATAATAAAATATTAGTAAAAATATAAAAATGGGTTTAAGTTAAATAAAACATTATCAAATATAATGTTTTTTTTTTGATATTATTACACTCGTATTATTTATAGTGTTTTCAAAACATTATAAATATTGATAAAGAGCGATATCTTCTACTAGATATCTATTGGATATTCGTGACGACCAATATATTTCCACGCTGCGTTTATAAATATCTTTGAAATTATTAAATTCATCTAATAAATTTTTAATTGTACAGGTTACATTCCAATTATTTCCACACAACAGTGAGTTACAACATATACATCCATCTTTTACACCAATCCGCTGTAAACTATCGAGTGTAACCGGGTTAGATAATATATTTCTATAATATATTAGTAAATCATGACCTTTGTATGTAATCTGCGGTCCTTTGAATGGATATGATTTACAGTCAACAACTAATAACTCGTCCTTGTCTTCATACAAATTTTTCACTGGTATATAAATTGTGTTAAATGCAAAACGTTGAATACCCAATTTGTCCCATCCGTCAATAATAGCTTCATTTCTCAAGCGTGATATCATATTTGTTGAGGACGATTCATGTAAATATAAGTATTCAATTTATTATCTGTAAACATATCTGACTAGTAGAATTATTGCGTTTATTACAGTCATAATAATCACCTAAGGAGATGATGTCACCATTAATAGAATATTATTATTTGAACGGCATGTTTGTGTAAATACGGTACTTTCATTATATTTACTGAAAAAAAAGAACTGAAAAAAAGGAACTCACAAAAAAATGAACAAAAGTGGGTGATACTTTTACGATTTGGACATTTCAAAAATGTCCAGATAGAGAAAGTTGGTAATTCTTTTATTTGTTTTTTTTACACACTTTGTAAAATACCTACAATGTGTAGTATATTTTACAAAAAAAGGCGTTTTTTGATGTAGGCGTCTTATGCAGTGCCTAAAAAAAGGCACTAAAACGGTCTCTCAAAAATGAATTTAGGAACTTTTTATGTTATCCATATATAATGGAGAAAACGTTCCAAAAAAGTTCCAAATTTTTTTATTGTAAAAAGTGTGACTATTCATCGAATAGAAAAAGTCAATGGCGTCGTCATTTATCCACTACAAAACATAAAATGGATAACATGGATAACACGATGGATAACGCAAAAGGTTCCGCTGCATGCTTCAAGTGTAGTTGTGGTAAAGTATATAAGTATAATTCTGGCCTCAGTAAGCACAAAAAACGATGCCTTCAACTGATGGAGTATAAAAATACAACAACATCTGATATGTTCACTACAGATAGTAGTGAAATCAACCTTTCAGCCGCAGTTTTAAACAAATTGGTAGAACAGAATAACACATTGATGGAAAAAGTGATTGAGCTTTCAAAAGACAGACAAGTTATTAATTATCAAAATTGCGGCAACAAGAAAATGACAATTAATGTATTTTTAAATCAAGAGTGTAAAAACGCAATGAACCTTACAGACTTCGTGGAAAATGTAAAGGTATCGCTCGAAGACCTGAATTATACCAAAGAACACGGGTATATTAAGGGTATTAGCAATATTTTCGTCAAGCACCTACAAGACTTAGACCCTAAAGAAAGACCAATTCATTGCAGCGATAAAAAACGATTGCAATTTTATGTTAGAGAGGAAAATAAGTGGGAAAAAGACAAATCGAATTCTAAAATAGACAAAACCATTGAAGATATTACCATTAAACAAATTAAAAGAATAAAAGAATGGGAGAAAAAACACCCTGATTATTTAAAAAACGATAAACTATTGCAAGAATGGCATAAAATGATTCAACAAATTACAGGAAACGGAGGAGCTGCACAAGAGAAGGAACAAATTAAAAAATCACTCGGGAATACCATAGAGATAAAGGACGCTATGGTAATCAATATTTAAAAAGAAGCAAATCCTCCACCACCATCATTGTATGCAGATGGTTCTGACGGAGGATTGCTGTATTGTTCTTGTTGCTGATTTTGAACTGGTGGGGGAGGGGGTGGAGAAAGCATTTGCGTGGCACTTGTTTGTACACTGGGGGTATTCACATGATCCGCCCGACTTGGAGAATGGGTTGGTATCCCTCCTCTAGAAATAGGTTGAGAAACACTAACAACTGACCCGTTTTGCGGTGTCTGCGGAACACTGTTGTCATATTTATGATCATCAGATTTACCTTCCCATAAATCCATCATCCTATTACTAATGGCCTTAAATTTCTTTTCAACTTTACCATCGAACATGAATGATGTTACTAAAAATACAACAATTATACTAAATAAGTTTATATCTCCCATCGCCGTTCCGCTGAATGTGGGGACTGCTGTAATCACTCGATGAACAAAGAATAGACTAACCATCGTCATCAAAGATTGACCTAATATTTCTACTAAAAGCTCCATTGTACCCTTCGATGCATCATATTCTGGGAATACTCTTTCTGATATATTTTGCATCATGGCAACAGGAATGATAGCTAGTGCCGTATATTGGGATATATTCATTAAAGTTGTTTTTGTCTCGTCATCAAAATTTAAAATATGCTTGATTACTGTATTTGCAGAAGTCGTGGCTGATACTGTTTCTTGTTTATCCATATGAATTATAAAAAGAAATTAAATAAATGATATAATAAATAAATAAATGATAAGAAGATACTTTACTAGTTCATCAATTAGACATTCTTTAAATTTAGAAGAAAAACAGTATTTAAATCTAATTTCAACTATCACACAGCAGGGAGACCTCCAAAAAGGCAGAAATGGAGTCGTTTATAGTAGGATTGGTGAAGTAATGCGTTTCTCATTGAAACATAATACAATTCCATTATTAACAACAAAAAAAGTCGCCTGGAAAATTTGCCTAAAGGAACTTTTGTGGTTTATTAAAGGAAATACTAATAATAAATTACTAAAAAAATCAAATGTAAATATTTGGAACGGTAATGGAACCAGAGATTTTCTGGATTCCAGAAAATTGGAATACTTAAAAGAGGATGATTTGGGACCAGTGTATGGGCATCAATGGCGGTTTTGGAATGCTCCATATAATAAAAAATTAGGATGTTTAGAAGACTACGAAGGAAAAGGAGTTGACCAACTTCAAAATGTCATAAATGCGTTGAATCATCCCACGGAAAAATTTTCCAGAAGAATTATCATGTCTGCATGGAATCCCGAACAGATAGACGAAATGGCGCTACCACCATGTCATATATTATCTCAATTTAAGATATCAAACGACAATGAGTTATCATGTATATTATATCAGAGAAGCGGTGATGTCGGTTTAGGTATACCATTCAATATAGCATCATACAGTTTTTTAACTCATTTATTAGCGAAACATTGCAATCTTCAAGCAAAAGAATTTATACATTTTATAGGAGATGCTCATATTTATGATGACCATTTACCAGTATTACAAGAGCAAATAAAAAGAGAACCGTTTGAGTTTCCACAATTAATCATCGAAAATACATATGATGATATAAATAAATATACATTAGATGATTTTACTATTGAGAATTATAAATATAGTGAGAAACTTAAAATGGACATGCGTGTATAATTTAGGAGAAACAATGGTATTTTATGAAAAATAAATGTATATTTGTGAACAGAATTGCGTAAATCATTTAAAAGTTAAATAAATATATTAACTATAAATGAGCCAATATAATAAAAATCAAGTTATTGCACCTAGTCAAACCGTACCAGGAACCCCAATTCAGCAAATGTGGCATATTTTAAATTTTCATGAAAAGAGGTTTCTCCAAATTTCCAAAGAATTGCAAAGTCATGCAAAAGACAACGAGTCAATTGTCAAACAAACCGTTGAACATGGTATTTTATTGCAAAAAATAACAGACCTAGAGGACAAGGTGGCAATGTTAGAAAAGAAGACAAGTCTTGGTGATAAAATATCATTCAGTGTGAATGAAAAATAAATCCAGGAATTTTGATATTAAATTGATTATAATAATAAAGACTTATTATTATTATATTTAACAATGCGATTTGTGATTACCGAACCAACCAAAGTGAAAGCTTTTGCTATCATTTTTAGACAATTAAAAGATTTTATAGCAGATGTTAATATAGATCTTAGCGAAGACGCATTGTACATTCAAGGAATGGGTGATTCCCATGTCTGTTTATTTGAACTTATTTTACAGAAGGACTGGTTTGCGGAATTCGAAGTTGTAAAAGCTTTTGCCATGGGAATCCACTGCGAATTCATGTTTAAAATGTTGGGGTGTTTGGAAGATGGGCAAAAAATAACAATGCACATGGATGAAGACGACGATAAATTGGCGGTAGAATTCGACAGTAGTGGTGAAAATAATACAATAAGAAAATGTTTTGAAATGCCTCTTATGAATCTAGACTCAGAACATTTAGATGTTCCCGAGAAGGAACACGAATCGGATCTAGCAATCATGGCAGATGAATTTTCGGAACTTATCAGTCAATTATCCATTTTCGGCGAAGAGTTGATAATTAAATGTCATGCAGACGGTATAGATTTAACATCAAAAGGAGATCTGGGACAGATGACTGCCTCCATCAAAGAAGAAGATATTGTAGAATATGCAATCGAAGAAGATACTGTTGTTAATCTATCAGTTGGTTTAAAGTTTATTCAAAGTATGTGCGGGTTTTCGAAAATTAGCGAAGTTGCTTATTTGCATTGCAGTAACGAATCGCCTATCAAGTTACACTATTCTTTGGATGGCGAGGACAGCAATGACAGTAAAAATTATGCTAGATTCTTTGTAGCTCCAAAATTAGATGATTAAATATGTGGTTTAGTATCAACTGAAAATATGGTACACATATGGTGTTTAAGTGTGAATACGGAAAATTTACGATAATCCTTTCTAAAACAGTAATAACAATATGAATTACTTTATTGCTATTTTTATATTTTGTGTAGTGCTTTTTCTTTATCTACACATATATTATCATTTAAAAACAAGTGACGATTTAGAAGTTTACACGATAGAGAAACCTTCGAAAAATAAATTAGAAGAAATATGCGACCTTCGTCAACCAGTAGTATTTGAATTTACAAATGAGAGACTATTAGAAAGCTGTAATTTGGCTAGCTTGGATGACAGCTACGGAGCTTTTGACATCAAGTTAAGGGATACGAAGCATTCCGACGATACAAGCGAAATGTATTTGCCTTTTTTGTTCAAGGAAGCCATTAAAATTTTTCAAAATGACAAAGATTCAAAATATATTACAGAAAATAATACTGAATTTTTAGAAGAAACAGCTGCTATTAAAAATTTCCGATACAATGATTCATTTCTTAGACCATCTATGGTATCCAAATGTACATATGATATCTGGTCTGGATCGGTTGGGGCACAAACGCCATTAAGATATAATCTCGAATACAGGACATTTATATATCTAACATCCGGGAATGCCAAGTTGAAATTAATACCTCCACATAGTGCCAGGTATTTAAATGTAGATAAAGATTATGATAATTTTGAATTTAGGTCACCCGTTAATCCATGGACTGTGCAACCAGAATACAAAGCTGAATTTGATAAGGTTAAGGTATTGGACTTGAAAATAACCCCTGGATATATTATATTTATACCTGCTTATTGGTGGTATACCATTGAGTACGAAGAAATGTCGTCCATATGTGTATTCAAATACAGAACATACATGAGTACTTTATCCACCATGCCGCAAACATTGATGTCCTATTTGCAAAAACAAAACATTAAACGAGAAATAGCAAAAAAATTGGATATAATAGAACAAATAATACCATTAAATATTGAACAAAATATCGATAAAGGAAAATCTATCATAAATGGAGAATTTGACACTTAAAATATGTTTTCATAATGTTGGTGACTATTCGCAGAATTGTAAAAGTATAATCGCTAATACAGTTCAATATATTTTGTACATATATAAAGAACAATTATGTATGTATAGCATAGACATGATATGGTGTGAATATATTTGGTTGGACCACGATAATAATTACAGGTCAAAAACGCGTATTTTAAATTCAGAGAATGGTGTTTTTAATATTGATAATGTCCCTATTTGGAATTATGACGGTAGTTCTACACAACAAGCACATGGAGAAGATAGTGAAATTTACATAAAACCGGTGCATATGGTACGAGACCCCTTCAGACGAGACAGGGATTCATGGCTAGTACTTTGTGATACTTGGTTGCCAAATGATAATCCTCATCCAGATAATACACGATTTGTAGCAATGAAAATATTTTCTCAAAAACAGGTAGTGGAAGCAAAACCATGGTTTGGTCTAGAGCAGGAATTTTTTATTAGAAAATCAACAAAAGGATATCCGCTAGGCATGGATGCTAAGTTATATCAAAAATCACAACAGGAAACGATTCAAGGACAATATTATTGTGGTGTTGGAAAAGGCAACTGTCACGGGAGAGTTCTCATGGATGAAGCTGTTGTTAATATGGTCGATTCAGGATTAAGTATAAACGGTTTGAATTTTGAAGTAGCTCCAGGACAGGCCGAATTTCAAATTATGAACGAGGGAATTGTTGCGGCAGACGAACTACATTTGGCCAGGTATATTTTAATTAGAACCGCTGAAAAACTGGATTTATCAATCGACATGCATCCAAAACCATTTAAATTAAATTTAAATGGTTCGGGTTGTCATACCAACTACAGCACCAAATATATGCGTCAAGACGGAGGATTTACTGTTATAAAGGAGGCGATTCAGAAATTAGAAAAGACACATGCCGAACACATTGCTATTTATGGCAAATATAACGAAATGCGATTGTCTGGTAAATGGGAAACTGCGGATATTAATACATTTTCATCCGGTGTAGCTGACAGAGGTGCTTCTATTCGTATTCCGAGATTTACAGACAGAGACAAAAAAGGTTATCTGGAAGATAGGCGACCATCTAGCAATATGGACCCTTATTTGGTAACGGCTAAAATTGCAGAAACTACCATTTTATAGACAGTAAGAAAATTGAATAAACATAATCATTATATAATTATATCAGAATGTCTTTTACTTTACAAGTAGCAGATAGAAATTATAATTCATTTACTATAAATAGATTAAATGATGCCGATATTCCTCCAATTAATCCAATAGAACATAAGTTATTAAACCAAGATATATTCGATTATCACGCAATATCGCGCACCGTAACAATTCGACATTCGACAACGCGCGAGATGTCGAATATCCCAGGAGTGTTAGTTTTGGAAGGAAACAAAAGATACGGTAAACATAAGAGAAAATTCCTTTATAAATGTATCCCCGACGACAGGCGTTTACCTGTTTTCATGGTCCCATATTTAATTAGAATGGAGTTCAACAAAAGACAATATAATAAATATGTGATTTTCAAATTTAATAACTGGGAATCCAAGCATCCGAGAGGATTATTAGTACAAACTTTGGGTAATGTAACAGAACTACCAAACTTTTATGAATATCAGTTGTACTGTAAAAGTCTATACTCACCTATTCAAATTTTCAAAAAGGCAGCGATGCAATCTTTGAAAACTAAAACAGAAACAGAGTACATTGGATATATACAGTCAAATTATATCAATGTCGAAGACAGGCGAAGGTGGGATGTTATAACAATAGACCCTCTTACTAGCAAAGATTTTGATGACGCGTTTGGTGTAAGAGAATTGGAGGATAATACTTGTATGATTAGTATTTACATATCCAATGTATCTTTTTGGATGGATTCTTTGGGATTATGGGATTCATTTTCAAAGAGAGTATCAACTATTTATTTACCAGACCGAAAAAGACCAATGCTTCCGAATATTCTTTCAGATTCGTTGTGTAGTCTGCAAGAAGGATGTTCTCGTTTTGCTTTTACATTAGATTTAATAGTTGACAAATATGACTGGTCAATCAAAAATCATTCCTTTAAAAACACATGCATTTGTGTAAGAAAAAACTTGAGATACGATACGGTAGAACAACAGGAAGACAATGCATTCAAGAAATGTCTGTACTACGCTAAACGAATGAATCGAGTGGGGAAATATATAGATAATATTGCAAACTGTCATGATTTAATTGCATACTTGATGATTCTCATGAATTATTTATCAGCAACACATTTGAAAAAACACAAGGTTGGTATATTTCGCTCGGCTAAATTTAATTCAGAATTTATCGCGCCAAATAATGTACCCACTGATGTACAAAAATTCTTAAGAATGTGGAACAGTCTAGGAGGACAATATGTTAAATATGAAGATATCGAAAGACATGACATGTTAAACCTAGATGCTTATGTACATATAACTTCTCCTATTAGAAGATTGGTGGACCTGTTGAATATTATTATTATTCAGGATTCACTCGGTCTCCTACCATTGACAGGAGACCGACTATCTTTTGTAGAAAAATGGACTAATCCATCTTCTTTTGCTTATATTAACCAAACAATGAAATCTATAAGAAAAGTTCAAAATAATTGCTCTCTCTTAAATATTTGCTCTACAGAGTTATTGGAAAAAATACATGAGGGATTTATTTTCGACAAAATTAGAAGCGATGACAAATCATACAAATACATGGTTTATTTTCCAGAATTTAAAATGGTAAATCAATTCATATCAACACTGGATAAAGATTTCTTGTCTCAACAAAAATTTAAACTATACATATTCATGGATGAAAATCAGCTAAAACAAAAAATTCGGATTGAGATACAATAATTGTTAATATAATTATGTAGATATTAATAAACATAATTATTCAAATGGACCGGTTGGAATTTAAAAATATATATGAAGGCGAATTTATGATATCAGAAATTATAAAAAGGAGAGGTCAATGTTATGTTCATTTTGATTATAATTCTATATACAATGGTGGTACTAATATTAATCTTAGTATTATTGTATATTATCCAAAATACAAAACCCATATTGTATTACATCGGATAAACGGGGATAATATGATAGATGCTCTTCATAAAATGTATCATCGTCTTCACAGCGAGTCTACGATTAAAAATTATACAAATAAAAAAATATTGCTGTAGATGGAATAAGTGTTAAACAAGCCAATGTTATACGAGGATAAGCGGTTCTTAATAACAATCTACCCAATGCATGTCCTGCTTGTTTATAATCTGAACTATTAATCATTTGTATACTTCGTAATTTTATATTTATATTCTTATAAATACAAAGACTGATTATTCGCAATTGATTTTAGCGTGACGTCTGGTATTAATTTAACTTTTTCTAGTAGCGCCATATTTGACTGTAGTTCCGCTATTTTTGATAATTCATGAGATATATTATTAATCTTTAGTATTGCTTTTACGAATTCTCCACGCGAAATATTATAATACAGCGCTTCTGCAAATATTTTAAAACATTCTTCTTCGCTTGTCGCATTGCACCAACGATAAATAAGTTCGCACATATTATAATGGATATCATAATCGTTCACAAAGTCGGTTTCGTTGTATGATTCAATATCATAGTATTTGTTATAAGCGGTTTTAATAGTTTTAATAGTTTTTTTTACAATATCAGGTGCTTTGATATGGTCACTTTTAATAATTGAATTTTCTTCTTTTACCGAAACCGAAGTAAATATACTCAAAACCGATGCCAGTTCTGAGACTTTCAAATTATCAAAAGGATTTTCCTGCAAAACATCTGCCAAAGCTAGACAATGCATCTCCTGTATATTTGCCGCAATAAGACCTTTTTCTGTAATTTTATCATCTGCGATGAAATCATTATAGGTTAAAATATTAACATGTAATTTAATTTGGTCTTGAATACGACATTTCGCCTCCTTAAAATGATCGTGCTTTCTTTTGATGCTAGTTTTAATGTTTTGAATAGCAACATATTTCTCATATTCCACATTAAAGAATTTACTACTTTCCTCAATGTTAGATTTTTCTCGCAACAGTTTTTTTTTTACTTTTTTTGTTGAAAGCGACAATATCTCTTCAATCTCAAAATATCTAGATAAAGATGATTCCTCAACTTGAAAAGGTATTGCTGTTTTTTTTTCCAGAATGGCTTCAAATTTGACAATATCATCTGTGAGACATTCTAGTTCTTTGATGATATCATCCGACATTAAGCTCTTGTACATAAATTCCTTTAAATCAAACGATTCCATTGATAAGAGTCTTAAAATAAGATTAAAATGAATTTTAAAAGTAGATGTGAACGGTTGTGGTTTACCTTCCAACAGATTTCTATATGTTAATACATCCGGTACCGAATTTCTAATGTCGAATAAGTTGAACAAATGCCATACTCTCCCAATCTTTTCTTTTTGTCCTCGTCTCCCAGCTCTACCGCTTTGCTGAGAACACTCGTGAGGCTCTAACCATCTAAACTTTTTTCCATTAAATTTTTGCAGAGCTGTAAATATCACTGATTGTGCAGGCATGTCGACACCCACCGCAAATGTTTCAGTAGCAATGAGGAGTTTGATGTATTTCTTTTCGAATAGATGCTCAACAAGCTCCTTAAATATCTGAATCATTCCGCCATGATGATAAGCAATTCCTTTCTGGAGACATTTAATTAATCTTTTGAATTCTGGTAAATTAACATATTCCTTCCAATTATCGACTTTTTGTATCAGAATTTGTTTACACTCATTTTCTATTGTTGAAGGGAGTTTAGAATCATCGTCAAACAAACAAATATTTATTTTAGAAGCAATTATCTCAACTTGTTTTCTAGAATACACAAAGCATATTGCTGGTAAATATTTTTTAAATTTAAGATATCTAATAAACTGATTAAACACAAAGAACTTATCAATCCAAACTTTATTTTCCCTTAAATAATTTAACATTTTTTTAATTTCGTAATATGTATTATCTTGAAAATGACTGTCTGGACTTTTAATAAGTAGTTCTTTTTCATACATAGTTTCAAATTTCACCCTTTTATCGCTTGGTAGTTTATCCAATACTGAATGCGGGAATGTAACAAATCCATAATGATATTGCGGAATAACTCTGGTTGTCGTAGGACATAACCAGACTTCTCTATGCTTCTCTTTTTCTATCCACTCCGATAATACCCATGGTCTGTCAATAGTTGCAGATAATCCTATAATTTGCACCGTGTCTGGTAACATCATAATTGATTCATGCCATACAGGCCCGCGCTCTTTGTCCATGATATAGTGAATTTCGTCGAATACAACTGCCCCCAATTCATCTGGATTAATATCGATATCTAATGTAATTTGGTTTTTTTTGTCTTCGTTGACATCTAACCATTTCTTTTTGAACAATGTATTTCTCAGGATTTCAGTAGTTACGAATATACATTGCGCTCCCGGATTTAAGATTGTATCACCAGTTATAATACCGAATTCAATGTCAGGGTACTTTTCTTGAAATGTATTATATTTTTGATTTGTCAGGGCTTTGATAGGACTTGTGTAAATAACTTTCTTTCCTATACCAGTAAAATGAGTTATTGCAAAATCTGCAGCAAGAGTTTTTCCATTTCCAGTATGCGCGGTAATAATAACATGTTTTTTTTTGAGAATCGCATCAATTGCGTGTTTCTGAAAATCAGACAAAGGAAAGGGCCACCGAGTGAATATCTCAGTCAATTCAGCAGTCTCTGCATCAAAAGCATTATTACAAATCTTCATTATTGGGGAGTTATTATTTATAATAATAATTTAAATATCAATCAATTTATTATATTCCATATAATGGAGATTCGAATATACAATGACTTGAACATCCAAGACTTGGGAAATATTTTTTTAGTTTTTGAAGAGCAAGGAAATCATACATTCAATCGAATGTTCAAAGTTATTAGTGTAAATCCTACTAGCATACAAGAATTTTTATTTGACGGAACACTATCCGCCACCGGTGTGAATGACATATTAAATGATAGGAAAATAGTTGGAATTAATATTAATCCGGACCTCGGACTCACATTAAGAAAATATATTCCAAGTAACTGGAGTAAGTTGCCACTAGCACATTCCAAACAGAATGGTTGAAAAAGGAAATCTCGCAGAAAAGGAAAAAAATATTAATTTTATAAATTTTTATAGTAATAATGCTTATAGTGTCATCTTGAACGCATTTGTTTCCCAACTTTTATTTATAATTCTTGGTATTTTCATTAATCTTATATGGTCTGTATCGCCTTTCTCGTTGAATTGGACAAACCATATTTCTAAATCATCGTCACCAAAGTTAATTAACATCCCCTTTGTGTCATTTCCCCATTCTGAAAATGATTGTCTTTGATACATATATCGTAATAATTGCTGTTGTTCTGCATCGCCCAAACCGCGTGTCTGCTTTAATTCCAATATCATTTTTTCTTGAGGAAGCAGTAAGTCCTCCCGTCCTCTAATATCATGAGGCAACTGCAATATCTCACCGGAGTCAGATACTACTTTGCACAAAACAGCAACTTCTGATTGGACTATGAAACCCAACCGTTGAAGTTCTGCTTCTAAAAGCGCTTGGAAATGGTGTTCTTTTCCTCCGTACGGAAATTTAGAGTATACGTTTTTAGATAGTTGTGTAATGAGAATAGCCGTTGCATTGATTTCATTATTCCAATTTGATAAATCCGCGTGTTTACTTTCATTTTTTTCTTTTTTAAAGGTTGTTGTTTTTTTATCTTCTTTCTTTTTTAATCTTACCTGAAGTTTTTCTATTTTTGTTTCGAGGTCAGTTATTTTTTTATCTCTTTGTGCTAATTGTTTTTCCTTTTGTTGGATAACTTTTTGAGATATAGGTTCAGTATTCAAGTCATTTATAAGTGATGCGCAAGATTCGCTCATTTGTTTAGAAGACATTATTTAGTTGAATTACTACCATCTAAATTTAATATTCAATTTTTATATCCGCATATTATTTTTTACAAAGCGGTGGTAACATATGTGATAATCGCAATGGTTGCACCTGTCCATAATCCGACACAATGTTTTGCTAACTCAAATTGGACATAATTTATAAATTGGCAAAATCGAGATCCCAATGCGAATAATGTTGCAATTAATCGGTGATAAAGGAGCACACCAAATATTATATAATTGGACCAATATACAGTAGTAGTTAACCCAATAATAAGAATAAATGTTAAAATTGCTCTTGTTACATTATTCATTTATTTACTCTTACCATCATAGTAAACATATAGTCAATTAAAATAAACATTTATGTAAATGGGTTTAAAGATGTTTTGTATAATTAGTTTATAATATGACAGACTCTAAAATGAACGATACACCTTCTTTTTCAGATTTTGATAAATCTACCCGTTACTTTGGTAAAGTTAAATGGTTTAATAATAAGGCCGGTTATGGGTTTTGTACTGTAATTGGCGATGACGGTGGAGACCGGGTAGGCGAGGATATCTTTGCTCACCATACCGGAGTGAAGGTTGATTCCGAACAGTATAAGTATCTTGTACAGGGAGAATATGTTCAGTTTACACTTCGTGAAAGTGATAGTGGTTCGCACCCATATCAAGCAGCGGAACTTAGTGGTCCTTGGGGTGGAAGTTTGATGTGTGAGACGCGCAACGAGCAACGACAACAGAGGTCGGACCGAGAAGGCGAAGACGGTGGTCAACATGATTCGCGGTCAACTCGTCCCTCTCGTGATACTAGAGGTGGTAGAACTGTTAGGCTTCAAGGTGCGGGTCCCAGAGAAGGTGAGACATGGACCCTAGTGAAGGATAATACTTCTCGACCAAAACGCGGTCGGAGAGAGAAACAGAGTGATGCATAAATATACAAAAGTGTAAATAATATTATAGAAAATTTTTTTATAATATTAAATTAAAATACTTATTATTCTGACATTGAAGTCAGTGTTTATTATCGTACTTTTGTTCTGAATATATTTCTAGTTCAAAATCTCTATTTGATAACTGATTATATTCTATCTGTATTTGTCTCTGTTCTTCCCGATGTTCTTTATATGAAACATATGCTACCACAATACAGAACCCACAACAGTAAGTTACAATTATTCCACAAAATATATATCCCCACATATTTATAAATATGACTAAATTTTAAATCATTGAATAATCGTTATACTTACATAATATAAATTATTTAGTATAAATTGATTTAAAGCCTGCTTCATTAAAGTAGATATAACAATGTCTAATAATACAACTACTGTAGCAGATACTAATCAACCAGTCCAAGATGATTCAAAATCCAGCGACGAGGTATCACAGCAATTTTCAGGAGTTCTGGGCACTTTATCCTCTTTCAGAACTCAAATTACCATGCTCCAAAATCAAATAAAGGCTTTGGAGAAAACCGTCGGTCGACAAATGAGAACATTCGCTCGAGAAGCAAATAAAAATAAAAATAAAGGTAATCGTAAGCCGTCTGGATTCGCAGTACCGACAAAAATTTCAGATCAATTATGTGAATTTATGAAAAAACCAAAGGGGTCGACTGCCGCCCGCACTGAAGTTACTCAATATATTATCAAATACATTAAGGATAATGATCT